CACCATATAGTAATTGGAACGTAATTCCTTTACCCTCACCATACTCACAACCATATTGGTCAGCTAACCATTGGTGTACGGATGTTTTGGGTAATTCGTAACCAATCAACTTACCAATAATACGTGGATGATACGCATCATAATCCATTTGTAGGAATATGTGGTTTGGTTTTGGGATAAACACCTCTCTCGTACCATCGGATTTGTTTAGGGCAGAGAAGTTGATTCCACCAAATCGGTTGGATGGACGGGATGTAATGGTGTATGGGTTGTATTGGGTGTAAACGATATCGTTGTGTAAATGTTTAGAAGCTTGAGGCCATCTATCAAGAAATTTTTCCCTATCGACCCGAACACCAAAATGTTCTATATCTGAAAGAAGGGGAATCATCGAATCTCCAACCCAATCATTCTCTATACCAATAGTAAAAGTAGAAGATATCACTCTAAGATACTCACCCCATTTCATAATAGGTGCTATCTTGCCCAAATTATCTCGTATACCTCTTCGGGTATAGTGAGTTATAAATGGTTGGTCCTCAAAACCTATCGGATATAATTTATTGTGTTGAAAAAATGCATCAGATTGTAAATCATTTAGGTTTTGTAAACCCAAATTACATTGAAGTAATCCCTTTTTGTTGATTACCCATTTTGCTTCCTTAGAAGTAGTCAAATCAATCGTAGGAGTCTTACAATCAATATGGTTAAATGGTACAATAAAGTCCTTATCATCAAATCTAACATATAGAAATGATAATTTGTTATGTATAGGATGCTTTTCCAAATCAGACCATATTGGAATGATTATGGATGTCTTAGTATTCCATAAATTTAAAAACTCCGTTACTTCAGTTTGTGACTCTACTATAACCATCCTACAAATATACGAAAATTATTTGAATTTACCAAATTTATTAGATATTTGTTTTATTTTAAAGATATAATTTGAAAAATAGTGCTGATGTGCTGATGTTATACTACCTTCATTAAAATTTCCATCTAATTTAGGTAGATATATGTTGGATTGAAATCCTTCAGTTCTTAAATAGTCAACTTTATCTCTGATATGGAATATATCGTTCCACAAATCAGTTCCATTTACTTTTAAACCAGTATCAGTTACCCTACCTTCATTATGTACTCTAGCATAAGTCAAAATTCGTTTTATTGAAGTGTGTGCTAATCCTAAATAATCTAAACTACCCATAACTTCCAAATCATCAACGAAATTAGAAGTTACATCAAATTTATCGATTACTTTTAGTAAAGATGAGGTTCTCATTACATATGTGTGATAAATGCACATAATATTTGCTTTACTACAATGAATTATAGATGTAAAATGCTTTGGTTCATCATAATAGTTAGTTGTCCAACTCCAAGGATGAGTCCAAGGGTGATTATTAGGAATTGTATATGCTGTCCATAAATCTCTTGTCTTTGGGGCCTCTAATGGAGTTTGAGTTTGATTTATTTGTTGTAATGTAGTATTCTCAAAGAATACAGCTGAACCATATGAGAAATCTAACTCAGTATGTTGTGTATATGTGTTTGATAAGTACTCTAATGTATCTTCTGCCAATAAATCATCATCATCCAATCGTACAATCAATTCACCATTAGCAAGTTTTACTCCAATTTTCCAAGAATTCTTAAATAAATCGTATGGAGTATTTGATGTGTGGTATAAAACATCATTTTTAGGATTTTGTGATTTAAAATCTTTATAAATGTTAAAATTAACATCAGATGCTGAATCATCAAAAATAATAACCTCCCAATTCGTATGAGATTGAAGTTGGACAGATGCCAATGCTTCTTTTAATAAATCAGGTCGGTTGTATGTACGAACTATAACACTTATTTTCACTATTGCACAATTTTATATACAAATATATGAAATTATTTTGAATTATCCAAATTATATTTAATAAATTGTATAAGATTTGGTAAATATAGTGCTATCTTTGGTAATTTAAGTGATGTTAATTTAAGTGATGATGAATTTGAAGCTTTAATCTCTTCTTTAGTTCCTGTTAATCTCCAATCTAATGAAGCAACAGTATAAAAACTATTAGAAGCGTATTTCATCATAGCACTTTGTTTAACTTCATATATAGGTGAATCAAAATCATTTGCCTTTTGTAAAAAGTATCTGGTTATATACCCTTTTTTATAATCAAAATCACTTGGTTCCGGTAAATGCGTAACTACCCTTACCGGCCTATACTCTAATGGTAATTTAATTATATTTTTATATCTATCCAAATTCATATTTTATCGCTTTGGTCTATATCCACCAGTAACTTCAGTTGTCCATACCATACCTTCGATTGTATGCTTTACAGATAACACTTGGAAAAATCCACTATTATATGCAGATGGAATTCCATTTACTTTAAATTTATCACCCCTCTTAATACCACTTATACCATGTATTGAAAATGAAAAATTAATCGGCATTAATGGAGCTGTTCCCTTTTCTTCGGTATTTTTTCCAGTTTTAAATGCTGAAAATATGGATGAGTCATTAAATGCACCTAAATAACATATATCATATAAATCCAATCCATCTAATGTACTTTGCTCAGTATGTTCAACTTTAGGATAAAATGATAATTTACCTAATATTAAATTTAAATTAGCTTCTTTAGCATCTTCCGTATCCATTGTTGGAATTTTAGGAGGTGGGTCTTTCTTTTTCATTTTAACCTTTATCATATCCGTTTTACTACTAAATAAAGCTTTTGGTATATGTTTAGTATCCCCATTTAAACTCTGACCTAGTCTACTTCCTATAATTTGGTTCATTTTTGCTCCACTAATATCCAAATCAAGACTAGCTTCCATAAAAATAGAATCAGGACCAGTTAATTGAAATGTATATGGGGTAGATGGTGTACTATTTGTTATACAATTAGTTTCAAATACTCTTAATTCTGTAGTTGTTTCATTTACAGCATGCTCTACTAATTGGAAATCCCACATACCATTTACAGCAGATGATATTCCATTTAAAATTTGATAAAGTGCATCTTTAATAAAAAAGTTTTTAGTATCCATTACACCTTTTGCAAAATCAAAATTTATATACAAATCATGCAAATATCCCCACTCTTCTGGGTTTTTAGTAATAGTATCTGCACCATTTGTTTGTTTTTGATTTAATGGACCTGAGTTTGGAAATTCTACTACTCCACCAACCCTATTATCAGTAACAGTTGCAGCGCTGATTAATGCATTTATATTAGGTAATACATCTGAAATTCCTGCTAATTTCATAGCTGGTGTACTTTTATTTGGTATAAATAATTTAGTAGAATCAATACTATACATATGTTTAAATGCAGAACATGCAGTATCTTTTGTATTTAATATAAACGAAATTATTTTAGAATCTTCACCATTTAAAGTATATCCCTCTACACCAATTGCATTAAATATTTCCATTAATGCACTAAATCTTATAAATTTTTGCTCAGATACAATTTTAGTTCCTTTTGGAAATGAAACTTTTTCACCACCAACAAGTAGTTTACTTTCAGCAAATGTAATACCAAATAAACTTTTACCATCAGTTGAATCATTAACCATCCCAGATACCTCTTCATCAAATCCTATAAAATTATTTACATCAGATAAAGAATCTTGCAAAGCTTTTACATGAGCTGTTTGTCTTGTACCAGGAAGTGAATTATAACACTTCATCCATCTTTGTTTACCAAGAGCAGCTTCACCAGCAGTTTCTATATCATTTTCACCATAAATAGGTTCGCTTGCTAATGTACCTTCATCACCATCCTTTTGAACACCAGTTTCAGATGTAACTAAATACGATGGTAACTCTGTATATCCCGTACATTTGCCACTAATAATCCATTTATCACCATCTATACTAATACTTCCACCAGTATTAAATCCTAAGTAGTTATCGTATTCATAACCTCCCGTTTTTCTTTGTGCATCAGTTTTTTGAAATGATTGAAATGATGATACAGTTGCCGCATTTAATCCAACCAATCCACCAACTCCAGCAGCAGTGTTCCAACCCCATTCAATGAATATGGAATAACCCGGTTCTAAGAAATATTTAGATAATTCCTCCATTTGCGATTTACTAAAACAAGTAATTGAAAATGTTGCTTTTCTAGAAAGATTTCCTGCACCTTCATCAATTTCTAATGAAGTTACAATAGCAGCAGGTCTTTGAGGTCCACTACTACCACCACCAACAGCAGATTTACCATCCCAACGAGTTCCAATAATACCAGATGAATTAGAGCTACCATAAATACCAGCAGCATCAAATAGTTTTACATTTGGATTTGAATACATTGTTAAACCCGGACTTGCTCCAGATGTTAATCTAACCCACGCGTTTAAACCTGATACTTTAAATGAATTACCCTTTCTACCATCTAACTTGGATGTAATTCCACTTTTTATTTGAGAGAAATTTGGAAATGTTGACATAACTTATTGATTAAAATTGTTGCTTATCTCTATATAATTTGTAGGTATTCTTAATACAGTTCCATCTTGAATTCCAAATGGTGCATCATGTATATTATTAGCAGATGCAATTATCCACCAAAGTGATGCATCTTCATAGTATTGATATGCTAGAGTATCAAATCTATCATCTGATTCAGTAACTACATAGATATCAGTATCACTTAATGGAATATCAGGGTATATCTTTGAACGATATACTCGTCTACCATCATTAGTATTTCTGATTTCTGTATTTTCGTATCTACTTGCCATATACTTTTATTTTATTTATATGCATATTTTGATTTGTTATAAGTTGTTGATTTACTTTCAATTAGTGTCATACTAATAGCAACATCAACTATCATTGGCAATACCATACCTTTTTTAATTTCCCAAGGATAATTATCATCAATTGTATATGATAATGAATCTATAAATGCCTCTTTACCTTTATATAAGTTACCCACTGTAAAATACATTAAAGGTGGTGTAACAGATAACCCAGAATATGCAGTTGGATAAGTCATACCAGTCAACGCATCTAATTTTTTCCAAGCAATTGTATGTTCAGCTTCATTTAAAGAAAATACTTTAAAATTAAAACTAACACTACGTTCAATTCCAGTATATGTATAATAATTAAATGGTGAACCTATAAATTTATTAGAATCCCAACTTGGTGACATTGTTTCAGTTAATGCGGTAATTGTACCTCTAAATTGAACAAGCTTTTTATCAGCTACTGATTGAAATCTTAAAGCAACAAAATCAGCATCTTCATTTTTTGCATTTACATCCAATTCATTTATTATATCCCTATTGGTGTACATACCACGCTTATCAGTTTCTAAAAATGTAGTCTTATCCCACTTAGATTGTTTTTTAGATTCTGAGAATTTTTTTATTTTATCAGGTTCTTTTGAGAATATAATTGGTTTGAATTCTAATTCCTGCTTATATGATAAATCATTTCTATCTTTAGGTGTATCTCCTTCTGGAAATATTGTTTTAGTATAAGATGCACCTTTTGCATCAAGCTGTCCATTTTCAGGTTTAGTTGATGGAGTTGCATCTTTATCAAATCCATAATTAGTTGAAACAACTCCAAAAAAATCAGTACTGGTTTTAGTAAATCCAGTAACACTACCCTTTACAATTACAGTTCCTTCTGTTTTTAATCCAGTACGTTCCGAACCTCCAAATAGTTTATTTCTAAGCGCATCTTTACCAAGTTTTATAGCGGCTCCTAATGCTTGTTTACCAATAGTTTTTAAATTACCACCACCTAAACCTTTTAGTAACTTACCTAATAATGAACCTTCGGCTGATTTTTTAATTGCAGCTAAATCATTCATTCTATCTTGAACCAATCCTAAATTTATTTTTTCAGTACCAAGCGTTCCACCTGCCATCAATTTACCAACTACATAAGTTGGAGTTGCTCCTATTGGAATACCTAATTTAGAATTTACACTATCTCTTAATTTTGAAACCTTTCCACCAATCTTACCGCTATCACTCAATTCACCCGATGTAGCTGATTTCATAGCATCCAACATTGGTGTAGTTCTTAGTGTAATTCTCGTTAGTTCATTACCATATATTACAGGTGTTGATAATCCTCTGATTATACGAACTCCTGTCAACTCTTCTTCTAATAAAGTTTCACTTCTTCTTACACCAATTACTTTTCTTAATAATCTTGCAGCTGCAAATCCAGTATTATTTACTAATAAATCAGTAGTAGATATCCTAATATCTTTACTATTTCGTACATCATAAGCAACGGCAGCAGTTTTACCATCCTGAGATGCTAATTGTTTACTTTTAAATAATTCTTCTAATGTTTGTGCCATATTATATTGCGTATGAATTACTTCCTACCTTATTTACCACTCTACCAATTGCGGCTGATACTTTTGTTCCATCCATATAAACACCAACCTTACCAGAACTAAGGTCAGCTCTTAAACCTTTAATTTCATCTAATAATGCGGTATCACCACCTTCAGCACCGGCTCCTTCTCCACCACCCATTCCTAACATTGAACCAACACCAACTGCTATTGCTCCAACAGCAGCTACAGCCATTAAACCAGGCAATGCAGCTATACCAGCTACACCTACTAAAGTCAATGCTCCAGCTAATCCTACTAACGCAAGAGATAGAGCGGCTATTGGTGCAATGTATTGGAACATTTCTCCAATAACACTACCAACCGTTGACATTGCCGTTATAACACTTGTCAATCCACCACCTAATGTAGCTAGTGAAGTAGTTATTAAACTTAATCCAGTACCAACCAACATTATACCAGCTCCCACAAGAAGTAAACCAGGTGCGGCAATTAAACCGGCTAATCCGAATCCCATCAATGCTAACGATAATGTACCTAATGAAAGTGATAACATAGCAATCGGTCCAGCATATTCAAACATTCCACTCAATACACTTCCTATTTGTGGAAGTATTCCTAACACACTTCCTAATCCACCACTTAATGTAGTAAGTGCAGTTGATATTAGTGTTAATCCAGCACCAACCATCATTATACCAGCTCCCACAAGAAGTAAACCAGGTGCGGCTATTAAACCAGCCATACCAAATCCTATCAATGCGAATGATAGTACCCCCAATGAAAGTGATAACATAGCCATTGGTCCTACAAATGCGAATATACCAGCCAATACATCTCCGATTTGTGATATTGATGATATTACACTTCCCATAGAACCACCAATTGCGTTAAATCCAGCTGCGGCAACTAATAAACCAGCACCCAATGTCATCATTGCAATTCCTAATCCAGCTAATGCTAATAAACCAGCTCCAAATATAAATGCTCCTGCACCAGTCATCATTAATGAACCTAATGCGAATGCAGCTGCTCCAAATATTACTAAACCAGCTCCAGCTGCTATTACTGAACCAATGTCCAATCCACTTATTAAACTCATTGCGTATGCAAATGGTACTAATGCTAATCCTAATATTGCTACTGCCAATGCTCCTTTTATCATATCACCTTGTGCTTTTCCTAATACATAAGCAATTGCGGCCAAACCAGCTACCCCAACTAAACCCTTTCCAACATCTTCCCACTTAACAGTTGCAAATTCTTGGAATGCTTTAGCTGCTACATATAATGCGGCTGCCATAATTAACATAGCTGCGGCTCCTTTAATTAAATCATTTGCCTTAATACCCTTACCCATTTTACCCATCTTATCCCCAGCATCGGTATCCGGTGTTTTTATACTTTTTGCTTTATCACCAACACCAGCTAAAAGTTTATCTTTAGCTCCACCAGCAACAGCATCAGTAGCACCCCCACCAAATAAACCAGCTACTTTTTGTGCACCCATCTTAACTAAGTTCTTTAAGAAATCAGCTGATTTAGTAACTATACCACCCATATCGATGCCCAATGATTTAAACCCTTGGCCAAGTTGACCACTCATTGTAATCATCCCACCAAGCCCCTCTAATCCAGTACCTAAATATTTATTTAATCCCATGTTAAGGGTTTCCCCCATAGCACTAAACGTTTCATTTACAGCAGCACCCATTGTATTGGCATTCTCTTGGTTTGTAGCCATTTTTTCCAATTCTGCAACCGAAACTCCTAATAAATCAGCGGATGCTTTCTTTTGGAAGTAATCCATTTTGTTGAATGCTTCAATACCACCTAATGCACTTAAGGTTTCATTCATTGCACCTTGCATATCACCTTCATATGCTAATGCTCTAGCTCTATCTAAGTTGATATCTTTACCAAGCATTGCACCTAATTCTAATTCCTTAGTAATAGATGATTCGAAATCCAATAGGTTATCAGCAACACCACTAATGGTACTCATATTTACACCTAATTTCTTAGCGTATCCTGCTGCTTGTAATATATTTTTACCACCATCTTTTCCAAATAATGCAAACTCTTCAGCTGAACCAGCTAAATCTGCCATTAAATCGGCAGGTATAATTCCATTTTGGTTTGCAAACTCCTGAGTGGTTTTAATCATATTTGCTGCTATTTCGGTTGAACCACCATTCAACCTTGCAAATGAACCCATTAATCCAACTGCTTCGGTATTTGTTATACCCATATTAGCAGCTATTAACCCAACATTAGCTTGTGTTTGGAATGTTGCAGCAGATACATCTCCGAATTCAGATGCTAATGATTTTACAGTACTAGCAGTATCTTCAAATATAAATCCTAATGCAGTTGCGGATGTAGTTGAAGAGTTCAATCCTTGTGAGAATGATTGCCCCAACTCTTTATTCATATCACCAAATTTATTGGCGAACGCACCAGTTGCAATTACTAATGCTCCAATAGCTGCTTGAGGTCTTAGTAAAAATGTTGTTAAGGTTGAACCTAATGCTCCTATTTTTTTCTTTATAGCATCAAACGCAGTTGCCTGTTCTTCTAATATATCTTTTTGTTCTTGTGTTAGAGATGCCATATCCCTTGCAGCTACAACCTGAGATTCAATGGATGCTTCTATTTGCCCTTGAATACTTAGAAATTGTTTAGCTACATTAGTTCTCTTATCCAATGCATTAACTTGCTCTTGAATTTGGTCACTAATTGAATTTAATTTATCTTCTAATTCAGCTTTTTGAACAATATCATCAGCGGTTAGTTGAGCTAACTCTTTTGCTATCGATGATTGTTCGTTATATTGTGATAATATATCAGTTACAATATCAGATGATGTTTTATTTCTTTCAGAAATTTCACTACCTCTTGCTAATTGGTCTGATACACTAGTTGCTATATCTCTTTGTAATATCGCTTGAGTTCGCATTTCATTAGAAACAGCTGAGTATATTGTACCCAACGATTTAGCTTCTTGCTCTAATGTAACAGCACCCTGTACTGTTTTATTTTGATTATCAACAAATGTCTTTAAAGTACCTACTATTCCCTCTAATCTACTTTTTAATTTAATATAAGTTTCATCCAACTTAGCGGCATCTTTTCCCTGCTCAAGCTGAATTTGCTTAATTTGTTTTAGTATCTCAACTCTTTCTTTAAGTAGACTGTTGCTATCTGCCATAATTTATTATAAATCCTTAAGAATTTTCTCTAACTCTTTGATTTCTTTTTCAATGGTTGTTAATCTGGCAGTAACGTGAGTAGGAACTCCTTTCTTTTTGGCTTGTTGTATAAACCTGTCTTGAGTACCCTTTTGAAGGTCATCTAAAAAACGATTTATGAATCCAACAATTGAACCTTCGTTTAAATTTTTCTTTCCCATAATAATTTATGTTATTCGTACTCCTATAAATATAAAGATAAAAAAAAGTGAGGATTATCTTTTAATCCTCACTTTCGATTGTTGTTGTGCTTTTTTATGTTCTTCGGATTCTTTCTTTTTTAACTCAATTAATTTGTTAAAATAGAATTTTCTCCATTGTGATGGCATGAAATACACATCATTCCAGCTGAATCCATTACCATAATTAACCAACTCCCAAATTTGAGTATGGAGTTGAATACTATAATCACTCGGTAGGGTAAAAAAAGTTTATCCCAAATGGGATATCTAGCGCCTCCGTTTCGCCTGTTACATCTGATGTGAAATCAAATTTTAAATCCATATCCGGACTTAACTCCTTAACATATTTTCTAAATGCCTTAGTATCCAATGCAAGGAATCCATTTTGAATCCAGCTTGTAACAAACCCTTTATCTTCATTTCCATCAACAGATTGTATCATATATTTCAAACGAGTAGTAACATCAAATGTTTTTTCTCCCTTTCCTTTATATAATCTTTCTAATGCTTGAATTTCTTTTGTAATTTCAGTTTCATCACCGTGTGTTAGTAATTTAAATACCAACTCTTTACCTGATTTTGGTAATTTGAATTTATATCTATTTTCACCATTTAATAGAGATTCATTAACATCTTTAGTTTTCACCTTAGATAAATCAATTGTTACTGATTGTTTTTCCAATGTAAATGGGTCAGTAATTTCAACAGTATAATCAGCCCCATAACCTAATACTCTTGTTGCCATTAAAATTGCGTTTTTATCTCCAATAAATACATCGTTGATATTAACACCTTCTTCAACAACAATAGATTCGAATAATTTATCCAATACCACACCTTTTTTAATTAAAGTTTGTGATGCAAGGATATCTTCTTCTCTAGCTGTCATGTATTTGATTTCAATGTTACCCTTTCTTAATGGGTGTTTTTCGGGATACACTAACCCCTTTGATGGTAAATCAATAATTTCCGTTGGGAAATCGAATTTAGTATTGCTCATAATTAACCTTTATTTGTTTGTATATAAATATATACTTTTTGAAAAATTAAAAAAAAAGAGAGATTCTTAATAAAAGAACCTCTCTAATTAATGTAATTATTGATTTTTATTTTAGAATTCTAAAATTGCGTAATCATAAGCCAATGTCAATTCGATATCAGCTGCATCGTTTGAATCAAATGATAAATCTCCGAAGTTAGCAGATACAATAAATGCTCCTTTTAACTTCCATTGTTCGATTTTATCACCAACAGGCCCTAGCATATAGAAATCGATGTCCTTTTTATAGAAATCGGCGTAACCTTTTCTACCAGTTAACGATTCATATCCTAAACGAACCCATTCCATTACTTGTTGTGCTCCAGATGGAACGATTGGGTCATACAATGTTATTGTAATGTCCTGCCATTCTCCCTTACCTTGCAATTTGCGATAAGTGTTGATATGGTCTAGTTTAACCGGTTCGAAAGTGATAGATGGTCTAGCCGCTGATTTTATTAAGTAAGATTGAATTCCGTCAATCTCCATAATATAGCGGTTCTTCATCTTCGGTTCGAAGTTGGTAAACATCATTTGTGAAAATTCTAATACTTCTGCCATGTTTTATCTCCTATTATACTAATAAATATTAGTTATTTTTTTATTTGTTAATTTATGCTGAGAAACTTGCTCCAGTAGGTAAGATATTGAAATCAATTACAATAAATTCAGCAGTTTTTGCTGGTTGTAAGAATATCTGTCCTGCTAAAATGTTTCTATCTACTACATCAGGTGTGTTGTTAGATTCATCCATAACTACTTTGAATGCGTATAAACCTTGTCTTTGTTGAATTCCTTCTAAGTAAGGTTGTACAGTGTTGATAAATCTACCACGAGTTGCTGCGGTATTTTGTTCGAACACTAAGAATCTAGAAGTAGATGCGATATACTTTTTAACGGTAATCAATAATCTTCTTACGTTGATTCTATCCAATGCTGATGCTTTATCTTGCAACGTTTTTTGTCCAAATGCTACAATACCTTGCCCAGGGAAAGAAGCGATTGGGTTTACTTTGTTTTCATATAAAGTATCTCTTTCAGAATGTGTTAATCTATTAAGAACTGAAACAGCTCCTACGATTCCTCCTCTATTCAAACCAGCAGGTGCGAACCATTCAGCCGCAATAGCGTCATTTGATGCGTACACAGCAGGTAACAATACTGATGGTGGAACACTTATTAATTTGTTAGTGTTTGAATCAACCATCTTAACCCAAGGGTAGTAAGTACCAGCGTAGTTTGAATCAACTGCTGCTGCCTGAGTAGTAGCTTGTGCTATTGTATCAGGTGCTGCGTTAAAATCAGCGATGTAGAAACAATCTTGTCTAGCTTCAACCATATCAATTACTTTAGTAGTAACCGGAGTGTGTAATCTTCTAATAACACCCGGAGTTACAACCATATTGATATCATATTCATCAGCGTTTGAAATTGCGTTGATTGCTTTAGAGTATGCCTCATATCCACTAGCTACAGAAGTTGATAAATCAAATCCCTGTGAGTTAGCTGCTGATATTGCCGTTCCTAAGTTAATTGGAGTTGCCGGAGATTGTCCGTTAAATCCACCTTGGAAACCTAATATAAATTGTCTCTTAGCCATATCAGTTGAATCAGAACCACTCATTACATAAGTAAGTTGAGAATCAAATCCGAAATCTACGTTTGCTCCAATTTTAGTAGTTGGTAATGGTGCCAAATAATTAGCGTTATCTAATTTAATACCAATTGTTTCGAAATCAAAACCAGCAAAATAAATTGGTGAACCAGCAGTATTATCTACTGAACCAGTTTGGAAAACAACAGCAGGTATCCATTCGGCCTGTGTTGTTGTTGTTGTTTCAATTGGATTAGTATAAGCTCCATGTCCAAATGGTGCTGCTGATACAGGGTATGAACCTTGCTCTTTAACTTCTACTCTAATATATTTTGAGTTATTCAACCAATCACCATATTCAGTAATTTTACCAGTTGAATCAATTGTCATAAATCTATCACCAATTACTCTAGCTATAAAGTTAGGAGATGCAGGGTCTAAGTTTACGTTGTTAAATGTTTCTAATACTGATTTTCTCTTATCAGTATCATTGTATGCTCTTACAGATACAGAGAATGTAGAGTAATCAGTTGCTCCATCTTCACCAGCTGCTTTCACATTAGAAATACCGATTTTAAATCTTGTGTTTTCGTTGTTACCATATCCTAATGTATGGAAACGGAATAATTCATATCTCTCACCAGAAATAAGTTGTGATTTTACATAAGGAGTTTGTGCAGGAGATGCTCCAGCTTGCGAAGGTGCTCCTAATCCTAAATCAGTACCACCAAATACTTGAGATGGTAATGCAATTGCTACAACTGCTCCAGCAGGATTGCTTGTATTGTAATTAAATGCAGATGCTTCATTTTCAAAGTATGAATAAACATATCCATCTTTTGAACCAAATGGTGATTCACCAAATACATCACTTACATCATTAGTTGCCGATGGAACTAAAGATGATGATACAAAACCAATACCAGAACCAGAAACTACAAATGAACCAGATATAGTTAATGATGGTGTTACAGTAAATGGACCAAATCCTACTTCAGCATCACCATTGTTGGTTGAGTGAATAGTAGAGATTAATTTCTTACCAGCAGAACCACTAGCAACTAAACCAATTGGTGTAGCTTGTGTATATCCTCCGGTATCCATTACCCTTACAACAGTCACAGTACCTGCTTCTCTTAAATAGTTTTGAACCGCATACTCTGTGTAGTATGTTCCATCAGGTGTTCCGAAAATGTTTTCGAATTCTGATTGTGTTCTTACGATTGTGGGAACAAACGCAGGTCCTTGTTTGAAAGGTCCTATAAACGCTGCTCCAATTTCTCCGATACCCTGAGCCAAGAACGATAAATCGTTTTCTCTTGTGAATACTCCGGGTGATACAATTCTTTCTGCCATATTTTATTTCTCCAATAAGTTTAGTTTGATTATAATATCAAATACACATATAAATATAAAGAAAAATCCCAAAACATAAATTTTGGTTGTATGATTGGGAGTTTTTCTTCTTTTATATAAATATCAATTATTTTATCAAAGATTTAATCATTTCTTTTAATTCATCAATTTGTTTTTGCTGAGAATTGATTATTTCGGTTTGTTCTTTAATACCTTCAACTAAAAGAGGAACTACTTTAGCGTAGTTTACAGTTAAGTAATCTTCTCCAGATTTGGAACCTACAATATTATTATTTTTATCAGTTTCCGTATCAAATGGTGCTAATGTCACAATTTCAGGTAAAACTTCTTGTACTTCTTGTGCTGATAAACCTAATTGTCTTTTTTCGTTTTTGTATCCGAATGATTTTGCTAAATCATTTTCAACATAATAGAATCCATTCAATTTAGAGATTTTATCTAAAGCGTTTTCAATAGAACCAACTTTAGTTTTTAATCTTTCATCAGAGTAGTATGCAATAACATCACCCTGTGCGTAAACCCAGTTATAAGAATAAACATAATCATAGTTTGTTCTATTCAATCTGGAAGTACCATTCGGAGCCAAATAATATGCAGTATCACTGTTGTGGTAATATACGTTACCATATACTCTATTATTGAAATATGCAATAGGGTTACCACTCTCTCGTCCGATATATGCTACGGAAACTGACTGGCCAGTAGTATTATCATGTATTCTTACATATGAGTTTGCATTATTATCATTTGAATCTAATCTTAAGTTGATATCATTAAATGAGTTAATACTCATCGAATCACTAAACGAACCATTTAAATCAGTAGATGCGATACCATGATTTGAATAAGTGTCATAATTCGCGTTCCAGTCAAATGACATGTATGCCGTTTTATGGAATGAATTTGACCAAGTACCATATCCCTGTGCTCTACCTTTATTAGTATCTGAACCGAAGTATGTTGTATCAGTTATGGTTGTATTGAAACGAGATGTTGATGCAAAATCACCATAGTATCCAGAGTTATTACCATCGTAATATATACCACCATAAACTGTACCTGTTCCGAAATTTGAATAACCAGAATAGTTGTTTGAATTTAGATATCTAACCCATCCGCTGAAACTTCCTCCGGTAATATTTCTTTGATAAATTTCATTTGCATTATCTTCCCATCCATATGCCAATTGAGTTCCCCAATAGTTACTTGAGTTTGCATGTCTCATATTTACCTGGAACCACCAAGTTCCAGATGGACCACCATTATATTTATCTTCACCAAACGTAAATGAACTTATTGGAGTTCGATTGAAATCTGAAACCCAGTTTCCTTCTCCATAACCACTCATATCATTATGAGCTTTTAATGCAGTCTTAGTTATATTTAAACGAGATGTTGATGCTGGGTCTGCATAATATGCACTATCAGCCGAATCATAATAAATTCCAGCATACATTGCTCCACTATTTCCATCATTCACATCAAGCATAGGTACAGTTCTCCAAGTACCAGCATTTGGCCAAGATTGACGGAATCGTAAATTTCCAATTGGACCACCTACCAACTGCCAACCATATGCACTATTGTATGCATTGGTGTAGTGATATGCTTGAGTACCTACCCAATGTGAAGTACCAGATGGTTGATTTGATGGGTTTGACCAAGAATCAATGAATCCACTACCCCATGTCATCATAGTGTTGAAGTCAGTTGTACCCCAACCCATACTTCCAACCCAATAATTAGAGTCGCCCGTATGAATAAATCTTGGGATATTGTATTTCCATGTTCCTTTGGTTCCTTCTACTGTTCTTGCGGTAAATCCATTAACGCTGGTGCTTCTATCACCTGCATAATTACCATAGTATCCAGTATCATCATTATCATAGAATATAGGTGCCTGAACTGAAGTTCTGAACCAACCACGTGATGATATTGCCGCAAAAGTTGTACCATAGTTCATTACCAATAAACCGTGGTCATTTAAGAATCCAGCTTGTCCTCCAGCATTAGGATGTGACCAAGATAATCCATATAAGTTACCAGTACCAGTACCATCAATTGCTAATTTATATGCATTACCCATTGCAAATATACCCTGATATCTAACAGATGTATAAACACCTACAATTGATTGTCCATAGTTGTTATCTAAGTAAAGGTTTTCATTTCCATCAATTCGGATACCACCATTTGCTACTACATATGATAATCTAGCAGTTCCATTAGGGTCTAAATAATATGCAGTATTTGCATAATCATAGTAAAGATTAGCTCTTAAATTTTTATTACCACCACCAGGTCCAATGTAAACATCACCACCATCATAATAGTTTAATTCTAACGGGTCACTACCTCTACCATTTACAGTATCAGCATATACGTTTCTACCAATGAAACCATAACTCGTATCTCCCGCCCAATATAAATTATCATAATTAATAGCGTTTATACGAGATGTTGATGCAAAATCACCATAGTATCCCGTATTATCCGAATCATAAAATATTGGTGCTCTTAATGAGTTACCACCCGTAGCGTAGTTGTTAAATAATACGGTATTATTTGGATACATTTCCATATTAGTAACTCTAGTACCAGATGTATTTGTATTATAGAAATACAAATCACCACCATCACTAAATCTCATATATGCCTGTCCGTGTGCGGTATTTATTCTACCAAATCCGTTTGGTGAACCATTATTATTAGTTACGTTATATCCAAATCCACCCCAGTTCCACGTTACACCAGGTTCAGATACCCACATTCTTAAATTAATTTCACCTGCACCAGCACCATTGTTTCCAGACAATAATCTAACTCCAATTTGAGAATCCCCATGTCCACCATTTACTTGAAATGTACCATATAAGTAAGTGTTACTATTGGGGTTCATATAATATGTAGTATCATCTATATCATAGAATATAGTAGCTCTTGATGAACCATATGCGTAATGATTACCAGCAGTATCATATCCACCAACTGTTCTACCGGCAGTTTCAGAATACATATGGAATGCATCAGTACTACCTAACAATTGAGTTGATGTACGTTTACCAACATACCAACTACTACCACTACCACCAATATAACGAACCATTGCTTCCCATCCGTTACCAGGGTTTATAGTAAGGTAGGTATGTTTAGCTCCAGTTAAATTTAAATTATAAAAATTAGATGTTGATGCAGGGTCTGCATAATATCCTGAATCATTTCTATCATAATATATAGTACCATAAATTGGACCTGCTCCATCTAATGTGCCACCATTCATATTGATACCACCATACAACCAGTTATAACCAGCTGAATAGATACCAGATGGATGCCAAGATGCGTTTCCAGTTCCACCTACGTTACCATTACCTTGATATGAATAAGTTTGTAGAGTATTTAGGTTTGATGCACCATCACCATTTATATAATACGCAGTGTTGGTATCATAATAAATTGGTGCCCTCATATCCGTATCAGCTCTAAATGTAGGAGCGTATGTATTAGATAATCTAATTTCAGGCGTTATTGCAGTTTGGACTGTACCAAATGATGTTACTACTGCTATATTCCAATTTCTAGATTGTGAATCAGCGTTTGAACTTCTAAATCCAGATGTAAAATCAATAACACTAACTACCGGATAACTCCATCCAGTATTTGTTTCACCTATCCAAACACAATCAACTCCGTCCTGATTACCAAATCTTACAGTATGTGCAGTTGCACTTGCTCCACCTATAAAAGTAGCAGATGAGTTATAACCACCTTGGTCATAAGCATAATTACCTAATAGATATTCTGATGTTTGGTTAGTAGAGTAATTATAAATTCGAACCTTCATAGTCCACATAGGGTTATTTCCCCTAAATGGTAATTTAATTCTAATAGCTCCAGTAGAACCATCTGATGAAAATGCTGCTCCTTGTGGTGCAGTTATTCGTGTCACAACGTTTGGTGATGATGATGAATAACCATCACTACTAAATGCTCCACCTGAATGAACAGTTCCACCTATTCTTAAAGAAATTCCAGTTGTATTAGGGTCTAAATAATACCCACTATCATTGTAATCTCTAAATAATGTACCTCTTACTTCTTCAGATGCCACAATTCTAGATGAAATTGCTGCTCTAAATGTACCATTATTGATAATCAATAAACCGTGGTCATTAAGATTATTAGCTCCACCTAATCCACCTGCGTTTGGATGTGACCAACCAATACCATACATATTTGCCGTTGATGTACCTGCCGTATTTGGTTTGTATGAATCACCCATAGCAAATACCAATTGTAATCTCTCTGCTGAATAGTTACCAACTATACCTTTTCCGAAATCATCAAATACAATATTTCTAGCATATGTAATTCTAGTAGTATCTCTCGTATCATGGTAGTGAATTAGGGAATCAGTTCCAGCGAATCTACTATATCTATAAACATTATATCCAGAATCCCAATACCAATGGTCACCATACCAAGATGATGAATCTTCTCCAAAATAGAAATGAGAATCACCACTATCGGTTGCACCAACTCTTAAAGTATCATTAATATGAGTTTCATCAGCGTTACCATTTCCTAAATAAGTGTATCCATTTACATATAAATTATTAGTTACCCTAACATGTGCATCACCAGTACCAATTGAGAATATAAGCGTACCTAAATCTTCAGTATCATAAAAACGAATACCACCATATCCAGGTTGTGCACCCATACGGATACCAGTATGCCATCTTAAATCTAATTTAGTATATGAACCACCATAACCTTCTATATTAGTACCTATGTAATAGTTATCATTTGCATCAGAGTTACCTCCTCCAAAATGTAATCTAGCAGAACCTACTGAATTGTATGCGTTATTACTAAAGTTACCACCAATTACAACTCTTCCCGCAGTTTGTAAATCATTTAGGTTTGATGTTGATGCTCCATCTATATAATAATTAGTATTATTTGCATCATAATAAATTGCTGCAAATAAGTTACCACTACCTCTATTATATCCAAATGCGGGTACAAGGTTTCCATTTAGATAAAGGTCATTTACGTTCATATAGAAATTACCTCTATCCGTATAGATATGAGCATATGAACTATTTGCAGGTCCTATTTGTATGTATCCAACGTCTGTAGTAAATCTAACACCCCAATCACCAGCTCCAGATAATGTAGAATTATTTGCAGATGTACCCAATCTAATTGCGTTTAGTACAGAAGTAGATGCAGGGTCTAAGTAATATCCAGTATTATTTTCATCATAGAATGCATATGCGTACATATTGTTAGCAACCAAATTTTCATATGATGTACCCGGATTATTTCTTATTGAAATTCTACCACTTGCTTCCATTGTAATATTGGATGCAACTACACCACTCCAATGGAAACCAATTGATGGTGCGTATGCAATGGCCGAACCATTTGCACCACTAGCACCTGCTTCTCTAATTTGAAAATGTTGTTGATATGATGTTCCAGCGGTTACACTATATACAGGCGATGCTGCATCAAATGCAATTCCATTCATACGAGATGTTCCTGCTGGATTTGTATAATACCCAGTATTATCAGAATCGTAGAATATAGGTGAACGCATGTTCCCAGTTGCAGTCAATTCACCACTTTGGTTACCATAAATTACGTTACTACCACCTGAATTTCTCCAAATCCAGTCTCCAGCAGCTTGGAAATACCAATTATTAGAATGATATTGAATCTTACCACTAAATTCACCATCCCATGTAGATGAATCACTTCTCCAACTACCAACAGTTCTTAACGATGTTGTTGATGTAGGGTCTAAATAATATGATGTATTATTCGAATCATAGAATATAGGTGCTCTAAAACTTGCTGCTGCAGTAGCAACACCACTATCATTTACACTAAACTCAACAGTAGTCCAAGCATTATCTACTACTTCTAAATATCTACCTGCACCACCACCTAATTGTACAGTTAATACACCGGCTGCTCTATCAGATGCTCTACCAATCCAAGCCTCACCAGTATTAGTTTGAGAATTATTAAATGTACCAACTTGAATTCTACCCTGTAAATTAGCAGAAATTCCATTTGCTCCATTAGATGGGTCTATATAATATGATGTATTATCCGAATCGTAGAATGTTGGTGCAGCAATACCGAATTGACCTGAAGTTGGATATACAATACTATCTGCCGTAAAATCGGAAATGTTAGTTGCAGAAGGTGATGTGTTAATATAAACCGCACCAATTGCACTATTTGTATTGGTAGTAATACTTCGTGTAGTTCTAATAAGAGCATCAACTGATGAGTAATATCTAACATCAACATATACAGGAATGTATCTATGGTCACCACTTACAACTACTTCAGAACCAATAGTTACTTGGAAGTGATTTGAACCTATACCATTTGCTTCAACTAATTGAACTGATGCTGCAGAAACATATCCATAAGAAACTATATATCTTTTTCTTAAACCTTTATCGTAGTAATTTTCCGAAAGTTCAACTTCAAATAAACCAACAGAGTTCCAATCATTAAAATCAATACCAATTCGTGCAACTTCAAATCTTCTAGCTTGAGTTGCAGATGCACCTAAGTTATTGATTCCAAAATATTTATAATCACCGATTTGGAAATCATTACCTAAATTTATTGTACCATTTACAGTAAGAGTTCCAGCAATATTTAAGTTATTAAGAACAGATGTACTATTTCCATCAATTCTATATGTTGTATCATCCGAATCATAGAAAATTGGAGAACGCATATCACCTGTTGTTGATATGGTAGTATCCCCACTATGCCACAATCTTCTACCAGTACCCCAAGTTGCAGAATCAAATGCTTGTCTTGAGAACCATAGGTTATCACCATACTTATCTCCAACAATTGCGTAACTTTGTTTAACATCACCACCATTATAAGTTGACATCCATAGAACATCATTCCAACTTCCACCAAATCCAAGGTTTCCGTTACTAAGCATGGCTACCTTTAACTTACCAGCTCCGAATGTAGCTGAGTTAGGTTTTTCAGTTCCCCCAGATGAATAATGTCCTCCTAAAAAAGAACCAGCAATATTTCCAGTAGAAGTATATATTCTATGGTCATAATATGTCCCTTGTTGACCATCTAATAAATCTGCATCTAATCCAGAACCAGCACCATCTGTACTACCTGTCCAAACTTTTTCATTTTCCCAATAAAGAATACCATCAGTACGCATTTCCAAATACTTACCAACAACACCACTAATGTGAAAAGCAATACCAGTGGTTGTAGTGCTATATGATTCAGTCCATAAAGCAGCGGTAGTATAATTGTTGTTTGTTTGTGCTTTTCTAAACTGCCCTCTTACTGATACTATTTCATTTATATTTGAAGTACTAGCTGCATCTAAATAGTATGCGGTATTATCTGAATCATAAAATATTGGTGTTCTCATGCTTTCAGCTGAGAAGAATCTACCATTTGTAAACATTGAGTGTCTTATACTCCAAGAAGTACTATCAACGCCAGATGCAAAATAATGTTGTATATCACCACTACCATCCATATGTCTTAACCACATATTATTGGATATAGTATTTCTAAATGTCATAGATGGATACTGTCCTCTAATATTTATTGCACCATCATTAGGAGTAGTGTTAGCCCAGTTATTTACTAATTGGATATGGCTAAGTACAGAAAGTCCAGCAGGATTTGTATAATATGCAGTATTATCCGTATCATAGAATATAGGTGCCCTCATATCTACTTCAGATGCAATCCTTACATTAGAATACCAACCACCATTTGTTAAATTAAGATAAAAATTATTTTCACCTAAGTAATACGCGTTTGATGCTCTAAAATTAGTACCTCTTATCGTAGAAAAAGTAACATCATCCGTTGTACGAATGTTTTGGTTCATTAAATGAACTTCAGTTGAACCTTGTCCAGTATCTATCGATGTACCACTTATTGTACCATCTGCTATAAAATTACCAGTTCTTAATGTTGGAGTTTTAGTGGATGTTACAGTACCAAATGATGTTGTTTCAAATGATAGAGCCCAATCACCATCCCATTGAGATACAGCGAAGTTTGAATGTCCACCAATAAACTCAGTAACAACTATTTTAGGGTATGACCAAGTTGTTGCTAATTCACCGATGAATATTGTACAATAAGTACCATCATGTGCAAATCTAACAGTATATGCAGGTGCCCCAGCTGCCCCAGCAACACTTGCATTTGTATTAATCCAAGATGTTGATGGTGAATAATTATATCCACCCATTGAGTATTCCCAATAAGTATCTCCACTATAATTGTAAATACGAACTTTTAACTCCATCATAGTGTTTGTCCACGATTGAGGAAGTCGTATCTTTATTGCTCCAGTTACGGATGATGTACTATTATTTAATGTACCTCCATTTGGATATGTTATTTTTAATACACTACCTTGCTCTTGTGCGAAAGCATTAGCATTTATATAATTTAATCGAGATATATCATTATTAATAAAATATGTAGTGCCACCACCTACATAAATTGTATTACCAGTTATATTTGCAAAAGTTACACTATCAGTAGTTCTAACATTTTGGTTCATCAAATGAACTTCGGTTAATCCTTGCCCAGTATTAACTTGAGCTGCTACTAAATTACCAGCTAATGTTAATGAGTTTAAGTTTGAAGTACCGGTGTTTAAATAATAAGTTGTATCGAATAAATACATTGTATCAATTCTATCCAACAATAAGTTACCAGTTTGTGCTGAGTTTGCTGTAAAAACATTACCCCCTACACCCAATACAATTCTCTTAGATGCGTTTATGAATTTTAATCCTGCCCAACTATTATAATCCCAATCATTATTATCAGTAAAACGTAAAGATGATAAGTTTCTCCAAATGGTTTCACCAGTTGAGATACTTGTCATTGTCAATCCATTTGCTGCAAAATAATAATCATTACCTGTTGTTGTAAGATTTAGTCTAGCAAATGTTATAGTATCAGATGTACGAACGTTTTGGTTCATCAAATGAACTTCAGTTAATCCTTGCCCAGTATCTATTTGAGTACCATATAAATTACCAGCAGATTGTAAATCAGAATCAGCGTACCATCTATCAGTTGATTCGTTCCAATAAAATTGTTTTGTTGCTGCGTTTCCTCTCTTAACTTCTATACCAGCATTTTCAGTTGGTGCAGTTGCTGCTCCAATATCTGCATTTAATGTAATGATATTATCACCTACATTAAGAGTTGTTGTATTAATATATGTTGTTGTACCACTTACAGTAAGGTCACCACTAATTGTAGCGTTACCAGTTACTGCTAATGTAGTACCATCGAATCTTAAATTACTTTCAACGGTTGCGTTTGGTGCAGTTCCGTTTAATGTGATTACACCATTATCAGTTGTACCAGTTAATGCTAATACACCAGATGAACCAGATGTTCCACTACTACCAGATGTTCCACTCGTTCCAGAAGTTCCACTCGTTCCAGAAGTTCCACTTGAACCAGACGAACCAGAAGTTCCACTACTTCCAGATGTTCCACTACTTCCACTAGTCCCAGATGAACCACCACTACCAGCAGTACCCCTTGTTCCAGAAGTTCCACTACTTCCACTTGTCCCAGAAGTTCCACTACTTCCACTTGTCCCAGAAGTTCCACTACTTCCAGAAGAACCAGATGTTCCACTCGTTCCAGATGTTCCACTACTTCCAGAAGAACCACTTGAACCACCACTACCAGCAGTACCTCTTGTTCCAGAAGTTCCGCTTGTACCAGATGTTCCAGAAGTTCCGCTTGTGCCAGATGTTCCAGACGAACCACTACTTCCAGATGTACCACCAGTTCCAGCAGTTCCACCTGTACCACTACTTCCTATTAATCCATTTATTCCACTCGTTCCAGATGTTCCAGATGTTCCACTACTTCCAGAAGAACCAGATGTTCCAGAAGAACCACTACTTCCACTTGTCCCAGAAGAACCTGAAGTTCCACTCGTTCCACTTGTACCAGATGAACCACTACTTCCAGATGAACCAGACGTTCCACCCGTACCAGCCGTTGAATTTGTACCTGATGAACCGCTAGTTCCAGAGGTTCCAGAAGAACCACTACTTCCAGAGGTTCCGCTACTACCGCTACTCCCAGACGAACCTGATGTACCACCATCTCCAACAACTCCATCTATACCACTCGTTCCAGAAGTACCACGAGTACCACTTGTTCCAGAAGTTCCCGAGCTTCCACTTGAACCACTACTACCACTTGAACCAGATATTCCAGATGTTCCAGATGTTCCAGAAGAACCAGAAGAACCAGACGAACCAGATATCCCACTAGTCCCAGAAGTTCCTGAAGTTCCCGAAGTTCCTCTTGTTCCAGAAGTACCACTCGTTCCCGATGAACCAGATGAACCAGATGTTCCACTACTTCCACTTGAACCACTACTTCCGCTTGTTGCGGATGTACCACCACTTCCGCTTGTTGCTGATGTTCCAGACGAACCACTTATTCCAGAAGAACCCGATGTTCCAGATGAACCAGAGGTTCCAGAAGAACCAGAGGTACCACGTGTACCACTTGTACCAGATGTTCCACCACTTCCAGATGTTCCGCTTGAACCGAATCCACTTGAACCAGATGAACCTGAAGTTCCACTTGTTCCAGAAGTTCCAGATGTACCGCTACTTCCACTACTTCCACTACTTCCGCTTGTACCAGATGTCCCAGAAGTTCCAGATGAACCACTAGTTCCTCTCGTACCACTACTTCCGCTTGTACCAGATGAACCACCACTACCAGATGTTCCACCACTACCAGATGTTCCACTTGTCCCAGATGTTCCACTACTTCCACTTGAACCACTACTTCCACTTGAACCACTAGCTCCAGAAGAACCACTACTACCACTTGTCCCAGAAGTACCACTTGTCCCAGACGTACCTGAAGTACCTGAAGTACCACTCGTACCTGATGTACCAGCCGTACCAGCCGCAGGTTCCCATATCAATCCAGTCCAACGATATATGTTAGTATCTGAAGTGTTATAATATATTTCACCAACTTTACCAGATACTGGGTTTGATGTATATGATGGTATTTGTATTGTATCTTTAACTCTTAACGAACCAGTAAATTCATGCGTATCCGAAGATTGGTCACCAAATTTATTGGAACCAGATGAAAATATTATTGATGAAGATATGTATGTTGTTTTTAATTCAGTTGCGGTAATTGTACCTGCTACATTTAAACTTTTTAAAGTTGTTGTACCATCTACATTTAAATTACCAGCTATTTGAGCAGAACCACTAACTCCTAAATATTTTTCAGTTACGATTCCTACATTTACTTCTAATCCTTTATTAGGAGAAATGGTTGCGGTTGCTGAACCTGATTTTAATCGATTAATATCACCAATCGATGCCGCTGATATATTTGTTATGTTTGAACCATCTCCAGCTAAGAAAGATGCCGATACCGTTCCAGTAGTTAATAAAGAACCGGTTATATCAGTATTAACATTTATAGAAAGTTTATTATTTGATATTCTAGCTGTCCCATCTCCACTTTGAATTTTAGATTGTGCATCTGCGGTTAATCCTTCAAATGGAATTTTGGTTAAATTTGAACCATCACCACTAAATGAACCAGAGAATGAGCCGGAAAATTGAGAACCAACAAATTTACTACCACTAAAAGCAGAACCAGTATATGATGATGCCAAAACACCATTAGTAACTGATAATTTAGTGTTGATATCTAACGATGCCGTTGATACCGTTAATTGCTGTACTCCGTTTACATCAACCGATAGTAAACTTTGACTGACCTGATTAATACCATTTGGATTCTTACCTGCGTACTTCATTAATCTTTATATTTATGTAATTTCTAATACTGATACTACAACATCAGCTGATGTGTTCACCGATGATGTTACAGTAATAGAGTCATTTGCTTCTAATACTACTTTTTGGTCACCACCTACTAAAATAGTTGATGAACCTTGTGGAATTAATACTCCTTTAATTAAATATTTTGTTACCCCAGCTGAGTTATCAGTTATCTGAACATCAACGTTGATGTTTTGAGCAACAATATTTGCTACACTAACCCCAATTACCGTTGCAACAGCATTGGATGGAGTCGTATAAACACTTAAACCACCCGTTCCGGCTGGTCCTTTAACACTATTTTTAAATGTATTTGCCATATTTTATTTTTTTATCCCAATGCAATCGCAAATGCTATCGCTGAATCCAATACATTTACACCATCCACATTAAATGAACCGCCTTGTAAATCTATCGAACCAGAAACCGCAATAGAGCCACTTGATACCAATACATATTGAGTAGTATTACCTTTATCATACCCTAATCGTAAACTATCTTTTACACTTAGGTTAGTAAATTCAGCAGTTGTTACTTCAATATCTCCCTTAAAGGAACCAGTAAAACTTCCAGTAAATGAACCACTTAGGGTTGCATATGCGGAAGGTGCTTGGTTAATTGAGCCCGAAAAACTTGGTGCATCTATTCTCATTTGCTATTTATTCCATTCTTTATAGGTATAAATATAAACAAATTTCTTTTACTACATTGGTTTAGCCGGCCAGCTTAAATTATATGGATTTTGTTGAGATGTTACATCTCTTAAAGATTGTCTATATGTTTGCCACTCAACTAAAGTAGTACCACTTATAGGTGAGTCTTGAAATTGGGTCCAATCTGATTGTGCTAATAAAGCATCTCTCATAATTCTAATTTCTACCCATTTTTCTTCAAGTTTTACTGAAATTTCTGATTCAGTTGCATCGGTTATATTCCAAACTTGAATATATGATGAATCGGATAGGATTGGAGTACCTTCCTCTATGTTTTTTGTATAATCATCAGTATATTCAGTAGCTTCTACATAATATACATCAAATGATTCTAATACCTCATTAGTTAACACCGCAGGGAAACTTGTATTTGGATTTTCCAATTTAAGTTCACTAATTGTGTAAGGATATCTTATATTTCCGTTTTCTAATTTTAAATACATATCTTTATTATTTCCAATTTACAGGTATTGATGCGTAATTTGTAATTCCAGTACAATTGTTAAATGCGTTTGTACCTAATGGTTCAGGTGACCTAGACCAAAGTGCTTCAACAGTTCCCCAACTAGCTGAACCATTGGTTATGGAACTCATATTAAATATATTCGTAAATACCGTAACATTTGGATTATATGAAAATGTTGGTATATTTGTTAACGCTCTATTATTTCTAAATGTAGATGAAAAGTTAATTACTTGTGTATTATATCTGAATAATTCATTTGGTACACTCACTAATGATGTACATGCGTTAAAAGTTGAGTTAAATGATGTTACTAAAGTACATTCATCAAATAAATTGTTTGGAACTGATGTTATTCTTGTAAATGAAAATGTATCTATAAAATCCAATACTATTGGAGAATAACTAAATAAATCAGATGGGATTGATGTTATACCAGTACCCCTAAATGTATTGTTAAATTGAGTTATTCTACTTAAACCAATTGCACCACCAGGTATTGATGTTATATTTGTACATCCATAAAAGTTAATACTTCTTAATCCAACATTTCCCCAATCAAGTATCGCAGTATATAATACTCTATATGTACTATTATCAACCCTAAATCCAGGTAGTGAACCAATTACAGATACCGTATATGTACCAGCGGTTGCATATGTATGAAATCTATTAATATCAGTTACACTTTCTATAATAGGTGATGAATTACCATCACCCCATCCTACTTGAACTTTTGGTTGAGTACCACCAACAGTTACTAAAGGTAATTCAAATAATTGCCCAGCACCAACTGTTAGTTGGAATTGAAATGGTAGTACCTCACTACCACCGGCTGCTGTTACTAATCTTCTTGCTATACTCATAACTTTCTTAACTTAAATTTGCTGCGGATAAGAATCCATAATATGTTGTTCCACCATCATAAGTATAGAATACTAAAATATCAGTTCCATTTGCAGTTAACGCAGGTGCTATACCACCAGCCCAATCTACTGATGCCGGCCATGTTGTTGTAAAGTTACCACCATTCACATAAACCAACGTAAATCCAAATCCCTGAGGAGATGATGGTGGGTTTGAGAATGTGTAAGTAACATTTGCATTAGCCGTATATCTAAAATTATTTGCAGTTGTTAAATTAATTGTTACACTTCCACCCGTACCTAAATTAGAAAATAATTCTCTAAAGTTAGGTGTATAAACTGATGTATTTGCAGTTACATTATTTCCAGTTATATTACCTGATATAGTTGCGTTACCCGTTACATCTAATAAAGTACCATCATAAGTAAGTCCACTTTCAGCTGTAATATTGGGTGATGACCCATTTAGTGTAAGAACTCCGTTATTAGTAGTTCCAGTAATTGTAGCCGATATCCCAGATGAACCAGATGTACCAGATGAACCACCATCACCAGTAATACCAGATGTACCACTTAAACCACTTGAACCACTTGAACCAGCCATTCCAGATGTTCCAGATGAACCACTACTTCCAAATAAAGTTCCATCTAAACCAGATGTACCTGCGGTTCCAGATGAACCATTTGTACCCAATCCAGATGAACCCGATGTACCAGATGTACCGGATGAACCAAATAAAGTTCCATCCTGCCCAGATGTTCCAGAAGTACCATTAGTACCTAATCCAGATGTACCATTAGTACCTAATCCAGATGTACCAGAAGTACCACTACTTCCGAATAAAGTTCCATCTTGTCCACTTGTTCCAGATGAACCATTTGTTCCAATGCCAGATGTTCCATTACTTCCACTTACTCCGCTTGTTCCAGAAGAACCACTACTTCCAAATAAAGTTCCATCTTGTCCACTTGTCCCAGATGTTCCAGCAGTACCCGTTATACCAGATGTACCATCAGTACCAATACCAGATGTTCCCGATGTTCCAGAAGAACCAAATAAAGTTCCATCCTGTCCAGATGTTCCCGAAGTACCAGCGGTGCCCGTTATACCAGAAGTACCAGATGAGCCACTTTCACCACTTGTACCAGAAGTACCTGATGAACCAAATAATGTTCCATCTTGTCCAGAAGTACCTGATGTTCCATTCGTACCAACTCCAGATGTTCCAGAAGAACCACTTTCACCTGATGTTCCGCTTGTACCAGACGAACCAAATAAAGTTCCATCTTGTCCAGAAGTACCCGATGTTCCATTAGTTCCAACACCAGATGTTCCAGACGAACCACTTTCACCTGATGTACCAGATGTTCCAGATGAACCGAATAAAGTTCCATCTTGCCCAGAAGTACCTGATGTTCCATTTGTACCTAACCCAGAAGTACCAGATGAACCACTTTCACCTGATGTTCCAGATGTACCAGATGAACCGAATAACGTACCATCCTGTCCACTTGTTCCAGAAGTACCATTTGTACCTAACCCAGATGTTCCTGATGAACCACTTTCACCACTTGTACCAGATGTTCCAGACGAACCGAATAAAGTTCCATCTTGTCCAGAAGTACCTGATGTTCCATTTGTCCCAATACCACTTGTACCAGATGAACCACTTTCACCACTTGTCCCAGATGTTCCACTACTTCCAAATAAAGTTCCATCTTGTCCACTAGTCCCAGAGGTTCCGTTTGTACCTAAACCAGAAGTACCTGATGAACCACTTTGACCACTTGTTCCAGATGTTCCACTACTTCCAAATAAAGTTCCATCTTGTCCGCTTGTTCCAGAGGTTCCGTTTGTACCTAAACCAGAAGTACCTGATGAACCACTTTGACCTGATGTACCAGATGTACCACTACTTCCAAATAAAGTTCCATCTTGTCCGCTTGTTCCAGACGTACCAGCAGTTCCACTACTTCCGCTTGTTCCAGATGAACCAGATGTACCAGATGTACCAGCAGTTCCATTACTTCCAAAGAATGTTCCATCTTGTCCGCTTGTTCCAGAAGTTCCAGATGTACCACTTGAACCGGATGTACCATTAGTACCAACACCAGATGTTCCAGAGGTTCCAGATGAACCAAAGAATGTTCCATCTTGTCCGCTTGTTCCAGAAGTTCCAGATGTACCGCTTGAACCACTCAAACCACTTGTTCCACTACTTCCACTTGTACCAGAAGTACCCGATGAACCAGAAGAACCGAAGAATGTTCCATCAACTCCACTTGTTCCAGAAGTTCCACTACTTCCCGATGTTCCAGTTGAACCAGAAGAACCCGAAGTACCACTACTTCCAAATAAAGTTCCATCTAAACCAGATGTACCTGCGGTTCCAGATGTTCCAGATGTACCACTTGAACCAGATGTACCACTACTTCCACTACTTCCACTTGTCCCAGAAGTTCCACTAATTCCCGATGAACCAGACGTACCATTAGTACCAGATGAACCAGATGAACCACTTGTACCAGACGAACCTGAAGTTCCATTTAAACCTGAAGTTCCAGATGTACCATTTGAACCAGATAAACCACTTGTTCCAGATGTACCATATGAACCAGATGTACCATCCGTTCCAGTTGAACCAGAAGTTCCACTACTTCCACTCGTTCCATCAACTCCACTTGTTCCAGATGAACCAGATGAACCAGATGTACCATCCGTTCCCGTTGAACCACTTGAACCAGAAGTTCCACTACTTCCACTCGTTCCATTCGAACCACTTGTCCCACTTGTCCCAGAAGAACCAGAAGTACCAGAAGTTCCACTACTACCAGTTGAACCAGAAGAACCAGAAGTACCACTACTTCCTGATGTACCATTCGAACCACTCGTACCACTTGTTCCAGAAGAACCACTTGTCCCATCCGTTCCCGTTGAACCACTTGTTCCAGATGTTCCACTACTTCCGCTTGTTCCATTTGAACCACTCGTACCACTTGTCCCAGAAGAACCACTACTTCCCGATGTACCATCAGTACCGGTTGAACCAGATGAACCAGAAGTACCACTACTTCCACTCGTTCCGTTTGTACCAGAGGTTCCAGATGTTGCACTTGTTCCAGATGTACCTGATGTTCCACTCGTTCCCGATGTTCCAGAAGAACCAGATGTTCCAGATGAACCATTCTCACCACTAGTTCCAGAAGTTCCAGAAGTTCCCGATGTACCACTTGTCCCAGATGTACCAGAAGTGCCAGAAGTTCCCGATGTACCAGATGTACCCGATGTTCCATCTAATCCGCTTGTTCCACTTGAACCAGAAGTACCATCAACTCCACTTGTCCCGCTTGAACCAGAAGTTCCAGATGAACCACTTTCACCGCTCGTACCACTCGTACCAGAAGAACCACTACTTCCACTCGTTCCACTCGTTCCAGACGAACCAGATGAACCAGATGAACCAGAAGAACCCGATGTCCCACTACTTCCACTACTTCCTGATGAACCCGATGTTCCACTACTTCCACTACTTCCACTTGAACCACTACTACCACTTGAACCAGAAGTTCCACTACTACCACTCGTTCCAGAGGTACCAGAAGTACCACTACTTCCACTTGTTCCAGAAGAACCAGAGGTTCCACTTGTCCCAGAAGAACCTGAAGTTCCACTCGTACCAGATGTTCCACTACTACCAGAAGTACCAGATGTACCAGAAGTTCCGTTTTTATCAACAATTTCAATAATTCCAATCATTGATGAATGAACTGCACATTGATAAACAATATTGTTTGGTGCATCTTCAGGTACTCTATATGCTATTAAATCAGTTGTTCCAGCTAATCCATTTAATGGGTCATTATTTATTGTACCATCTACAACTGAAGTATTACCGCTTGATAATCTTAATGCAAATGGGTGTGATGCTGAAACTCCACTTACATCAAAGTAAAATAATTCACCTCTTACTAATGTTAAGGTTGGGAATGTAGCATCATCATATCCATCAAATGCATAATTGAATCCATCATTAATTACTTCGAAAAGTCTACCACCTTCTCTACCAGATGTTCCAGAAGAACCAGAAGTGCCCGATGTTCCCGAAGAACCAGATGTACCAGTAGTACCACTTGAACCAGACGTTCCACTCGTACCACTACTTCCACTTGAACCACTTGTTCCAGATGAACCTGATGAACCAGAGGTTCCAGACGAACCTGATGTTCCTGAAGAACCACTACTTCCACTACTTCCACTCGTTCCGCTTGTTCCAGATGAACCAGACGAACCTGATGAACCAGAGGTTCCACTACTTCCACTACTTCCGCTTGAACCACTACTTCCGCTTGAACCAGATGTTCCAGATGAACCACTACTACCACTTGAACCACTTGAACCAGATGTTCCAGAAGAACCACTTGAACCAGATGTTCCAGAAGAACCACTACTTCCAGAAGAACCAGATGTTCCACTACTTCCAGATGTTGCTGAAGTACCAGACGTTCCAGATGTTCCACTTGTCCCACTTGTTCCAGATGAACCACTACTTCCACTACTTCCAGAAGTACCAGACGTTCCAGATGTTCCAGATGTTGCTGAAGTACCAGACGTTCCAGATGTTCCACTTGTTCCACTTGTCCCAGATGAACCAGACGTACCATTTGTTCCAGATGTACCTGATGTTCCAGATGTACCTGATGTTCCACTCGTACCAGAAGTTCCACTACTTCCACTCGTTCCACTCGTTCCGCTTGTTCCAGATGTACCACCAGTTCCAGATGTACCACCAGTTCCAGATGTACCATCTACTCCACTCGTACCAACAGCTGCATCGATTGATTGTTGTTCTAATCTTCCAGTTGTTGGGTTATAGGTAACCACTAAATTTGTTGAACCTAATGGTAAATTTTGTATGAATGTACTACCAGTTACAATTAAACTACCCGATACATTTAAACTTCCCGTTAGTGCAGCATAACCTTCAAATGGGAAACCAGTACCACTTCCACCACCAACTGCGTTTAATGCGTATTCGGCTATTGATGCAAATGATGATGAGAACACATACATTGATGCGGTTTGAGATGATAGTAAATCACCATCACCAGTACCACCGCCACCTAAGATAGTTACTAATATACCATCAGAACCAGAATCAATTACACTTACACCAGAACCAGTAAAGTTAATTTTTCCAGTTTCAGTTTGTACTAACGAACTTGTATAGTAAATGAATAAATCAGTTCCACCACTACCAGCTTCACCAGCATTTAATGCGTAAGATGCAGTAAGAGCGAAAGATGAACTCAACACCGTCATAGATGATGTTTGTTCGTTTCTTACAAAGTTTTGTAAATCGTTTAATAATGCAAGAGATGCCGAATCAATACCAGCTACATTTAATGCAGTATCAGCAGTTTCTGCTGAAATTGCTCTAGACGCTGATGGTACAATTCCAATTACGTTGTTACCACTAATTGCTCCACTTATTTTTGAACCACCACTACCAACTACTACAACTCCAGAAGTTAAACCACTAAATACTACTCTAACTCTATCACTGTCCAATGGTATGATAGCTTGAGGTATAATCATTCCATTTGTACCAGCTTCATAAACTTGTACGATTGGATAATCAACATCAAAGTTGTGTACAACCGTTACTTCAGTTACATTTGTAAATGGTTCTGCGGTTGTTGGTGTACTCTCAGGTACAGGTACATATTTAGAACGGGCCGCATCATAGATAAGAATATCTCTATCTTCAGCATCACCCTCTCCATAGTATCCACCATAGAATGAACCGGTAATTTGTCCACCATAAATTACAGGTGCGTATATATTTTTTTCAACACTTAAGTTTCCACTAACTGATGCGGATGCGTTAACAACTAATCCAAAGTTTGGTGAAAGTACCGTTGTAAATGAACCACTTTGTAAAAGTGAAGTTTCAAATGATAAGTTAGCTATATTGATGTTAGTCAATCCACTACCATCTCCAACAAATGATGAACCAGAAGATAAAATAACACTTCCACCAGTTACAAATAATCCACCACTTACACTAAGTGAACCAGATATAGATGTTTTTGTACCAACCTCAAATCCTTTATCAGGTGAAATTACCGCCTGAGTTGAACCAGATATAATTCTATCTAATTGAAGGTCTTGTAATGCGTTTGCAGGAATGTTAAATAATCCACTACCATCTCCATCAAATCGAGATGCTGTTATTGGAACGTTTACATCTAATTTTAATGGGTCAATAATTGCTATACCAGAGCCAGAGTTAATTTTTACTAATTGTAAATCTTCAAGTGCTTCTAATGGAATATTGAATAACCCACTACCATCACCACTAAATAAAGATGCCGATATTGAACCACTAATATCAACTGAACCCGTAAACTCAGAACCACTTCGTGCGGATTCTACTTTAAATCCAAAATTAGGTGAAACTGAAGCCGTTACTGAACCAGATGAAATTCTTGGAGATGCTGCAGCGGTTACGTTTGTGATAAAAGTACCATCACCAAATATAAATTTGTTTACATATATTGATTCAGATACATAAACTGAACCACTAAATTCGGATTTAATTGCTCTTAATGTAGTACCATCTAAAACTCTAAAGTGGCCATCAGTAGATACCGAAGCAGTAACGGAACCAGTGTAAATTCTAGAAGTATCAATTGCCAAATTAGCAATATCAATATTTGTCAATCCACTACCATCTCCAGTATAAATACCATCAATAGTTATTGAACCAGATACATCAATTGAACCAGTAAATTTAGAACCACTATCCAAAGATTCAACTTTGAATCCTTCAGTTGGTGTTACGGATGCCGTAACTGAACCACTCACTAAACGATATACATCAAATGATAAGTTAGCAAGTGAAATATTAGTTAATCCACCACCATCTCCAAAGAATGAACCAGAGAATGAACCAGATAATTCATTTGCTTTTACAATACTTGAACTTATAGTTTGGGTTACATATAAACTTCCACTTACATCAACTGAACCAGTAAATTCAGAACCACTTTCAGCTGATACTACTACAAATCCAAAATCAGGTGTTACTGATGCGGTTACACTACCACTTTTAATTTCAGTTGAAATAAGTGCTTCAATTGCTTCAGTAGAAAGTGCGGTTAGTGGGATATTAAATAAGTTTTCACCACTACCACTAAATGATGAACCACTAACAACCTCAATATTACCACTTACAAAAAGTGAACCACTAAATGTAGAACCACTTTCGATTGAAGTTACAACAAATCCGTTATCAGGTGTTACTGATGCGGTAACTGAACCACTTGCGATTAAGTTTGATAAAAGTGCATCAGGCGTTAATGCTGCTCTTGGTATATCGAACAATCTAGCACCACTACCACTAAACGATGAACCACTACTTAATTCTACTCCACCACTTACAAATAATGAACCTGTAAATTGTGAACCACTATCAATTGATTCTACTTTAAATCCAAACTCATTCGAAACTGATGCCGTTACACTACCACTAGCCAATATTCCACTTTGGATTGCCAATAGTGAATTAATTGCATCTTGTGCATCAGGTGAAAATGCTGATATTGGGATATTGAATAAATCAGCTCCACTACCACTAAATGTTGAACCACTATTTATAGAAACACCACCACTTACAAAAAGTGAACCACTAAATGTAGAACCACTTTCGATTGAAGTTACAACAAATCCGTTATTAGGGTTAACCGATGCCGTTACACTTCCACTAGCAATTAATGTTGCTGCTTCAGTAAGTGCTGATTGTGGGATATTAAATAATCCACTACCATCACCAGTGATTACACCATCAACAGTCAAAGAACCAGTTATTTTAACCGAACCAGTCATTTGTTGTATATCTGTCAATGAATCACCAAATATATTTGAACCAGAAGAATAAATTACTTCCGAATTTATAAACGTTACATTTATTTCTGTTGCGTTGATTGCCCCAGCTACATTTAAATCACCATCAATAGATGCGGATGTATTAACAACTAATCCTAAATTTGGTGAAATAGATGCAGTAGCAGAACCACTAGCAATTCTATTTGAATCTCCAGTTAAATTAGAAAAAGGAATATCGAATAAATTTCTACCACTACCACTAAATGAACCAGTTACTAATTCTATATTACCAAAGAATTTTGAACCACTTTCAATTGATGTTACAACAAATCCAGTATTTGGTGCTACTGATGCGGTAACTGAACCAGATGTAATAGTTGTACTAATAAGTGCATCAGGTGTTAGTGCTGTTCTTGGTATGTTAAATAATTTTGCACCACTACCAGAGAAAGAACCAGTTACCAATTGAACATCACCAAAGAAAGTTGAACCACTTACAACTGATGTTACAATAAATCCATTTTGAGGGTGAGTTGATGCGGTAACCGAACCACTAAATATTTTAGAAGTATCTAAATCAGAAATTGCTGATTTTGGTATATCAAATAATCTTGCACCACTACCAGAGAAAGAACCAGTTGCTAATTGAATATCACCAAAGAAAGTTGAACCACTTTGATATGATATAACAACAAACCCAGTATTTGGTGCTACCGATGCAGTTACACTTCCACTTACAATGAATGATGAAAGTAACGCATCTTCAGTTAATGCTGAACGGGGGATATTTGTTAACCCCTCACCACTACCACTAAAGTATCCACTACCAGATAGAATTTTTACTTGCCCTAATACTTTAACAGAACCAGTAAATTGTGAACCACTATCCAATGATTCTACTTTGAATCCAAAATTAGGAGATACTGATGCAGTAACAGACCCACTTTGGATACGAGTTGATGCAATTACCTCTTCAGCAAATGCAGATAAAGGAATATTAGTTAATCCAGCTCCACTACCACTAAAGAATGAACCAATATTAGCTTGTATGTTTCCATTTGCTATGATATCATCATTAGATACAATACCATTATTTGCTATTATATTACCATAGAAAGTTGAACCACTTTTGAAAGAATCAACTACAAAACCATTCTCATTTGAAACAGATGCAGTTATTTCACCATCTTGGATAATAGATATTTGAATATTAGTAATTTGAGAACCATCTCCTGCAAAATTACCTCTAAATTCAGATGCAGTTACAAATGTATTAACTCTAACAGAACCAGTAAATTGTGAACCATATGCCTGAGATGTAACTATAAATCCATTAGAATCATCAACTGAGGCAGTTACATTACCATCGGTAATTACAGGTATAGTTATATTTGTTAATCCACTACCATCACCTCTAAATAAAGATGCTGATACCGAACCAGATACATCTATTGAACCAGTAAATTCCGAACCACTTTGAGCCGAATTTACTACAAATCCAATATTAGGAGATACCGATGCCGTTACTGAACCTGATTTTATTTCAGTTGAAATAAGTGCATCTTCAGTTAATGCCGAACGAGGTATGTTTAATAACCCCTGCCCACTACCACTAAAGAATGAACCAGTTAATGCTTGAATAATACCACCACCACTTACAAATAATGAACCACTTACATTTACAGACCCAGTAACATAAACTGAACCTTTAAATGTAGAACCACTTAATGGTGATGTTACTACAAATCCATTTATATTATCAACAGATGCAGTTACTTGCCCATCTGCTATGAAATTTCTATTAATTACCTCTTCAGATAATGCTGATAATGGAATATTAAATAATCCCTCACCACTACCAGAGTAAAATGAACCAGATTTAAGAGTTACACTACCACTTACATCAATTGAACCAGTAAATTCAGAACCAAATTGTGCAGATTCTACTTTAAATCCAAAATTACTTCCAACAGAAGCCGTTACTGAACCGGTTGCTATCCTAGTAGCTTGAGCTACTTGTTCAGCTAATGCAGATAATGGAATATTAAATAAACCAGCACCACTACCACTAAACATTGATGCAGTTACAGTTCCCCTTACATTAAGGTTATCTCTAAGTCTAACCGAACCTGTAAATTCCGAACCACTTGCAACTGAAATTACTTGAAATCCATTTTGTGGAGTTACCGATGCGGTAACTGAACCACTTGCTATTATATTTGATAATTGTGCATCCGGTGTTAATGCTGCTCTTGGTATATTGAATAAACCAGCACCACTACCAGTAAACATCGATGCGGTTACATTACCAGCTACTATAAGATTATCTCTAAATCTAACTGAACCACTAAATTGTGAACCACTTTGGATTGAAGTTACTACAAATCCAGCTTTAGGGTCAACGGATGCCGTTACACTTCCACTTGTTATTAAATTTGATAATAATGCATCCGGTGTTAATGCTGCCCTAGGAATATCAAATAAACCAGCACCACTACCACTAAACATTGATGCGGATACGTTTCCACTAACATCAACTGAACCTGTAAACTCAGAACCACTTTGTTGTGATTCAACTCTGAATCCAAAGTTTGGAGAAACAGACGCTGTTACTGAACCCGATGATATAAATGTACTCAATAATGCATCAGGTGTTAATGCTGCTCTCGGAATATTAAATAAACCAGCACCACTACCACTAAAAATTGAACCACTATTTATAGAAATACCACCACTTACAAATAATGAACCTGTAAATTGTGAACCGCTTTCGATTGAAGTTACAACAAATCCAGACTTAGGGTCAACCGATGCGGTTACACTTCCACTACTAATTAATGGTGATACAAGTGCATCAGGCGTTAAAGCTGCTCTCGGAATATTAAATAAACCAGCACCACTACCACTAAACATTGATGCAGTTACATTACCATCTACATATACCGATGAGCTAAACTCTGCTCTATTGGTACCCTCTAATCTAAATCCATAATTTGGATTAACCGATGCCGTTACACTTCCACTACCAATTAATGGAGAAACCAATGCATCCGGTGTTAATGCTGCCCTTGGAATATCGAATAAACCAGCACCACTACCAGTAAACATCGATGCGGTTACATTACCAGCTACAAATAGTGAAGAACTAAATTCTGCTCTATTGGTACCTTCTAATCGAAACCCATAATTTGGATTAACCGATGCGGTGACCGAACCTGATGTAATAAATGCCGACAGAAGAGCGTCAGGCGTTAAAGCTGCCCTCGGAATATCAAATAAGTTAGCACCACTACCACTAAATGATGAACCACTAACAATTTCTATGTTTCCACTCACAAAAAGTGAAGAACTGAACTCTGCTCTTGTAGTTCCTTCTAATCTAAACCCATAAGATTCATTAACGGATGCCGTAACAGCCCCATCAACGATTCTTGGTGATTCTGCTGCCGCAGGAAGGTTAAATAACTTACTACCATCACCCTCAAAGAAGGATGCTGAAGCTGTATTTGATATGTAAACGTTATTACTGAATCTACCCTCACCATTTACATCAAATGAACCTGTAACTGATACAGAACCAGTGAATTCTTGTAAATCTACTAATGAATTTCCAAATCGGTTTGACCCAGATGAAAAAATAATTGAAGATGATATGATTTGAACCAATATTTCTCTTGCAACTATCCTATTATTAACATATAAGTCACCAGTAACCCTAACATCACCATTTATATCCATATCACCATCAAAAGATGATGATACATTTACTAAAAATCCGGTTTGTGGTGAAATTGATGCCGATGCTGAACCAGAAATTAATCTAGAAGCATCTTTTACTAAGGGTAAATTGGTTAATCGTGAACCATCTCCTTGAAATGAACCACTAAATGAACCACTATACTCAGGAAATTGTAATTTTGTTACAAATAAACGATTACCAAACTCATCAGATGCTAATAAAGCAACTGAACCGCTCGATAAACTACCACTAATAGGTACCCCTAAATTAGGTTCTGCTTCATTCAGTTGAAGAAACTCATATCTATCTTCAGAAACATTCTGAGGAAGCGTTACTTTTACCTTACCACTTAATAATTGACTCATTTATGTTTTTTCAACTTAATTATTACTCATTTGCACTTTCAAGAAGTGATAAAACTATTTTCAAATCGGTAGAACCTGAGAATAGTAATCCAAACTCTTGCTCTAATACTAATTTACCAGCCACTACGGGTGAAAATGAATCACTTTTTGGGATAGGATAGTTCCTTACTAACTCTACCGCCTCTTGCGTTTCTCTCACCGGGTCATAAATAGTATCCGATATAACAGTAAATAGTTGAGAAATAATTTCTTGTGACCCAGTTTCTGCAATTAAACCATAATTGAATGATTGGGTGAAAATTGTTTGATAAATTCTATCCACATTAACCGAACCAGTGATGGATTGGTTAATTAAAATTTGTTTTACTAATGTATCTGTATAATTAATTGCTTCGTAAGATGCCGTTACCTGTCCAGTTGGAACTAACGTTTCACCATTTTTATTATAAAATGATAAAGCTGCTTTATTTGTTCGGATAGTACCCCCATTTTGAATATCATAAACTACCGCATTTACTGCAGTATCCACATATGCTTCATATCTAGATTGTGAAAATCCAAATGGAACTTCTGCTAAGTTATTATTGAAGTTAGTATAAGCTGCTACTTCTTTTTTCAAAAATGTTAAATTTTGTTCTAAAAGCGCTGATGCGCTATACATACTTCCGGTGTTGATAATTCCAGCAACTTGTGGTACTGGTATTTCTCTATTCGAAGCTAATTTAATTGTTACTTCTTCAGTTTGATTACCATTATTGGTAACTTGAGTCGATAGTATAATAGTAGATACACCACTCGGAGTGGTGTATACTTGGTCTTCTTCACCGGTTAGTGTCGTTACTACCGATTTGAATGCGTTAAGTGGTACAAATACGTCTGCCATAATTTTATTTTTATCCTTCTAATGCTAATGAGAATGGTGTTACTAATGAGAACAATGAACGAGAGAATGTTCTACCTTGCAATGTTCCGGTTGCTTGATTAATTATAAGCCCCGTACCAATTTTAAAGTCACCAAGCTCGTTACCAGATGTAAAGTAAACTCTACCTCCAGCCAATTCGGTAATTTCTTTCGTTGGGTCAGCAACTCCAGCTCCACCCTGGTTAAAAGGTAATGCCTTATAAGTTACTCCAGCTCCAGAATAAGAAAAGTCATGTCCAGTAGTAATTATCAAAGAACCAAATTCTTCAACAGGAGCATTTCTCACTATTCTTTGGAATTGTGTTCTTAAATATCTATTAGTTTCAGCTGTTTCTTTCTTTTGTTCGTTTACAACTACTGCTGCTGAACCATATACCCCAGTATAATATGATGATGCTGCTCTAACACTTCTTAGATTTCCACCATATAATAAATCCGTTGCTATTGCATCTACAATAAATCCAGTATCTCTATAACACTTTTCTTCATTATAAACAAAGTTAGGAAATGCTCCAGCGGTATATGATATTGCGATTGATTGTAATGTTTTTTTACTTCCCCTTAATAAATCAACCGATAATTTTGTTTGGAATGATGGTCTTACTAATTGTTCTTTCAAAATTACCTTTTCAGCCATTCCCTTAGCAAAATCAATACCATCAATTGTTTGTGGTTTTTGTTTAGTTGTTGCTTCCGATGGAATATAGTAATAAAACGTTCCAGCCTTAATACTTCTTTCATTTCCACCATAAACTAAATCCGTTCTAGCTGCATCTATAATATACCCAATATCACGAGAACAACTTGCTTCATTATAATAAAATTCACTCCAAGATGATGAAAGATATTGAATTACTTCAGTTTGGATGAATCTTTTATTTCCAATTAATAAATCAGCACCTACTAATACTGAAGCCGATGGTTGTACAAATTCTACATTTTGAATTACTTTTTGTGATAATCCACTTGCGTATATTATACCATCAACAGTTGGGTCCAATTGAGAAGTTGTTGAAGGAACTCCATTTTGAGTAGCCGCAGATGGGAATAGATAATAGAATGAACCAGCGGTTACACTTCTCTCATTTCCACCATAATAAAGGTCAGTTGCAGCTGCATCAATTAAATAACCAACATCTCTCTTACACTTATCTTCATTATAATAAACACCACTCCAAGAAGATGATACATAAGCGATTACCTCATTTTGGATAAACTCCTTATTATCTCTTAATAAATGCCAAGATGCAGATACTTCGTTTGAAGCAGTTACGAATTGAATATTTTGTGCTATTTTATTACTTAAACTAGCTGCGTATTTGATTCCATCTAATGTTTGATATAGTTGTGAACCAGTTGCCGCTGATGGGTATTCAAAATAGTATTTAGCATTTACTACTGATGCTGATACTGAACCAAATAGTAAATCTTCAATTGCCCCACTTACAATTAATCCCACATCTCTACTACAACTAGCTTCATTGTATGCGAATCCACTCCAAGAAGAACTAATATATGCAATTACCTCATTTTGGATAAATGGTATATTTGATTTTATTAATGAATATGCTTGTAAAGTTCCAGAATCTATTAACGATGCAGTATATTGAGAAATGGCTGGGAGTGAACCCGTTCCATTTGTTATAGTATTCATTACTAATCCAAATGATGAACTTAATGCGTTTAATACATTAATATTAGATGTACCTGCTCCACTTATTTGATTACTATTAGTAAATTTAATATTATTATTAGTATTTGAAGTTACAGTTGGTACTTGTAATATATTATTTTGAATTAATTTGTTTATAATTGTTTTAACATATGATATTGCTTCAGTAGTTTCATTTAACTGAATAGTTGTAGCTTCAGATGGATATCTATAATAGTAATCAGCTGCTACAATACTTCTTTCGTTACCACCCCATAGTAAATCGGTTGCTATTGCATCTACAATGTAACCAACATCTCTTCTACACTTAGTTCTATTGTAAGTAAAGTATGGATATACTGAATCTATATAATAAATTACGTTTGTTTGTATTAATCCTTTATTATCTAATATTACATCATAATTTGCAATAGTTTCAGCACTTGCGGTTACTAATAAAGTATTTCTAACTATTTTATCAGCCAAACCAAATGCATGATTTACACCGGTGATTGTTTGGTCGGATTGAACCGAAGTAGCTTGTGATGGATATAAGTAATAAAACTCACCAGCAGTTACACTTCTTTCATTTCCACCATATAATACATCGGTTGCTACTGCATCTACAATATATCCTACATCTCTCTTACATTTAGATTCAATATATTCAAATCCACTCCAAGAAGAACTCATAAATGAAATTACTTCGTTTTGGATTAATAATTTGTTATCTAATAATAAGTCATATGTAGTTTGTCTTTCTAATGAAGCAGTTACTAATGTTATATTATTAATTATTTTGTTAGTCAATCTTTGTGCGTATGTTACACCATCAACCGTTGGGTATAATTGAGCATCAACGCTTGGGGATGAACTTCCACTAACAGTTGCTGCTGATGGGAATAGGTAATAGAATGTTCCAGCGGTAATACTTCTTTCATTTCCACCATAGTAGAAATCAGTTGCTACTGCATCTAAGATATATCCAACATCTCTACTACAACTTGCTTCGTTATATTGAAAATTACTCCAAGATGAAGAAATATATGAAATTACTTCATTTTGAATTAATGGTTTGTTATCGATTATTAAATTTGTTACACCAATGGTTTGTAATGAAGCAGTTACAAAGATATTATTTTGTAATAACTGATTTACCATTCCTTTAGCGTAATTAATACCACTTAAAGTTGAATCTAATTGATTATTTTCAGATGGAACACCACCATTTGTTGCTCTTGATGGGAATAGATAATAGAATTCACCAGCTACTGAACTACGTTCATTTCCACCATATAAGGTATCAGTTGCTACTGCATCTAAAATATATCCAATATCACGAGAACAACTTATATCATTGTATAATACACCACTCCAAGAAGATGATACATAAGAAACAACTTCCGATTGAATTAATGATTTATTTTCAACGATTAAATCATATGCGTTTGTTCTACTATCAGGTGCTAATGCAAATTGATTATTTACAACAATATTTTGAACTAATCGTCTAGCATAATTAATACCATCCAATGTTGGGTATAATTGTGCTGCGGTTGTTGGAGATACACTACCACTAACAGTTGCAGATGATGGATATTTGTAATAGAATTCACCAGCGGTGTTACTTCTTTCATTTCCACCATATAATAAATCCGTAGAAACTGCATCAATTATATGTCCGATATCTCTTCTACATAATGATTCGTTATAATCGAATGTACTCCAAGAAGATGATAAGTAAGCGATAGTTTCACTCTTAACAAATTCTCTATTTTTTCTAATCAAATTATAAGATGCCGAAACCTCCATTGATGCGGTTTCAAAAATTATATTTTGAATTAATTTTTGTGTTAATTTACTTGCGTACTCAATACCATCTAATGTTTGGTTTATTTGAGTAGTTTCTGCTGCCGATGGGTATTCTAAATAATACTTACCATTCACAATTGATGATGAAATAGTATTATATAATAAATCCTCAGCTGCTCCACTTACAATCAATCCAATATCTCTACTACAACTTGCTTCATTATATGAAGCCGTACTCCAAGAAGAAGATAAGTAAGATAAAGTTTCTATTTGAATAAATGGAATATTTTGCTTAATAATTTGATAAGCTGCTAATGTAGATGGTTGGGTTGAGGCCGCTCCATATAAACTAGCCGTAATATACGAACCACTGCCATTTGTAATGATTGTAGAAACGATTGATATCGAATTGGATACAAAGGTTACATCTTCTAAACTAGCGCTTAAAGAGGCTGTAAATTGCTCTGTGCTACTAAACTTAGTTAATCCATTTATATTACTAATTTCAACCGGAATTGAACCAGTACCATTTTTAATAATATTAATTATATTAGCAAAAGATGAACTTACGTTGTTAACCTGAGTTATACTTCCAGATTGTAATCCAATTATTTGAGGTACCGAAGTTACTTTAATTAAATCGTTAGTATTTTCAATTAATGCTGGAACTGAGCCCGTACCATTTGTTACTATATTAGTTACAATATTAAATGATGAACTTATAGTATTTCTTAATGCCGATGATACCGCAAATGATGATGTATATTGTGATAGTTCACGTTTCTTAATTAATCCACTTACATTTGTAATTGTAGTTGGTAAATTACTCACACCATTAAATAAAATATCAATTGTAGTTGCGAATGATGAACTTACTGATAATGATTCTGATATAGAAGCAGTATATATTGATTGAATTTGTGGTATGTTAGTAACTTTAATATTATTAATAGTATTTGCTACAACCTCAAAATCACCCAATGATGGTATTTCAATATATCTTTGCGTATCTGAAATTGGTAACTCATCAACAATATTAATAATTCCACTTGCTTCAATATCTTTACCATTTACATAGTATAAAGTATCAGGTGCATCGAATGGTACAATAAATGTTAAAGTTCCAAAGGTAACACCATTATTAGTTACACCTTTTGTATATTGATTTCTAAGACCTGGTTTTATATCAGTTTTAATATAAAATGGTCTAAAATCTAATTCAGTTGCATTTACAATATTTAGTGAATTTACAGAGAATGTATAAAGTTCACCTCTCTTTAATGTTAAAGTAGGGTCTATACTACCATCTTCGATAGATGCAGTTAATACGTTATCAAATTTATTTAATTGATTTTCATTAAATAAATAATTTGCAGATTCAAATGCAATTACTTCATAATAAGTTGAGTATTCAGATGAACCACTTAAACTCAAACTTCCACTAATACCATATTTGATAATATCAGTTACAATTGAAAATGATGATGATACTTTTTGTATTTCAGTAGCACTAGCAGATATAGATGATGTGATTTGTAAGCCATTACCAAATTTAATACCAGCTGCAGTATTTTTAACCAATTGAATTTCAGCAGGAATAGTTGTTCCAATAACAGTTGTTATTAAATTACTTCCATATGAATTTTTAGGAATACCAACCGTTGAAATCGGAGCCCCATTTCTATCAGTTCCAATTGTTTGTTCGGTTGTAACTGAACTACCACTTTCAATTATTTTAATAATTGTATTAACGTTGTTAGAAATACTTTGAGTATTTGCGTTTGCTAACGTTGATTGAATTTGTGTTATACCACTAACATTTATTGGATTATTTATATTCCAAATATAATCGTTTGAATTACCAACTATTGCCGATGGTATATAATCAGTTCCATATCTAATAATATCCTCAATAATACCAAATGATTGTGATACTAATGTAACTTCAGTATTACTTGCAGATATAGATGATGTTACCGAATTAAATGCCGTAACTTTTATGTTACTATCAATATTTAATCCAATTTTTGGAGTTGGTAATATTTCTGATATTAAAATTTTATCGGTTAACGCATTTACATATTGAAGTGCATTTATTGTTTCAGTTAATTGAGTAGTATTTGCTACTGATGGAAATAAGAAATAATATAATCCAGCAGTTTCAGTTCTTTCATTACCACCATACAATAAATCAGTTGTAATATTATCAACAATGTATCCAACATCTCTTCTACATTTAGCTTGGTTATAATCTAAATTAGGATATTGAGTATTGATATATGTAATAGTTTCAGTTTGAATTAAACTACGATTTTTTCTCATTAAATCAACAGCCCCAATTACAGAATTAGATGCCGTTACAAATGTATCGTTGTTTAATAATTTTTCAGTTAATCGTTTAGCATATCTAATAGCATCTAATGTTTGATTTAACTGAGTAGTTGTTGCCTCCGATGGATATCTAAAGTAGAATTGTCCAGCAGTTACACTTCGGTCGTTACCTTCATATTTTAAATCAGTTCCTACTGCATCTAAAATATATCCAATATCACGTGAACAACTTACCTCATTATATTCGAATTCAGACCAAGATGATGAAATATATGCAATGGTTTCTGCTCTAACAAAATCTTTGTTATTAAAAATAATATTATATCCATTATTAATATTAGCGGATGATGTTATGTATTGATTTCCTTTTAAAATATTTTGTGCAACACCACTTGCGTATTTAACCGCAGTTAATGTTGGTTCTAATTGAGTTGTAGTAGCTTCGGATGGATATAAGTAATAAAATCTTGCACTCTTTATAGATTCTTCATTTCCACCATAAAGAATATCATATGCAGCTCCACTTACAATATATGAAATATCTCTCTTACAAGTTGTTTCATTATATGAAAACTCACTCCAAGACGAACTCATATATGCAATAGTTTCAGATTGTATAAATGGTATATTATTTATAAGTAAATTATATGCGTTTTGTTTTTCACTTGATGTGCTAGCATTTGAACTACTTGGTATAATTGTAGGTAAATCACCAGTCCCATATTCAATAGTATCATACACAATTGAAAATGATGATGATACCGAATTTATTGTTTGTAAAGATGATGTTGTACCTGTTTGATATTGGTTTACATTACTAAATTTAAAACTAGCAGATGTATTACTTACAATATTTGGAGCTATACCACCAGCTACAATAGACATAATTGTATCAAAACTATTATTAGTTGTAGTAATTGTAGGTGAATCTACAGCTGAGGTTTTGTATTGAACAATATCAGTTGCTTGAATTGAATGAGATACATTTGATATACGAACATATGATTCGGTTGCAGGATTTCCTCTTTCAATTATATCATATAATATATTAAAATTAGTATCAACACTTGCAATATTTTGTAATGATGCGGTTGTTGATGAAGTATATTGATTTTCACCAGAAATATTGTAAACAGATTGCGATGAATATCCATTTATACTACTTTTTGCAATTAAACTTGGTTTATTTACAATTCCATTGTCAATAATTGAACTTATTAATTTAAAATCAGCTTTAACTATATCAGACACTTCATTCGAAGAATCTTCCGATAAAAAGTATTGTGGTAAAACATTAGGGTCAGTTACTCTAATTCCGTTTTCAGTATTTGGTACCAATGCAGGAATCGTAGATAATCCACCTTCAATAGTATTAACAATAATTGAGTAATTATCTTGTACATTTAAGAACGCATCAAAGTTACCACCACTACCCGTAATAAAACGTGAACCAGATGCGTACATACCATAATCACCAAATGAGGTGTTAGAGTTAAGTAATACCGCATGTCCACCATCGATAACTTTTACTGAATATGCTGAGAAGTTTGTGAAGAATGATACCAACTGAATGAATCCCCTTCCAACAACTTGACAACCCACACCATTTGGTGCAACCTGTGTATATGCATCCAATACCATAGAGGCTAATGGAGAATCAGGATGGATTCTATTTCCATCTACGTTCAATCCACCACCTCCAGCAGGAATATCCTCATACAGCTCAAGGAATGAGTTCTCCTGATTTGAAATCATAGAACAGTTCTGAACGTATGGTGATGTTGTAATAAATGCGTTTGGTGCGAATGCAATTGCGAATCCACTTTGAGAATCATCAACCGATGGATATACTCTCAAACCAGCAAATGTCATCTCAGCAAGATAACAACCACTATTTACCCAAAATAAATCTTCGTTTTCGTTTTTAGCAATAATTTTAGTTACCCTTAATCCAGCTCCCCAAACAGTTGTGTTTCTTGGAAGTTCAATTGGGTTTTCTTCTAAATAAGTACCCGCATCAACAGTGATTCTAAATCCACTAAAAAGAGAACCAGTTGGTAAACCATATCTACCATCATCACCCGGAGTTGCTAATTGAGCAGCTTTCTTAATAGTTCTTAATGGAAATTGCGGTGAAGTACCACTATTATTATCATTACCATTTGTAGATGATACATAGATAGTTGAATCACTTTTTGCAAAATCCTCAACTAATATTCCACCAAATCTTTGTGTATCAACCGATATATCAGAAAAAGATGCAGTTGCATCCAATCTACTTGCCGCATTGGCAAATGATAATGCACCATCAATTTGTAATGACCCAGTAATTTCAACCGAACCAGTTATTCTTTGCTTATCCGAAGTACGAGTACCAATATCAATACTTTGTGATACTAATAAAGAGCCAGATATAAATACAGAGTTGCCTACGGATATACTATCCCTAAACTGATTTACTTCTTCTATTTGTTTCTGTGGTATTAATCTAGCCATTATACTATTTGTGTAATTTTACCTTTAATTTCAAAATCAGTTCTAACTACGTCAGCCGGAACTCTTGTTATACTTTCAGTAAAGGTTATAGTTATAGAAGTATCATCAAATGTTACCGAATATCTATCGTTTGTTTGCTTCACTCCGTATAAATATACATCTAAATAATCCTTGGAATCTGCAACGATTAAATCTTCATAAACAAATCTAAAATCATCCAAATTTAAAGTAAATAGTTCACCATTTAAAGAAATTGATGTTGGAGTTGCCTCATAGATAAACGTATCTTTGATTACTTCCAACACAAAATTTTGAAAAGATTCTCTATCCCTCTTTGTAGTTATACTACCTATATCTATATTTGGTTTTAATCTAGCCATTAATTAATATTTTCTAAATCACCTTCTATTTTTACTTCATCATTAGATTCAAATGCCCAAGGTTGTCCATAATTTGGGTCATTTGTATTTTCAATTGTTGTTGGGAAATTTGTTCTTATAAATTTTATGTGAAAATCATTTCCAACTTGTTCAAATTGATAATCTCTTGCGGCAATAAATCCACCCCATACAAATACATCAAATCTAGCAGCAGTTCTTCTTTTATCAGCAACTCTACTATCTAATGTTTTTAATCTACAATTTGTAGCTTTCCATATCCAATATAATGAATGTACCAAATCAACGGGTTCCAAAATGAATTCATTTGGTTCGTTAACTTCTTTCATTATATTTTTAAGAGTCTTTATGTTCATAGTTGTTCAAATTTTCCTACAATATCCACTTCATCATTTATATCAATATCAAATCCTAATGTATTATTAAATGTAAAAACGATTTCATTTGTAGTTCCGTTAAAAGAATAACTATAAGTTGATGCTGGTTTAAATTCTGAATTAACATAAACTCTAAACCAATTTAAAGTATCAAACGAACCAATTAGTTCATTTGGTAATATTGGTTTTCTAACATTTGTTAATTTAACAACACCTCTATTTACCCCACCAGTTATACCTACAAATTGTGCTGCTTGAGAACCCCTTATAGCAACAAAATCTATAACAAACTGATATTCATTATATATGTTAGGATTGGTGAACATAGTACCACTTAAATCCGTTTCTACACCCCATACAACTTTCTTTGGTGTGAATGATTTTTTAACAACTGGTGCCTCATCACGAGTTTCAGGAAGTAAATATGCATTTACCACCATTGTGAATGTTGTTCTTATAATTCTTTCCGAACCCTCTCCAACTTCTTGTTGATTATCAAACGAATCAATACGAGTTCTAAATTTGAATCCATTTTCAGTTCCCCAATATCTATCAGTTGCGTATTGAAATTGTTCAACAATTTTATTCATATGCTCGGTGAATGATGACCACACCATTACCTCATAAGTTACTGTTACATAGTCGGGTACCGAAACTTCATATTGTTCATATGCGGGTTTTGTACCACTTTGTAATGAAAATCGTTCGTATCTATTTGTTTTAGAGTATCTTACATAAGCAGGTAACGTATTAACATCTTTGAATTGAGCCATAGCGGCATCTCTTTCAATAGAGTTTCGTTTGAACATTACTAATGGTATTTGAATCTTACCTCTAGCATCTCTCAAATACCCATCTACTCTAGCGTTTTTCCAACGTTCTGCATTACCATATATAAGTGGTACTTTAACCGCATTACCATTTTCTTCCACATCAGGAATAATGGTATCTACCATATACTCAGCTATGGTAGTATCTATATCAATAAGTTTTACACCTTTAGTGAACTCTTTAGATATCGAACGCTGTAAACCTCTATTTGTTTCTTTTTTATTCATTAGATATCTCTCATTTCAGTTTGTATAGAACTTCTACGTGTCATAAATGTAGAACATATAATTGAGAATTTTTCTCCAGTCTGTCCACCAATTAATTGGTCCTCTCTTACATTATCAATTTCAAAGTATGCATTATTATGAGAAATAATATCTCCAATTTCTGGATAGAATCCCTTTCCCTCTAATGTGAAACGATTAAAACGGAATTGTACAGTCTGTCCACTATCTGGTCCAAATCCTTCATACGAAATACCAGTATCATCTCTCTCAATTACAGCAGTACATTGTGTTCCTTGAAAATACGATTTATTTAAAGATTCCCCATACAAATTTGTTTTCATATCAGAAATGACAAGTTTGTATAGAACTACAGTTGTTTCAATAACTGCATCTACCAATTCTCTTGATATTCCTTCAAAAAATCGGATATCTCTATCTAATGCAAATCTTGGCATATTATCCTACATATATTAGTAATGGAATTTTTTTCAACATCTCTTGCTGATGTTCTGATTCCTGAGCCTTAACTTCGAATTGGTTTTTTCTACTCAACTCCTCTAAGTTTTCTCTCAATTGTTCCATTAAATTATCCTTTTCAGTTTGAGCTTCAGCTCTTAGAGCAGCACCATCTAATGAAATTTCAGAACCTGGAATTGGAACTGAACTATATTTTTCTCTAATTGCTCCTAATAATTCCTTAGCAAGAGCAAGTGTATATTTTCTAATCCATTGTCTACCAACATCATTTATACTTTCATATTGAATAAAACTATATCCAATATTAGCATAATCAGAAACTACATTTGGCTTTACCTTTGTAGAATTGGTTACAAATTCATCGGATACAAAATATTCAAAATATAATTTACCAGCAGTAGTTGGTATAGGGAATATTTGTAATTTGTTGTTAGTAATATTAAAGGAGTGTGCTGATTTTCTAATTTCATCATTAAATTCAATTGCTTGAATTCTTAACATATCTTCGAAAATTGGCATTAAGATAAATTGAGCTGCTGGTGAGAATGAACCAAATCCAAACTCATCAATTAAGTTAAGAGTTCCCTGTCCACTTACTGAATACGGGTCAAAGAATCTATTGATTGCAGGTGTTGGTTCGTGAAATACTTTTGTTATTTGTATTCGCTTTCCAGACTCGCTTACATCAGCAAATAAAGTTTGTAAATCGTAATTTTGTTGTCCACCCACTAAATCAACACTACCTTTTTTGATATCAGTACTTCCACCAGCACCAGCTAATGTACCATATGCCTCAACAATACCAATAAGAGTTGGTAAGAATGAACCTTCAACAAATTTACCAGTGTAATCGGTACCAGTTGGATTACCCTTAAGTACATCCAAATTGTTTCTGATATTAAATTGATTTACCTGTGCACCGTATTCAGATACGGATTCTTCGAAACAAGCAAATAAACTTGCATCTACTAATTCCACATTTTGAATTGGGTATCCCAAACGAGTAGCAACCCAGTGGGCTACCTTTGGAGCATCTTCACTAAATTCATAATCGTTATCATAAGTTCCAAATGGAGTTTCTCCCGGAAAGAATGATGATGAACCTGGGTATATGTATTCTATTGCCATTTACTATTCCTTTCTAATTTTATCTTACCTATAAATATAAGAAAAAAAAGAATAGTGGTTTAGAATGGGATTATATAAAATTATGCTATTTGAGTTACAGTCACAATTACCGATGGTGTTGCGGGTCTAGTTGGTGATACTTGCGTTCCTTTATATTGCAATTGTCCGTTTGCGGTTGTTTTTGACCAATACAATTCTACATAACTTCCGGATGTAATTGGAGTTAAGAAGTTTAATGCTGCCACTTGGAATCCACCACCACTTACCTTTTCAATAGAGAAATCCGTATTTGAATTAGCTATATTAGAACCTGTCATAGCAAACCAAACAGAAAAATCACACGACTCGTTTGAGGTGGTATGTAATTGTGCTGAAAATTGAATGTTATATAATCCGTTATTTTCTACATAAATTCTAGTTGGAAATCCACTACCATTATTACCAACATATATACCTTCAAATTCAGGAACCGGCACTTCCAACTTCATAGCGTATGCCGTATTAGCAGAACCAGTTTGAGTTTCTAATGAAGCCCATTGTCCGTAGTTGAATTGTTTGTTACCATCCTTATAGATAGAACCACTTACATATACTGAACCACTTATATATTGTGAACCATTAAATTGATTTGAACCAGTTGTTGGTAAATTACGAGCTCCATTTATACTACCTGTTAAATTAAAATTACCACTTTCTCCAAAAGTCCATTCTCTTAAAGGAGGTCCGGCTTTGATTTTCAATGTCTCATTTCCTACACCAAGTATAATTTGTGAGTTTGGTGCTACATTTTCAGCCGAAGTTCCAATTCTAACCGAATAATTTTCATCATCCGCATATATTTCACCAAACCCATTATTTAATTTTAAGATACCATCATCACCTAATACTATACTATGTTCACCCACTTTAAGTTCTACAGAAGCATCTGAACCAAGTTGGTAATCTGGACTTTCTATAGTCAAAGGATATGCTGGATTAAGGGATACAGATGAACCAAATGCAATAGTTCTAAAAGACTCTCCAGATGGGACATAATTACCAGTTACCGTCCTTATTGTACCATCATAAAATCTAATTATCCATCCATTTTGTACTCCACTACTTTCTGCATTATCAGCTACAATTAATCCACTACCATTCAAACCAGTACCACCATAATAGTCTTGTGCAATTGTTATTTGTGTACCAACTGTCTCAACACTACTACCTGAAATTATATTGCCTTCAAATGTTAAAGTAGAGTCCAACAATATGGATGTACCGGAAGTTCCACTTGTACCACTTTCACCGGATGTGCCACTTTCACCAGAAGTTCCAGATGTACCATCTACTCCACTCGTACCACTTTCGCCAGATGTGCCACCATTTCCAGATAAACTTGTATAAGTTACTCCATTTAATATAATAGAACCAGTCATTAGTAAAGAACCAGTTAAATTAATATCACCATTAGTAATGTTTAATGAACCAGAAGTTAATCCGCTACCCAATGAATTATATCCAATATTAATATCACTAGGAAAATAACTTTTACCATCATAATCAAATACCCAATTAGATTGGAATGAACCTGATTTTTGAACTAATATTGCTGCAGTAGGTCCATCTGAAACAGGATATGAATTTAATTGATTTGCAAAAAAGGATGCATCATCAGATACATTCGTAGGATTAGTAATAGCTCCAATTAATAAAGTTCCATCAGATGTTAGAAATAGTGGAGCTCCATCAGAACCGGTTACTCTTAAACCAAAAGAAGGACCTCCAATAAAATTTACGTCTCCTATTGTAAGTGAAATATCACCACTACCACTTATTGTTTGAGTTCCAGTAAAAACGTTAGAACCAGTTGTTGCCAACGAATTACTATCTGCAAATACCGAAGTACCAGAAGTTCCATTTACACCCGATGTTCCAGATGTACCAGCTACACCAACTACATCAGGTAAGTGAGATAACGATACTTTACCATCACCATCTAACGGAGCGTATCCATTTACTTTTCCTCTATTTATTTTACTTTCAAACATTTTCTATTGTTTTTTGGAAATATCTTTCTATTCTTTTACTCAAACGAACTCTTACATCTGTTTCGGTTCTGCCTACCACATCGTATGGTAATAAAAAACCAAAACTTAGGAAAACTCTTCTTGATTTGAATTCGTTTGTCCAATGTTTGTATAACGATGCTTCAAATCCGTATAAATCACCTTCATTTATAGTTATAACATCTTTATCTAAAAACAATTCGTAATCCTCTGATAAAACACTTATGTTACATTTATAATTAACATATCCTTCAACTGCCGCATCATAGTGAGGATTTATCTTCCCACCACTATTCATATCTACCGCTTGTAAGAAGATATGATTTTTAGGAAAATGGAATTCTTTTGCAATCCTATCAATGATACTATGAATAAAATCAGGTAGTTTCTCTTTTGAAACATCTGATACGGATTGGAACTTTGTAATATAATTTGTAAAAGGTGTATCCGAAATATCGAACATATAGGATTTACCTTTTAGTTCTTTTGATAATTCCGAAAGATGATGATTAGCACCATTACCACTATGGTCAATCGAGTCTATCCAATTTATTATTTGTTTAGACTCGGTAGGTGTAATAAATCCCCTTTTTATTTTATAATTACTAAAATCCAAAACTTTTTCCAATTTTTTTCAAACCATACTTTGCTAAAAACTCTTTTGGGTTCATTGCCTCTATTATAGTTAATTCAGCAGAACTCATCATCTGATTAGCTTTTTCTTCGGTAACTGCCATTACACACAATTTGTGAGTTGCAGGTAATTCTCCGCTTGGTGATAAATCTATTTTTAAGATATTATCATTTTTCATTTTTTCTCTTGCTTGCTGAACTTTTGATTCTTCGCATAATATACATATTCTCATATTTCTTTCGTTTTATTAGTCTATTGCTTCGGTGATGGCTTGAGTTATATAGAATTGATTACTATCATCTAACGCAGTTAATACAATCGTTCCATCAAATCTTCTTTGAATAGTTTTGTTATAATTTCCATAAACCATTGGGGCTGGGTGTAATTCAGTAACTGTTAATACTAAATCAGTAGTTCCACCAAATGAACCAGATGCTATTGTTATAGTATCATCCACTTCGTATAGATTTCCACTATTTGTAATTGCAATATTACTAACAATACTTGATGCAACAGTTACTTCAAATACCGAACCCGAACCAAACCCTGCAGTTGAACCAGTTAAATCTGAATAAACTCCATCAGTTCCATCGGTTATCGAAGATGATATGGTATTGATTACCCCTAAATATGTGGTAAAATCATAATCATCCAATTCCGTTTCTATTCTATTATATTGGAAGTCATTACCTATTCTATTGTATGTAAATCTATCTCCAATATTGTTATCGTAGAAGTATTCTCCGATTATATTGTCAGTAAAACTATTTCCAATTACATTACCTCTATACGAACTGCCACCAAATCCAAAACCATCACCAATCATATTATCAGTAAAATCATTTCCAATTTTATTACTTTTGAAATCATTAGCAATGGTGTTATCAATAAAATTATTTAATATAAAATTCTCCACGAACCCATTACCAATATTATTTTCAATAGTATAATCACCAAATATGTTACTGATACAGCCTTCTCCTATATCGTTTCCGGTAAAAATATTACCAATAGTATTACTATTAAACCCATCTCCAATTTCATTTCCTACAAATGCATAACCAATTTTATTTGAGATAAAACTACCTGAAATTAAATTTCCTTTCATCTCATTACCTATTTGATTGTACTCAAACGATTCTAGTTCACCATTATTTACTATTGTATTCGATTCAAAATCACTTTCAATATTATTGTGTAAAAATTCATTATTAATAGTATTATCGTAAAAACCACTACCGATTACATTATCCTCAAAAGATTGGCTAACAATATTATCATAAAAATCATTACCGATTTTGTTTCGGGAAAAATTCGTATCACCATAATCATCAGACTCTCCTATATCGTTATTTCGAAAACTAGAACCTATTTGATTATCTTCGGTCCAACTGTAAAAGTTATTATTATAAACTTCATGTCCTATTATTGTATTACCTAAGAATGATGAAAAGAAGTTATTATTATAAACCTCATCCGCTATTGTATTTTCTCTAAATTCATTGTAGGTCTTATTTCCGTAAAAACTTTCACCTATTCTATTATCACCAAATTCACCACCTAACACATTATTATAAAACCCATTAAGAGTATTTTTACTAAATTCATCAAGTATGATGTTGTGGTCAAAACCTCCGTTGATTATGTTATAATAAAAATCATCATCTGATGTGTAGAAGTTATTATAGAACTCACCATTAATGATATTGTAATCAAAATCATCCTCATCCTCATCTCCAAAATGATTATTGTGGAACTCACCACTAACTGTGTTGTATCTAAAATCACAAACAATTATATTATTGTAAAAACTATCTTTGATTATGTTATTATCAAAATCGTTATTAATAATATTATTATAAAATCTATCCATAACTATATTAGAGTTAGAACTAGCATCATTAAATGTGTTATTTCTAAAAACTTGTGAGAATGAATTATCTCTATAAGTGTTTTCACCTTTGAATACATTGTTTGGTAATAGGAAAGTATTTTCATCCCATACCGTAAATGCAGCCGTATTTGTAGATGTGTTATTAAAACAGTCTCCTATATACTCAAAGGTTGGTATTTCTATTGAAGCTGAATTAGATAGGATGTTATTTTGTTTCCAAGACACTCCTTCTAATAGATTTGCATCTAACAAACGAGTATCACTAGGAGAGTTATATCTACTTCCAGTAACAACCATACGATAATCATCTTCAATTGATACGATTTCATAGTAAAATACAAGAGGGTCATTATTGATATTCAAAACACCAACAACACTTCCAGTTGTGAAATTTTCAAAAAATGTTCCACTACCGGTGATAAAAGCAAAACTACCAGATTCTTCAACAGAAATAGTTCCATCATAAACATCTTCAGAATAATATGCATCATATCTTTTGAAAAGAACTTCTCTGAAATCGTAATCCATTTCGTTTCCTTGATTATCTTTTCTATATATAATTCTACCAAATGCAGGACTATCAGTTACTTCGGTTTGATTAAATGTAATATCGTATTTAATATTATCATTTGGATATTCGGGTTGATATGCATCTGATGCCAAAGAACCGGAGTCTAATGCGAATACAATTATAGGTGAAATACTACCTGTTCTATAATTACCAACTTGAATTGAGTTACCATAAACATCATAATCCGGTTGGTCATAACAAGTCCTAAAATCGGTAATCTTATAGTAAGTACCAGGTGTTAATGAATCAGTCGCTAATGAAGCGGTTAATCCATTATAAGTGGTTTCTACTAATCCACCACCAGCTCCACCACCGGTTAGATTACCTTCACTATCTTTTGCTTTGATAGAGCCATTTGTTGTATCTATAAACAAATTATACCCACCTTCTAATGGAGTATCTAAATCTGCGGCTACTTGCCCTTGTAATTGAATGTATTGCATATTTTTATATTATTGTTCCTGTTCCGTCTATTGATGAATTACCTATTAATATAACTTCTCCACCCACACTTATCTTACCATTATTTTCAATAACACTATCTTTAAGTAATAGATTTCCACCTATAAATAGTGTTCCTTCTTTTTTGAATGATTTGTTTGCGGAGTATTCTACTTCTTCATCACCACCTTCAATTAATAAAAATCCGTTTTCTAAAATATAATCTCCCGAAAAAGTTAATTGTTCTGTTTTTCTTATTAAATATGAATCGTATGTGTTATTCCAATTTGTATTTGCTGATAAATTTGTTAGTTGTCTACCATCTCCTAAATAAGCCGATGCTGTTAGTGCTGCCGTATATTTTACAGTCTTTTGTCCACCAGCATTATTCTCAATTGAAAATGATGAAGTTTCTTGCGTTACCGCATCTACGAAAATAATTGAACCTTGTGATATATAAAGGTCTTTCCAAGCATTTGATGGTGAACCTAAACTAAATGAAGATGTGAATGTTCCTTGTCCAGTTGCCGGTACTAATGAACCACTAATTAGGATTGAGCCACTTATAACTTGCTCACCTCTAAAGGTATTCGAACCTGTGATTGCAAATTTATTATTTAATGTGGCTTGTGATGCTGTATAATCATTAAAAGAAGATGTTGTTACTAAGAAAGATAAATCACTATCTTGTGCAGAATCTCCTTTTGGTCCTTGAACACCAACCGATGATATAGTTACTTTTGTTAAATTTTGTGTTACTTTTATTGCCATTTTATCTCGTTACGTTTTTAGATAATTTAACTTTACCTTCCAATAATCTCGTAACTTCACACCCTTTAACCACTTCTAAATCATAAACTGCTTCACCAAAATCTAATAAAGATGATGAATATGCTGATATATAGATACCTATTGAACCACTTTGTATTGGTGTTATACCATTTGAACCACTTAGATTAATACCCGTTCCACAACTATCCGAAAGTGATGATGATAGTGATAACAATGTTGTTGTTGACTCTACGTGCGGACGTATTTGCATTCTCGCATGATAACCACTCAAATCAATTGCCGAACCACTTTCATCGGTCCAATCAATTTGAAAATTAGTTGTTGCTCCTTGCTCTATTACAAATGAGTATCTTCCTGCTGCCATTATAATTGATGTTTAATACTTATAAATATTGTAAAATTTAGTAATGGAAAAAAAAGCATAAAAAAAGAGGAATAGTTCCCTATCCCTCTGATTTTATAATAAAATTTTATTTTTGATTCGGGTCTTCCAAATTTTTAATATATTCATCAATTAATCGACTAACCGCTTCCGGCTTTTCATCTGCCTTAAATTTTACTTTAATCTTAGCCATACCAGCTTCACTTGGATTGTAACCGGAATCAACCTCAATACCTTTGATATTGTGTTCGTATCCCTTTTTCTTAAATAACCCCAATAGAGATTTTTTAAGATTGGAAACTTCCTTTTCTTCATCACCAAATATAAGTCTACAAGAGAACTCAATATCTAATTCTTCCAACCCAATAGATGAGTGGTCTGCTAAAATATAAAGAGGAACAATCATATCCCTACCACCTATATTAAAGGAAGTAGTTTTGGGTGTACCATCTTCATTGAAATAGTTTCGGAGAGCATTAATATGCTGTCTTTCACTTATACCTTGAGAAACCATGGCGGCCTCTAACAGACCGCCAACTAGTTCCTCTACATTTAATCTTGCCATAATATATAACCTTTATTGTTTAATTATTACTTAGCTGCAGTACCTTCTCCGAATGGAATTAACGATGGCTCTAACATTTGAGTTAGGTAATCAGATAATTTCAACATACCTTCAGTTGCTGGTAATTGCTCAGCATGTACTTTTACATTGTATTTTGCTGAGTTATCAGTTGAACGAGTGTTTTCTTTGTTGGTTGAAACTTTACCTGCTACTTTAGCGTTAAAGCTCATTCCCCACCATTTTCCACCTGCAGACATTTCATAGCTGTTTTCACTAGCTGATGTATCCTTCGATGCTTCAGATGTTTTAACTTCCATAGCGAATTCGATGTCCGCTGATGTAATAGCCAATGATGGTAGTGGTACTAATGGTAACATTGGAACTTTACTATACAATTTTTGTATTTCTTGTTCACCTGTATCTGCGTTAGTAACAACACGATTCATTTCTACGTCTAATGAACGAGCAGATGTTTTACCTGTCTTTTCATCTTTTACGAAAGCAACTTCAGAAATGTACTTCCAAGTTACTTCATTTAATTTTGCTTGCCCTTTAGCCATTCCAATAATAGGAGAAACAATTAGTTCTTCTATTGGAAGACCTGCGAACTGGTCTGCGATTGATGCCATAAAATTTATTTTTTTTTATATTAGTTTAACGTAACCAAAGTTGTTTATAAGTATGTAGTATTTTTTGAAAGCAAATAGCTTTATGAAAATTTAACCATACCCTTATATTTCTTTTTTATTTTATCTATTTCCGAAATTGCTTCCGTAAAACTTTTTTTAATTTCTTCATTTACAGTAAAATCCATTATAACTTCACAATGTGGGCATGCCATCACTGGATGCTTTATAATAAATTGTAAAGTTAAACCAAGTGGTTGTTTACATGCGGGGCAGGGTAAAGCCATAAAATTCTACTTTATTATAAGTATAAGAGTTTTAACAAAACCGCATAAAAAAGAGGGATAGTTTCCTATCCCTCTAATTCTATAAAATTAAGTTTCTATTAAATAGAAGCTAAATCTTTAACAAAAATACGACCGTAGTACTCAGGACGAACCATTTTCTTAGCGTATCTTGTCATTACACCTCTACGAGGAGTAAAGTTTGTTGGGTCATACACCAAAGGAGTCATAATTAATGGAACGTATGGTGCGTAAACAGCTCCAGTTTCCAAGAAGTTTGAACCTCTGAATCCTAACAAGATTTCGTTTGAAGTCATGTAAGGGTTTTTGTAAACAGTGTATCTATTAGCGATAGCACCAACTTGCGTTACACCAGCTGCGAAAGATGCAGAATCCTTATCAGCGTTCACTGTAAATGCAGGAATCGATTCTAAGATAGTACATACATCAGGAGAAGCAACAACGAAGTTAGCTCCACCTCTTAATGTCAATTGGTGAATTTTGTTAGATACTTTGTTTAATTTAGTACCTAAAGTTTGGAACCAAGTATTCTTTTGGTAAGCCATTCCAGTTGCTGCTCCAGACCATACGCCTGATGCTGCATTGTATTCTTCACCAATAGTTGCTGACCAATACTCAGTAGTTAAAGCGTTTGATTTTAACATATCTAAGATTTCTAAGTCAATCTCTAAAGAGATATAATCAGATAACATAGAAGTTAATTCCGCTTCAGCGTCAATTGAGTGGTAAGCGTTCAAATCTTGCGCCAATTCAGGAGTCCATACTGCTTTCAACTTACGAGTCTTAGCAACGATAGCCTCTGATTTCAATTCTAAGTCAACCTCAGGAATATCGATATCAGTTCCGATTGTTCCTTCAGTATCTGCTCTTTTACCAGAGTTTTTACCATCTTCAAAATCACCTCTAGAGTAATCATTTGGTACAACTGAGTAAGTTAATACTACAGTTTGTGCAGCAGTTTTAGCAGTTTGTAAACCAGCAGATGCTGATACGAACATTACTAAGTTAGCTCCAGATACTTTGTGGAATTGATTTAAGTTAGTAAGTGAACCACTTGCTACGTTAAATGAACGTACACCATCTAAATCAGCTGTTGTTGGAGCTGTGAAAGTTGCTTTATGCACTTGTCCAGCTGCTACAGAAGCAGAAAGTTCAGATGTAAATCCTACATCAGCCCAAGATGCTGAAGTATAAGTGATTGCAGAGTGAGCGAAAGATGCAGTTACATCATTTACTGTGTATCCGAATCTACCTTCACCATATAAACCATTTTCAGCTACTGCAGTAGTACCGAAACCAGCACCAGCAGCAGAATCTTGTCCGTTACCACCAAAAAGTGATTTTCCAGAGAAAGTTGGGTTACCACCTTGAGCAGTACCATATTTGAAATCCAAATAGAATACAAGTCCAGAAGGTAAGTTCATAGGTTGTACACTAACGAATTCTTTAGAAGCAATCTCACCGAAGATTCTTCTTACTAAAGGTAAAGCTACACCGCTCCACTCTTCAGAGTTTGCACCAACACCAGTTTGTGTTGCTTCATCAAGCAATTGTTTTGCTTGGTTTTCCAAAAGTACAGCCATTGCACTTTGGTCTTTTGTCTTTAAGCCTTCAAGAAGTCCAGTTTTTTCCCATTTTGATTTAAGTTGACGAGTTTCGTTCAACATAACCGATTGTGGGTTCTTTCCTTCCATTAACTTAGATAAATCGAAATTTGCCATTTTATTTTTCTTTTTTAATGTGTTTGTTAATAAATAAATTATTTAATGTTTGCAAGTTCTTTGAATCTTGCAGCCATTAGATTTGTGTTCTCAGAAATGATTTCTTTCTTAGGTGCAGTTGAACGAGTTGGCTTAGATGCTACGCTTTCAGCGATTGCTCTTTTAGCTTTTCTTTCAGTACCTGTAAAGTTCATTGATTCTGATAACGTTGCGAAAACTAATTTTACTTCTCTAACAGAAGTTGTTCTGTCAAGATTTTCTACAACTTTACCTTTTTGCTCGTTAGTTAAATTATAACCTCTAAACAATTTGTTAGCGTAAAGTAATTTTGCGTTCAATAAGTTTACTTCGTTGATTGTAGATTGTAATTTTTTGATTACTGAATAAGCTTCTTCTAATTCTGCTTCTAATTCTGCAGAGTTATCAACAACTTCTTCTTCACCTTCAGTTACTTCCTCATCATCCCCGTAACCCATTTCTCTAAGGATTTCCTCTAAGTCGATTTCATCTTCTTCTTCAGATACAGGAGCTTCTTCTTCAGAACCCATTTCCATTTCTTCCTCTTCAGCTACAGGAGCTTCTTCGGGAGCAATTTCCATTTCTTCTTCTTCAGTTACTTCCTCTTCTTCAGAGTCCATACCCATTTCAAGTTCTCTGATGATTTCTTCTAAATCTAACTCATCTTCACCCATCTCATCTTCTTCAGACATTGATGCGTCATCAGCGTTAGTCGGGTCATCATACCCTTCAGCTTCTTCCATTGCTTCTTCAGAGTCCATTTCTGTTTCCTCTTCTTCAACAACATCAGTAGCTTCTTCTTCATTGCTTACCATAGCAGTTTGTTCTTCGTCATCACCCATGTCTAAATCCATTGAGTCCATCTCTTCTTCCATAGTTTCTTCCTCTTCACCTTCCATTTCAGCTTGTAGCTTTCTTGATAGGATAGATTGTAAACGTGGAGTAAAAGCTTCCTCTAATGCGATTTTAGCGTTAGCGATAGCGGTTTCCCTTACAGCCTTGGCATCAGCAATTGCTTCTTTTAACAATTTTGAATTTGCCATTTCTTTTACCGTGTTTTTTAAAATTTTCTGAAGTTATTTGAGGAACCTCAATGTAGTTGGTTTTGAATTGGTTGTTCGGTAACTACACATATAGGTGAGTATTCATTAACCAATAAACCCATAAGAATGGGTTATTAACAAAGATAAATATACATATTTTTTAGAAAACGATAAAAAATGTATAATTTTCTTTAGTTTTTTTTAAAATACATAAAAAAAGATGGATAAACCACCTTTTATTAATACGATTGCCCAGTATTTATATTAAATTCAGGTATACCATAATATGCAATACCTACACCAGATGATTGTGTAATCTCAGTTATACTACCGAATACATCTACTCCAGCTGGTATTGTATTTAAACCAAATGAACCAGATATTTGTGAAGCATTAAATTTAAGGTCAGTTACTGTAGCTGTTACCGTCTTATAACGATATACATTACTAACTGTTAATTGCCTAGACCCACTTATAATTTGAGCCCCACCTAGCCCATACGCATGTTTGTTAGAATCGATATACATAATAAAATTGTTTTTTAATATAGTTATTTTTTTAATTTTAAACTTCTTTGTGCGTTGGTTAAACCATCAATGATTGATTGCAATCCCCCCTTAACACCATCAGTATCTTTATCTTTAACTCTCTTATCTAAAATCTTTGTATTCATTTTTAAAAAGTTAATGATTGCATTTTCAACTGCGCTCCATCTAATTTCTTCTTCATTTACCGATTCATTCTTTTGGTGAAGTTTGATTGTAAGTCTTTGATTTGGATTACCATCGTGTCCAACCAATGCACTAACAAAATTCATTTTACCTTGCAAGTTTGCTGATTTAATACTTTTGAAAAGTTTTACACCATCCAAATTATGTTTATCAATAAAGGCTTGAACCGCATCACCTCTTGTAGCAGTTAATGCTGCAATTCCCATTGCTTCTTTACCAGCACCTTCAGTTACTACTGATTCTCTTTTATCAAGCTCAAAGTATATTCTACTTTTAACTTTTTGGAATGTATCAGCTGCTAACTTAGCGTTACCAGTAAATCCCATCTCCAATCCAATTTCTTTTGAACGAATACCTTTTTTAGCCAATGCCATTATTTGAGCTGCTACTGGTTTAGAAACTACTTGAGTTGGTGTATCAACGTGAATGATATGTTTGAATGCCTCAGTTACTACTGATTCTAAATATACATATTTACCATCAAATGATGCTGCTATTTTTTTTGAATTTAAAAAATCTGCTGCTTTTTTAGCATTGTTTGGTGAATCATAAACCATTGCACCATCATCTTCTACCATTTTAAATCCCTTATGAATACTACCCATATGTTTAGCAACTTCAGGAGATAACGATTCTTTAATAATATTCTCCATTAATCCAATTGCAATATCTTTAACTTCTCTTTCTGCACCAGCTGCATATTTCTTATTTACAATTGCAATAGTGTTTCCAGATACTTTAATTCTATACATCGGTATCATTGAAGTTGAGAAATCATACTTTACACCAATTTTCTTTAATTCAGAACCAACGTTCATAAATGATGATGCGTTTTTAACTGCTGCTTCAATTTTATCTAAATCAGCATCGTATCTTCCTTCGTTTACTGATTCTATTTCTGAAAGAACTGATTCTTTCATAGTTTCTCTTACTATTTTTCTTAATTGCTCTTTCATAATTATTTTTTTCCTAAACGTTCTTTTACAATTTCACCATCTAAATCAGAAATTTCATAGTATCTATTTAATATGTTACCCATATCTTCATAAAGTGAATGTAATCTCTCATCTAACTGTCTTGCTTCAGTTGCAACCTTTTCAAATGCTTTATCCATTTTATCTAACTCACTCATATTTCTTTTGATGGTTACTTTATCAAACCAATCATCAGCTTCAGAAAGTGTTAGGGTTTTAGCAGCTTCTACGATTCCACCCAAAGTTTCAGCTACCTCAACGATATCTGAATTTCTTTTCATTTGCTCTTGGAATGTTTTATAAGTTGAAATAATTTCTAAGAAGTGTTTTTTAACTTCGTTTGATAATGGTCTATTATCTTCTAATGATTCAGCTATACTGAATTTACCATTAACTATTTTTACTTCATTGATATTGGTTTTACGAATATCATTATATCCCTTAGATACGTTATTACCACCCTTTTGTTCTACTTTTAAAGTAAAGGTGTTATTTGTTACATAATCGTATATGTCAAAGTTTTTCTTGCTCATTATATTAATCCTGTTATGATTTCTCTCATTAAATCTTGTGCTTTACAAAATTCACCACAAACATCAGTACCAATAGATTTAACTACCGATTCGTTCATAGGTGTCATAAATGCACCATGCGTAGATGGATTGGAAACAAAATCCCAACCGATTAATTCAAAGTCCTCTTGAACTTCTACTTTATTTCCTTCTAATTGTCTAGTAGAACCCATACCTCTTGATGAGATACCTAATAGGATTCCAGCTCTTAACAATTCTTTTAATATGTTTCCAGATGGTGTTGGTAAGATTTCAACTGTACCACATAAATCATTACCTTCCCAATGAATTTCTCTCACATTATGAGATACGTTCTTCAAGTTGATTACAGACGAATCAGGGTGGTCTAATTCACCTAATGCTCGTCTTTCTTTGATAAGTGTTTCATATCTCTTTGCTTCTCTTTGTAAGATTGGCATTGGATATACTCTACCATTTTGGTTTTCCGCCCCAGCTCTTTGTAGGATTCCTTTAACGATAGTTCTACCAGAGGCATCTTCGTTAACTAATCCCTTAAACAAATTCGTTTCTATTATTAAGCTTTTCATATCTGCTCCTCTTATTATTTATGGATTAATTTATTGATTTGAATTTAGGATAGCCCCTACCCTCAACAAATTTAAAACCATTTTGTTTTTTCATACTACCTAAAAACAAATCTTTGTAGTATATTTCAACATACGCATATCCAGTTACTTTACAAATATGTTCAGCTGCTTTAATTGCGCTTTCCAATGTAGTAGCCAAAAAGTTTGTTTCTCTTTCGGTATTTCTTTGATTGGAATCCGTATAGAAATCAAACATAAATCTTTTTTTAACGTCTGCTGCTTCATTAAATGTATCAGTTTCAGAATTTACATTCTCTTCCAATCCAAATGGCTTTAACCAATTAATCCAATTTTTTGTAATCCAATTAGTTCTATTTTGTGGAGATACTGTCCAATACTTTTTATATATAGATTTAAATACCGGAATTAAACTACTATTTTTAAAACCTGCAATACCAGACCATCCTTGTCCACCTCTAACTGCTTGTAAAAAATCACTATCATCCTCATAATATTCCATTGAGTTGGATAATATATCTACCAATGCTAACATTGATTTATCATTACCAATTGCTTCGTTAACTGATTCTTTGATTACAACGATTCCGTTTTCATCACCTCTTTTAGCAGTTTTAATACCACCATCAATATCACCTAAACGATGTCTTACTTTTTTTGAACCCTTTGTATTACCATTTTTATCAGATGGAACGAATGTTGCTGAAATACTATCCATATCTACAACTTTATAATACTTCCCACCATCTATTCCCTTTAATCGGGTGAATCCTTGTCCTAATATTACAGAACCGATTTTTAAATCAGTTGGATATGATGCTTCATCTACTTTTTTACCAGCTCTTAAATCTGCTAAATCATCACTACCGATATCACCATCTTTATCAACATCTAATTTCTTTTGACCACCAACTAATTCTTCATTCTTTTCACCTCTACCATCCCATGTGGCATCGATTTTATCAAAAAATGCTTTCTTTTCCTCATCACTCATAGATGGGATAGATTTTCCAGCTTTTTCTAATGCGGCTTTGAAAAATGATTGATACTCCGATTCCTCATTAACGATTGTACGAAGTGTTTCTTTTAGTTTTGCTCTAGTAATATTCATAGTATAGGTTTCCTATTATAGTTTGCTAATTGATGTAGCAATATTGTTTAATCTCTCTCTTATTCTGAATAAGTTTGATTTAGTTCTTTTCCAATATTGGTCAGAGTTTAAATCACCTTCATTTTTAATCTTACCATACCAACCAAGGAATGTTTCGATTTCAGAAAGTTGTCTATTAACATTAGAAATTCCTCTACCAATTTTTTGTTTTGGAGAGGATTCATCTTTTCTTAATTCATGCCAACGATTTTCATCAACTTTTTTATATCCAGTTGATTGATTTATTCTTTTTGTAATTGCATCATCTGGTTCAGCTTCTTCATCAGTACCATCCGTTGCTTTGAATGCATTGGGAGTATTGTATCCAGCTACATCACCAGTTGTTGTTGCTTCACCTAACTCTAACTCCTCTTGCTGAATCTCTTCTAAAAGTTCATCAATTAGTTCTCTTAGTTTACTTGTCATTTAATCTACCCTTTAGTTCTTTAATTAATTCGTATGATATCATTAATGATGATACGTGATTATCAGAAACAGTCTTACCAATTTTAGTTTTATTTAAAACAGATACAGTCTCAGCTAATTTAATTTTAGTAACTTTGTCATTGATAGACTTATGTAATACTTTTAATTCTTTTACTATTGATGGAATTTCCTTCTCAACGTATTCTTTAAATTTAGTAGTATTGGTAATATTATTAATAAACTGCTTTAATAATTCTTTTTGACTTTCATCTAAATTAGAATATTTTTTATTAAACGTTTCTACTAATATTTTGTAGGTAAGTAATCTTAAATCTTTATCTTGTTTTTTATAAGATTCTACTAATTTCTGAGCATCATCTGATTTTTCTACAATTACTGTTTGATTCGATGTTATATTTTCAATTAAAGTAATTTTAGAATTAAAAATATCTTTAACATCATAATCTACCATATTCTTAGCTTCAAATACTTTATATATTGATGCTAATACTTTATAGTTAGTTATTGGAGATGATAAGAAATCATCCATATCGAATGATTCATTAATCTTCTTAATAAGATTATATTTTTCTCTTTGTAATTTACTTTGATTGATACGGGTATGCGCTTCATTGATTGTATCAATAAATTTTTCAGCTCTGGATTCTGACTTATATTTCTCCTTTAGTAAGAGTTCATATAATCTATGTTCTTTATTCAATTCAGTTTTTGGTGAAAAGAATTCTCTAACAATATGCTTTGCTTTTTCAGTCGCATCTCCATTAAGCACTTCTAATGTAATTTGCCTTACAAGAAGTTCAAATAGAATACCTGTGTTCTTAAATTTCGAATGTTTTACCTTCTTCATTTATTTTTGTCCTATAATAATATATTCATAAACGATGTAATCATTGTGTATAAATATAAGTTTTAATTTATTTACTAATTTTTTCCTCGTCTAACAAATTTGAATCATCTAAAAAGTCAACTTTTTCTTTTATAATTTGTTTTTTTGATGATATTCCGTTAATGTATTCTTTTGCAATATTTGCATTAACTCTAACCGCTGAACTTTCTCTTTTCAGAGCTTTTTGGTTTTCTTTAGCTCCTAATGGGTCTCTACCATAAGGATGTTTATCTTTACCATAAGTATTACCCTCTCTTGGTCTACCACCTTCATCCTTTAATTCCGTTTTAAGTTTTTCCAAACTTTCTTCGATATCAGTTGGTTGTTGTGGCATTGCCGGGTCATTTCCTTCGTTTTCAATAGCGTTATATCTGAATCTATCTTTGAGGTCATTTATCATTCCAGCTTTTTGTTGGTCTACCTCATCTTTACTCATATTGAATATATTTTCATATGCCCAATCTTTAGAAATCATATTTAATGCATTGATATCAGAAACTAATCTTACTTTCTCACTCCAAAGGTTTACTTTCTCTTGCTCATAGATTGTAGATGGATTTACCAATGATAATTCAAAATCAACCATATCAGCATCTTCGATACCTTGAGATGCTAAATGTACAATTGCCAATTTAGTAAGTTCGGATACCAATGTTCTTTGGATTCTCTCAATCGTTCTTGCAAATCTTACATCTTCTGCAGCAAGTGTTGCTTTACCATTTACATTCTCATCATACCCCAAATATGCTTTTGGAATTTTAAGAGCTGCAAACAATTTGTTTTTTAAGTAATCAATATCTTCAATAGCTGTGTATTGTAATCCACCTAATGAATCAATTTGAGTACCACTATCACCACCCCTAACAGGTAAGAAGAAATCTTCAGTTAAGTTTTGGATATTATATTTTAAGTTATAATCACCACTATTCTTATCAACAAATGGAACTTTCTTCATTTTGTTGATAATCTTTTGCATGTAGTTATCCACTTCGTTTGGTGGAATATTACCAATATCAATTTTGAAAACTCTCTTATCCGGTGCTCTCATAATTCTATGAATTAACATAGCATCTTCCATAAGAGAAACTTGTTTCCAAATTCTTCTACCATTTTCAATCATTGCCTTACCATAAGGTAAGAAGTTGGTATCTGATAATAATCTAAAGTGTACTACTTCATAGTTCTCATATTCACCTTTTCCAATAGGGTCATGATTAACTTTGAACTTAACATAGTTTGGATTATTTGGGTCAGTATTTTCCAATCTTTCAGTTTCATAAACTGGAAGTGGTTGTACATTAATAATACCATTACCTGGTTGTATTTCCACCGAAAGGAAAAAATCACCATACTTAACCATATTACGAGTCCATGCCCATAGGTTAAATTCAATATTTAAAATATCATAGAAAAGATTTTCTAATAATGCTTTTACTTTTTCGTTTTGAGTTTTGATTTGAATTACATCTCCAAATTCATTCTTTAATGTAGATTCATCTGAGTATATATCTAATGCCGATGATATAATCGGGTCATTATCCATAGCATCATAATCTCTAAATAATTCTCTACGAACTTGATGGTATGCCATTGACTGTGCAGCCATTTGGTCACCAGCAAATCCTCTTTGTAATTTAGTGTACCTATCTCTAAGGTTCAATAAATTAGTACTTCCTTGCTGTCTGTCATCAACATCAACTACTTTTCTCTTCCCATCCTTGTCAATTTTGACTACGGCTTGAGTAGAAAAGAGTTTTGTTAATCTTTGAAAAAACGTACTTTGTTGTTGTTCTGCCATTTTTGTTTTTGTTTTTATAACCTTTATTAATTTACCAAGCTTTACAACTCCAATACCTTGCTCCTGTTTTTGGACCAGGTGTATCACAATTGTGTCTTGCTCTAAATGATGCTCTTCGTTCTGGGTCTGATTTTTTAATTCTCATAGTTTCTTCACCTGCTGATTTTGCTGATGTTCCGCCATGCCCAAAATTTACTTTTACAACATTCCCTTTTGGATTGTTAACATATACTTTAAACTTCTTAACATCACCTCTCATCGGTTTATTGAGTTTTACCTCTCTTCCCTGATATTCGGCTTCGTTAACTTCCCCCTTTATGGTTTTTAAGAATTCTATGAATTCTTTTAAATCATCGTAGTTTTCAACATAATATTCAGTAACATCTTCTTCGAAAATGCCTCTGATTTCATTGTAAAGTTCTAAAGTATAATTTTCCATATATTTGACTAAATATTATCTAATACTATATAAATATCATTTTATATAACTTTACATAATTTTATAACCATTTACTTAAATCTTCAATACTACCATCCCCAACGTTCATTTGCCAAGGATTACTATCCATATCGTTACCACCATAAACACCACTATAAGTATATGATGATATACTGTTAATAGCTTGTTTTGTTAAATCAATACCCTCTTGTCTTAATCTAAGTGATGTATCTCTAACCCAAAGTGATATGGCTAATGCCATCGTAAGGTCATCATTATAACCACGCATTGCCTCAGCTCTACCATTGTTCCAAATGAATGTAAATAACTCATCTATGGTTCTTACTGAACGGATTATGATTGATTTTTCTCTTACATACTCCTCCAACTTTGAAATAATCAAAGGTCGGGTTCTTGATGTGGTTGAGAATCCAGCTACCATACTTCTATCCTCCGAACGATATTTGTTTGATAATTGATTATCCACATCCACATATTTTAAATCTCGAGATGTATAATACAAATTAGTATATCCCCTATCCAATACTTGTTGAATAGCTGCCCAACCAATATTTGCGTTTTCAATTACCAATAGTGCGTTGTTATATTCGGTTGCTAATGATACTAAGAAATTTCCAAAATCCTTTGTATCCAACTTACCTCTATATTCTGCTACTTGCGCAGATGCTTCAACATCAATAACGTGTGCGGTAGAGTAATCCGAAGAATCTCCCCTCGAAACGTCAGCTGATACTATGTAAGTTTTATTATAGTTAGGATATTCCCATCTCCAAAGGTTTCCATCAAATCCACCTTTTTCTACTGGGTCTTGCACAAATGTTTCTTTATAAAATTGTAGGAGTTGTGGTTCGATTACACTATCTCCAGAAGATACGAAATCACAATCACACTCTTGAGCTGCTCCCTTTGTTCCTAATAGAACCTCTTGTTCATCTCGCCAAGCTTGCTCTCTTTCAGGATGTACACTCCAATGGATTCTAATATTATTAAATGAGTTTGTTCCATCTTCAGAACCTACCCAAGTTTTGTGGAAAAAGTTTCCAACACCATTTGGTGTAGAAAGGATAATTGCGTTACCCCCAGTTGATAATGTAGATTGTGCAGATACCCATATATCTTCAATCTTATCGATAAATGCCGCCTCATCAAATACTAATAAAGATAGTGCTTCAGAACGACCAGCATCACTAGCAGCAGATGTTGCTTTGATTTGAGAGCCGTTTGCATATCTAAGTGATAATTTGTTATCCTCCACCGTTGTTAGTTTTAACCAACTTGGTAGATATTGATTCATAACCCTTACCTTAGTTACTAAGTTTTTAGCAACCTCTTGCTTTGTTGCAATAACCAATACGTTAAAATCATCATTAAATAGCATTTTCCAAAGTGAGAAACCAGCAGTCAATGTTGAGATACCAGTTTGTCTTGATTTTAGAATAATATTATAACGATGGTCTTTAAACTGAGTTAGTGTATCTTCTTGAAACGGAAAAAGGTGAAAGGGTATTTTACCTTTCACCGGATGTTGAATCATACAATATTTTCGCATGAAGTATATCGGGTCTTTTGCACACTTTTGATATTCTTCAGCAATAATTTGTTTTAATGATTTCTTTACTTCAGCCATAAATTACTTTATTAAAAGGACTGTAGTTGCAATTATTCCAACAATTGAAGTTACCTTATAAAATCCAGTTTTAAACTTCTGTCCTTTTAGTTCTTTTATTAAACTTTCCGATTTTTGTCTCTCTAATGAAAACTGCTCATCCTTTTTAGTAATGATTAATTCTAAGTTTCCAATCTTTTCGTTTTTAAGAGTATCCTTTTGTTTAAATAAACTTATTTGTTCATCTTTAAGTAATACTGTTTTATTTAATTCAACAATCTCCAATTTAGCTCCATCAAAACGAATTAGGTCTTGATAAACTAATCTAGCAATTTTTGTTGGTAAAACTACAACACTTGTATCTTTCTTAGTTAGCGTATCTTTCTGTGAATAAGCGCTCGAGCTCAATGTTACCAATAGTAGCAACGTTATTAACTTTCTCATCTGTATTATTTTTAATTATAGTTATGTTTTTTGTTACTTGTTGAATATCTTTATCTACATTAGAGATATGTGTATCAACTAAATCAATTTGAGTATCTATCAAATCATTTTTTGTATAAACCGAATCAATATCCTTTTGGATTGAATCAATTTTTTGATTATAGCCAGCTATATCAGTTTTAATTTGGCTGGTTGTAAATATACTCCACCCTATTAACACTGCGATAATAACCAATAAAATTACCAATTTGTTGTCTTTCATATTATTAAATTTAAAGTTTTGAAACCAATTCATAATTCTTATCTTTTAATAATTCATATGCTGCGTTTCGTTTTTCTATAACTTCGATAAGTTCCAACTTACCACTATCAATATCTTTTTGTATTTCAGTTTTTAACTGCTCTACATCTTTATCATTTTGCCATCTTTCAACTGAGCCATCTTCGTTTACATACTCATGTATATTGGATACCTCTTTATATGCGTTGTTTAATTTTTCCAAAACATCCGTACCATAAGCTGCCATATTTGAATAAATTCTATATTCACTATATGCTTCCCATAAACCATCTTGTTTTATTTGAAATTCTCGTCTAGCTAAACAGCCAGCACAATATCCAGTCTTTGAAATTAACTTCTTATCTGCATTTGAGTAGTTACCACTAACATCACAATCATTTGATTTACAACTTGAAATTTGTTGTAAATAATTTCTAACTTCAGACATGGTATCACTACTCTTAGATTGTCTTACTCTACCATATTCTTTTTGTTCCCAAAGATAACCATCTTTATCTTCCCAAATATCTCCAATGGTTCTGGAAACTTCCTCTTTTATATTAGAGAATCCAACTTGCGTATTTTTTTCGTATTCACCAGTCTGAACCATATCAGCCAACTTTCTACGAGTTGGATGCATGAAACTTTTCTTAAATTCTGTATTAGCCATAAATTGTTCTTATATATTCATATATATAAGTATTGAATTTTTTACTATTCGTAAAATAATCCAAGAATTTGATTTAATGGTGCAAATGTACCTGTTAGTTTCATTGTATTTCCATTGTACACAAATACGATACCTTCGTTTGGAACTATTTTATCTTTTCCACCAATAGCGTTTAATCTTTGTAATTCCATTTTAAGTTTTGCTATCTTCTTTTCATCACCACCAGTCTTAACATCTGATATAGTTTTATCTAATCTATCCTTCATAGCTCTAACCGCAGAATCAGGGTTTGCTGTAAGTACTGAACTCATAAATGAAAGTACTTCAGAGCCAACACCCAAAAATATATCCTCAAAAGGTCTAATATTATCCTTTGCTATCTTAGCGTGGTCATTCTTATCAATACCAGTTGCCCAACTTAATACTTTAGCATCGGTAATGTTTTTATTGTCTAAACGGAATGATTTATCATAGAATGCCCATCTCTTAACCAATCCCATTAGAGTTCTATTATCAATCGGAGATGGTGATTTCTTAGTTACAAAATCAGTCCACCATGCTTGATGATAATCAGCAATACCATCCGTATCGGATAGTTTAAACTTAGATTGTAGTTTTGTAATCTGTCCACTATATTTTCCTTTTAATGAAGTTAAGTTTTTTGATTGTGGTAACTTAACAACTGGAGGTCCTTGTATTGTATAAGCCGATTGTACGTTTTGATTTACTTGCTTAATCATACCAGCCAAAACTTTAGCTGCTTCTTGATTTTCACCAATTGCTATACCAGCTTCATTATATTCCATTGTTCCATGAAATACTAATAGTGCTTGTCCATAAGGAATTACATTTACCGAAGTTGGATATATTACCTCCAAATTCATAAAACATGCACCATTCTTAAAAACTTTTTCTCTTTGTTTTTCTGAAAGTGATTTTATTGCTTTTGATAAATCACTCATAGCAAAGTTGTATGCTTTTTCTAACTCACCTCTTCCGGCAAACTTAGTAGCTACTCCATTTATATCCAATGCCTTCTCACCTCTATTAGCTAGATGTCCTTTGTTTCTAGCAGCAACTAATCTTCCATTCACCCAACTGATTGCTAATGCTTGTCCATCAGTTTTTTCTCTTGTCAATTCCAACTTACCTTCTAATGCACGATTCACAATATCTTTAAGTTGTCCAAATGTTAAGTTAATTTCAGTATCAAATGGATGATTCATATGTCCATACGCACCACCTTCAGTTAATAACCCCTCAGTTATGTTTGGGTTATTATCAGTTCCACATTTGTGACACATATAGGTATCACTTCCACCTTCAGAAATTTTCCAACTCCAACCACAATTATCACAAATTACTTTACCATTTTCTACTCTTTCACTAATCCCACCACCCAATGCGTATGGTTCGTTATATTGTAATTTCTCAGCGTTAAATTTCTTTCTTAATCTTTTAAGAACTTCTTTATGTTTATCAATCCATGCTTGGTCTGGGTAACCCATTCCAATTCCTTCAAATGCTGATTTGGTTTTTACTTTATACCAACCACCACCCGGTGTTCTGAATATTCTTGCAGGTATTTCTAATATTCCATTTGATGGTAATTTAGAATGATACTTTGAATCAATATGAACAACCTTTACAATGAATACTTTTTTCTTATTATCAGCTCCAATCAATTCAACTTCTAATGGAACTGCTACTCCACCTATTTTAAGTTTACCACCAAAGATATTACCTTTAGTGTATGCTTCTTCTACTGATTTTTTAACCATTTCATATCCTTTATCTTCGGTATCCTTTGTATTTGTTTGATGACCAGGTTCTGTTTTTTTACTATCATCAAAATCAATTGTATCCAATTCTGCACCATATCCCATATCAGGTGTATATGTTCCCGATTTGTGATGTTGTAAAAAATTATGGTCTATTGTACCATCCGATTTATGATTTTTTGAATTAATATTTTCATTTTTACTTATTTCAATTGCTCTTAATTGCTTAAGTGCTTTCTCTTTAGTATCATGTGTTCCTAATCTATCACCACCATCCTTTGGATATACCACCCACTTACCATCAATATGTTTGATTGTTTCAACAGTCAATTTCATTGATTCTTTGCTTCTAAAATCTCTAGTTCCACCTTTATTATCTTTAAATCCGAATGATTTATAGAATTGGATTAATCTTCCCTTAGAACCCCCAAAATCAGATGATGGAGTTAAGAATACATCTTTTTTGGTTTTCTTTGCATAAGTAATAATATCATTCATTACTTTTGTACCAATACCCTCACTTCTTTTTTCTTTTGGAACAACTATTCTGTGAATTTCTAAGTATTCTGGATATTCATATACATCCAATTCCACACCATGTTTTTTCCCCAAATGAGAGTCTAACGTTTCAGCAATTACTGATTCAAATTTATATTCAGGTGTTGTTGTTTTGAATTCACCTTTTCTCATTATAGTTTTTGCAATAGCTTTATTAGCTTGAAGCATAAATGGTATATTGATATTAGTTCTATTATCCTTTGCTACAACTTGGTTGTATTGAGTTAAGAATTCAACAAATTTCTTTTTATTTCTACCTAATCTTTTAAAGAACCCAGTTAGTTCTGCTGCTGATATTTCCTTACCATTTCTCGTATCATTTAATCTATCGAAAAAATGTTTATCAGTAAGAACGATATCAATTGGATTTAATTGTCTATCAGCGTATTTATCAATTTGTTGTAAATCAGCCATTGGGATTTCGTTAATTACCGATTCGTTTTTACCAGTATCTGCTTTTTTAGCAGCAACACCAATTTCTTCTGCAAATTTATTTGACATTGGTATCACATCCTTTATATCGGCATCAATAACAATAACTTTCATATTAGCAGGTTTCCCATCTCTAATTGCGTTTGTTGTTACAGCTGCCCAACGATGATGACCATCCACTACATATCCATCTCTACTTACATAGATTGGAGCAGTAATCTTTGGATGATTCGGGTCATTCTCTAATGCCTTTGCCATACCAGCTACCTTTGCACCAACTAATTCAGATTGAGTTGCTTTTAGAGAATCCGATGGTAATTCAGTTTGGATAGTTTTAATACCCTTTCTTTTCAATAGTTCTCTAAACATTGGTTCCGTATCAACTTCACCATTTATATCTTTTTCCATACTTGCCGCAGGTGAACCTTCGGTTGGTTTGCCTTTAAATTGTGGCATTTCCTCACGAGGAATTCCAGCATTACCAGCACAATATAAGTTTGTTCCAGCTACAGTTATTTTACATAAATTGTAATTAGGAGCTGCTTCACCATTTTCTTTTGCCTGATTTGTTAGTTGAACCAACTTATCAATCTGCATTGAAATTTCTCTTTGTTGCTTATTTGAAATTTTAGGAATATCCGATTCTGAACTAAATGTATCTGAATCTGCTTTTGGTAATACCTTAGTTACATTATCTAATGCAACATTTGGTATTTCAGTTTTGGGTTTTTCTTTTTGCTTAACATCAGGTGCATGTTTAAACATATCCGAACCGGCTACTTTAGTTCCTTTAGATGGTTCCGATTTTGTATCACTAGCTCCATCTATTTTAACATACTTACCACCATCATTCTTTGAAAAAGATGGAGAAGATTCATCATCCTCTTTACCTTTTTGTTTATACACACCATGTCCAATATGAGTGTATTTGGAATCATCATTTTCATCTTCAAAGATTACTTGATATCCTTCCTTTATCATTCTAAAAGTTGCTACCTTTTTACCATTGATAGTTGGCATTCCATGTTCATCTTTTCCAATAGTTTTTACAATAACTTTTTTATTTTTAAATCTACCCATTAAAATGGTATCTCCGATTTCAACATCTAATGTAATACCTTCATCTAAATTAATTGATTCTGGTAATTTGGAAAGTTTATCAACAACCATATCAAAAATTGATTGATTGAATTTACCATAAGCTTTCTTTACAAAGAAATCTTTTTTATCCTCAGTACTACCTTTTTTTAAACCAATCCTAACATCAGTACCACTAATTGCATTTGGTTGTGCTGGTGATATAAAAACATACCCCCTATCAGCATATCCTTCCAATTCAATACTATCTTTGTATTTTTCAAAATACTTCCCACCCAAACGACTTGAATCTTTCTCACCAACCACAGTTATAAATGCAGTAGTTTCTTTATTGAATTTGCTTAGGATTTCAGTTGGAGCATAGGGATTTTTGACCTGAGCTATTTTGTTTGATGGGATACCAAACATAGTGGTCATTACCTTTACTTTCTCCTTAAAATTGAATGGGGATTTTTGATTGTCTGTTTTATCAGAGGTTCCGATATAAACATTATTTTTTCCAAACTTTTTTACTAATGTTTGGTAAGTAGCGAAGTGCCCTTTATGAAAAGGTTGAAAGCGACCAGAGTAAACAACAACTAAGTCCTTTACACTGCTCGCTTCTCCTAATAATATACTCTCTACTAAAAACTTTGATAAATCACTCATTATATGATAATTATTTCTCTTATACCATATAAATATAATAATTTATTGTTTTAGTTTTTTATTTAGCCGCTTGCTCTTTAAAAGCTGGATTATAAGTAATAGTACCTTCTCTTAAATCGATTTGACCTCTTGGGTATTCCTTTTCAAGACCAGCTACTAATTCTCTCATCGCATCATTTTGAGATTTAAAATCAGCTTCAGCTCTTTCTAAACCATCATGTAGTTTATCCATTTCTTCTTCTAATTCTTTTCTTCTCAAATAGATTTGCCCGAAAGCGTTTACTAATTCTTGAATTTTACCATTGCCTTCTCTTAGTGGAGTAAGGATATCTTCGGTTAATTCTACTGTAACTAACTCGATTTTTTGAATTGTTTCGTTTGCCATTGTTTTTTTAATTAAAAATTGTTTTTGAATTCATATATAAATATATCTAACTGAAATTTTCAGAAATTACACTTACCCCACGTTTTTGTATAACCTGAGATGAACATCGATTTCCAAATATAATTGATTCATTAATATTATTTGTTTCCAAATACTTTGTAGTGAATCCTGCTACAAAAGTATCACCTGCTCCTGAGATATCCATTATCTCAACTTTATCAGTTGGATACATATTGTTTAAATACATACATCCATCTTTATCTAATGTGATTATTAGTTTTTCTAAAATCCATTCATTATTTTCAATAAATGATTTATTATTTTGATATTCGGTTCTGTTTAATTTAATGAACTTTAAATCAGTGCACCATTCTCCTAATTTTTTTTTAGTATCACAAATTGTATTAGGGTGATTAAATGCTATTTTAGCAATATCAGTATCACTTAGAAATCCTTTGTTATAATCCGATATGACTATCATATCAAAATCATAAAAATTTATTTCAGAAAGTGTATTACCAATAGGCGGAACTACATCATCAATATCAACTCGTAAAAGTAAATGATTAAAACTTTCCTCAACATATCTCTTTTTTACAATCAATTGAGTATTACAAATCAATTCAGTTTTACAACCCAATGCTTCTAAATTTTCTTTAACATTATAAGCCATACCACCATTGGTGATTGTATGTGATTCTATAAAAACAGGTGCAGGTCCTTCAGGTGATAATCGTGTAGCTTTTCCATAAACGAATTCATCTAAACATCCCTCACCTATAATTAATACTTTACTCATTTGTTAATATTTTAGTTGTACTGAAATCATCCATTCGATTAAAATACACAATTGATTTTGCGTATTGTTCTCCCACTATTGGTTTATTTTTATAATCAGACCCAATTACAAATATATCAGGGTTATATGTTTTAATTACATTTTCTAATAATTCAGCTGAATCAAATATAACTACTTTACTAACTCCTTTAATTCTTTCCAAATTATACTTTCGTTCTTCTTCAGTATGGAACGGTCTATCTTCTCCTTTTAATTCCTTTACTCTCCTATCGGAATCAATTCCAATAATAACAATATCACCAAAGGCAGATGCGAACTCAATCATCTTAAAATGCGCATGATGTAAAACATCAAAACATCCATTTAACCAAACCTTTTTCATAGAAACTTTTCTAATTCATTAATAACCATCTGAGATGTAATTGCTTTAGTACATTCAAATTGCCTATCCGTACCTTTATGGTCTGGACACCAATTCCAATCACCAGCATCTAATTTTAATCGGTTAAAGCATCCACCACATTTATCTTTAGGTGAAGTTATTCTAACACAATCTTGCATTTCTGCCCAATCATATGAGAATCCACTAATCAATACCGTCTTTGTACCCAATGCCCAACTTAACCAACTTAACCCACTACCAATACCAATGAATGCTTTTGATTTTCTCATTTCATCCATTACTTTTTCCAAAGAACCGGCTGGGTGTTTGACTACTCCAGTTGGGTGTTTATTACCCATATAATCATTATTCTCTTGTGATAATAGTTTAACTGTATAACCTTTATCATTTAACCAATTCACTACTTCTTGCCAACCATTTGGGTTATTCCAATACTTAGATTGAGCAGTTCCATGTATTGCTATTGTTATTAACTTATCATCTTTAACAATATCTGATGATGGTAACTTTGGTTTTATTTCTTTATATGGTAATCCCAATATATCAGAACCCATTTTTTGCATTGTTTGGGATTTAAAATCGTTTGGATTTTTTCTGTTATTTACACTACCATCTTCATTATAGAATAAACCAACAGTATACATTGCGTATAAATTTTCAACACTTTGACCTGGTTTTACAAATTCTATATTTGGATATTGTGACTCTAACATTTCGTTATGAAATGTAGATACAATTAATTCACAATTATGTACTTTCTGAAATTCGTCAAAGTATGGAAACCATGCTAATGTATCACCCAATGCTTTTGATGATAGTGCTAGATAAACTCTCTTATTAGTTGCGGTATAATCATGTTCAAAAAATAAAGTATTACCTTCCCATATTTCAATTCTCCAATCTATAAAATACTCAATATTACATTTAGCCCAAGTATTGTTTGATAATTCGGTTGTGAATAAAACATTACCATTACGTTTGTTTATAAACTTAACATTGTATTTACCCGTTTGGTTTCCCAATACTTCAGCCCAAGGACCATTTACGAAATGATAATTTACTTTATTTCGTACTTCAACAATGTTATTTAAATTTTTAGTTAATTTATCGTAAATCATTAATTCCATTTTTTTACTTCTCTATCAATAAGAGAAAATCCATCTGCTTGTTTAACATACATTTTATTTGTAGTATATCGTAATTTAGATTCTTTATTAAACACATCAGTTAACCATAAATCATATCCCTCCCATAGGGTATCATTAAATCTATCAATCCACCAACTCTTTGTTCTATTTGGTATTAGATACGCATGTGCTAAATCTTGGTTTGATGCAGTTTTACTGAATAAATCATCAATGTATTCTTTACTTCTGGAATTATTGTTTGATAATCCAATAAAGTAAACATCATCTCTTTCAGAAATAAAACATGCTTTATGAACTGCTTCAACAAATTCTTTTAATCCAGTGAATATAAACGCATCAGCTTCAAATACTAATGTATAATCAAATTCATCATCCATAGCTTCTAATGCTCCCCTATGTGCGTTAAAGCACCCATAATGCCTACCCGTTAATGGACCTAATCCATTCCCAAAGTTTCCCGGCTTATCCGATATCTGATTTGGTCTTTTACAAAAATCAGATGGTGGTGTTCCATCAAATGGAGTATTTACAATTGGTTGATACACCATTCCATAACTTTCCAATTGTTTTAGTGATTCTGAACTAATTTGTTCTCTCAAATCATTTGGCTTAGTCATCAAATGTTTAATTTGAATCTTTGGTTTTTTTCTAACAAATGAACGATATACGTGCTTTGCTTGATTATAAAAAAATTCATCAGCTGCTCTAGTAACCCCCGGAAAGAAACTTCCACCATAATCATCTCCACTAATAACACCACCCGGTTTTACTTTATGATACCAAAAGTTTAAATCGGATTTTAAAGAATCATAAGTATGACCCGCATCCAACATAATAAAATCAATTGAGTTATGTTGAAATTGATTTGATGCGTTTTCAGATGTATCCTTTATTACGTTAAATAATTTTGAGTTATTACTTAACATAGTATTTTCCATAAATTCTGAAAATATATCCCCACCAAATCCACCAACTATTGTATCATGTATTTCTTCACCATCGGTACCTTTCCAAGTATCAACAGTTGTAAATTTAATATCTTTATTAGAATCTTTAATTAAGGTAGCCATATGATTGGTTGATTTACCCAACCATGCACCCAACTCAACAAATACATCACCATCGGTTCCATTTTCAACCATTTCATTATACAAATGTTCATATGAAAACCAACCAGGAATTTCATTAAATTCAGGTTGTAGTTTTTCTAATATAATTTGTTTGGTTTGATTTAGGTTATCATCGATATAAGTAACCAATTCATTATTATCATATGAATCCAAATATGTGTGTAGTTTTCTGAATATAGATGGTAATCCATATCCCAATGCCTCTTTAATAGATAATGGATTTAATTCCAATTTAGAACTAAAGTAAAACATATCCGATGCTTTGTAGAATTTATCTACATCACTACGTTCACCCCATACAATACAATTATCAGGTTTGTGTTTCATTATTGGTCCCCAATATGATTCAAAGTTCATAGCTTGGTTTCCGATAAAATGAAATTTAATTTTATATTTTTCTAATAATCTAGCTACGTTGAATATTTCACCCTGATTCTTACCTTCAGTAAATAATCCAACCATAAGAACATGCTTCCAATCAGATTCAAATCCCAATTCGTTTTTGAATTCGTTTTTATCATACTCAATAGTTTCTATTGGATAATCCCATACACGTGTATCTACTCCCACCAATTCAAATCTTCGTCTACTCCATTCAGATACTAAAACATATCTATCTGGATGATATTTGATTTCATTTGGATTTGTATGAGAACCATGTGTAGATGCTACAATATAGTAATTTCTACTATTGTCAAAAATAGTATCTAATATATTGTGAGCTAAAAAATGTTCGGGGATTTCCGTAAAATGAATTATGTTTGGTTGAGTTGATTTAATAATATCCACAAGTTCGGATTTATTATCACCCAATGTGTACAACTTACATAAATCAGCTATTTGATTCTTTTGTACTACAAAGGCATCACCAGAGTGATTGTTTACCTCAACTACCTCAATATCAAATTTATCTTTAAAGATTTGAATTTGCTTTAAAAGGTATTGTGGCATCCCACCAGTTGAGAGATGGGATGCTATATATAACAATTTTTGTTTTGACATAACTTATTTATATGTTCATATCTTACAAAGATACAAAATTAATTTGGTATTTCCAAATTATTTATTAATAAACTACCGTCCCAGCTTCTAAATCAATTTGTCCATTTGGATATTTAATATCCAATTCAGCAAGTTCGGTATTCATATCAGCAATAGATTTATCGATTCTATTACCAAATTCTTTTTCTTGAGATTCAATATCTGCAATTTGAGATTGTAATTGTCTTTTACGAACAGCCGATTGTCCCAATGCAATAATCATATTGTTTTGTTCTTCTTGAATTGATTTTAATTTATCAATTACCGATTGTTCTAATTGTTCAGTTTTTTGTTCCATAATTATTGTGTTTGTATATTCATATATAAGTATATACTTTTTTATTTAAACGAAATTATTCAGGTTGTATTGGGTAAATATATGGAGTTGTATTTGTAATATCTCGTAATGCTTGTCTATAAGTTGCCCACTCCAATTTCTTTTCAGCTGATAGTGGTGAATCATTAAATTGAGTCCAATCGGATTCAGATAATAGATTATTTCGTTTCAGTCTAACCGTAAATAAATCCCGTTCAGCTTGTTCATCATTAGTAAGTGGGTTTTTAGTATGTACACTATTTACATATTTACATCGAGTACTAATTGCCTCTTGCCACTCATCATAGGTGAGTTCAATTCGATTTTCCGTAGGAATATACTTAATATCCCAAACATCAGTTGGGTAAAATCCAGTGTAATTCCCATCAGAATCGTATGTTGCAAAAATTTGTCTTTCAGTCATAATTTAATTTTAATTAATATAATATATTATCCCGTTGGAAGATTACCAATAGCTATCCAATACCCATCAACACTATCTAATACTAAACTAACACCAGATGTGGTAAGGTTATATATATGATTATATCCATTTGAACCATTTGAACTTCTATAAGATGCACAAGTTACAACCGGTGGTGAACCAAATGTTACAGGGAATGTTACGTTAGCAGAACTATTTATTCTTCCCCATTGTATAATACTACCATCTGATAATTTTTGGTAATTATTTGTAGACATTGAACTAGCAACCGTATTTGTTTGGTGTTGGTTTCCTAATCCAATAAGGTTATCGGTATAAGTATATGCAAACCTATTTGATGAGTTACCAATATTGTACAATGAATCAGATTCAGGTATAATATCACCCTTTGAATTAATAGCTGTTGAGGTATCAACCCCAAGACCAACTGTTTTTTCAAAATATGATATACCACCGGCTGCTTTAAGTACTTCTTGATTAGCTGAACCTGCTGGTTTTCTTGGTATTCTAACATAGGTATCAGGTGTTGATACTACTTGAATACCACCGGCTTTAATCTCAACGAAATTGGATGGAACAGATACATTTAATATAGTATCGTATGTTGGTGTATTTGCTAAAGTTGGCCCAACAGTATGTGATTGGTATGTAAATGAATATGAATTAATACTGGAACCAATATTTGCTCTTTGACCCGAATACCCATAAAATCTAATTGAATATCTAAATCTAATATTACCAGTAGATGTTAGATTCATTGAGCGCGTTACACCAGTTTGGGCAGAAACATTATTTTGATAACCACTTATAGTGTTGGTTGAAATATATGTCCAAGTACCATCATTATGTGATATAATATCATCTGAAACATAGTTATGAACTCCAGGTACAGAAAATGTATATACCCATTCATCGGTTTTAATAATTTCAACACTATCAACTAATACCAATTTAATACCATTACCATCTTTGATGTTAATCATACTTTTACCAGCAACTAATTCAACAGTCTTTATTTGTTTATTATCGTTTAACCAAAATCCATGCGAATCAGATACTCTAATAGTTTTACCACCGGCTGATACTTTGTAAACTTTATCAACTTTTCTCTTTTTAATTTTAGCTATTTCAAATTCACTAAATTTGTTTACTTCAGTATTATCTAATTTATCATTCCAACTCCATGCTATTATTTTTTCACCTTCAACAACATCTTTAGCAAGAATAGTTTCACCAGATGATAATATAATTTTAGTATCACCAGTTACGGATACAAAACTTTCAAGTTTTACGTTGTGGGTTAATATACCATTAACATAATAAGTATGCTTACCAGATACTCTAATGTTATAAACATCATCGGTTTTCTCATTTATAGTTATTGATGTTATCTCAACTTCTTCATTTTCTGAATTTAGGAATATATCTCCAACATTTATTTTATCAGTTGTTTTAATACACCAAACACCATTTTGTTTAATAATATGTTTGTGTGAGTGTGTACATTCAATTAATCCATTATTTATATTGTAAATTTCATTATCAGCATATGATTTGATATCCAACACCTCTTCAATTGTTTTTTCGGAATCGGATATATGGGTTGCAGTCCAATCATTTTCTTCGGAATATTTTGGTGTTAATGAATCAATATCTAATGATTTAATAAAATCACCAATTTGAATATCTTTAATTTGTTTGAATGAACCATCACCCATTTCAATTAGTGATGTTCCAACTAAACACGTTCCACCTCCCCCTTCTTCTATATATTCTCCGGTATAATAATTACCAGCATTATATGAACTAACAGCTGCGGCTGTTCCAAGTAAAGTTCTACCCACAACAACACCAGTAGAAATATTAACTGCTTCTAAATTTAATTCTGCGTATGCAACAGATGGTGATGAATACCCACCATGGAATTGCCCATTGAATGTAGGTAAATACGATGGGTATGATGTGGTATGACTAACTCCTGCTGGAATTGATACAGATACGGCTGGTATATTTAGTGCAACTTCAAGTGCTCCTGCTGCTGTAACATTATATGAACCCGTTGATGGTAATGATACCATATAACTCGAATAAACAAAATTGGCATTAGATGTATTTGTTGTTACCGATTGTGGTGTTGGATATACAACCCCCGAACCCGTAAACTGAAAGTATTTAACATCACCTGTGGTTGTTGTTAATTCATTTGAAGGTGATATAATTACCTTTTTTTCACTACCAGTATAAAATTGTAATTCAGGTAAAGATGGGTCAAATATTATTTCACTATTATCATCACGTAAATTACCACTATCAGCATCAATAATCCAATCTCCGATTCTACCATCAGTTGCGTTAATACTACCAGATAAACCTGCATTATTAGCGTTTACATTTCCATTAGCATCAACAGTAAAATTATATCTAATTGGATTTGAACCAGAAATTATTCCTATGTTAATAGCTCCTCCATTTATTTCAGAACCATTAATTGTTGAACCTTGAACGTTTCCTGAGAAATTAACACCATCACCCGTATAGTTCAAATATGCACCATCTTTACTTCGTAATGAGAATAACGGGTCATCTGACCCAGATGGAAATCCTAAAAATACACCAACCTCATCAAAACTTTGACTTAATTGCCCCATTGAAAGGTATGGTTTATCGGATTGATTTAATGTTGAACCTGATGTTGATAATCGCAATCCCTCACCAGAAATTATTCTAAATTCACGACTACCCGCTGATAATGAACCTTGTGTATATGTGTAATCACCATTGGTATTGGGATAATAATAAGAGGCACTTGCGGCGGAATTAAATTTAATTGTTTGACCATATGGATTTGATGCTGATAGAAATAATCGAGTTTCATCTTCAGAAATTCCATAAATTTTCATTGCAGGGAAATTCAAAACATTACCAATACCCAATACAGCTACATCAAATGCTTTTATAATATGAGATTTTAAATCACTTGGTACTTCTGGATATGCACTTTCAGGTTGGTCATAAAGTAATTCTTGTATAAAATCATAATATGATAATGGAAAATCACCAGTTTGCCTTACTTCTAAATAATTTGCACCAGATGGCCATGCAATATATGAGTCTAAAGAAGAAGATACGACTTGCAGTGATGATGTTGTGTGGAATGCAATTTGATAAGATGAACTATCTGCATATAATCCATTTGATAAAAATAATTTTGAATTACCAATTTCACTATTACTTGCACTATTACTTGCGCTTAATATTCTATGATTCGTAGTAAGTGTACCAAATACCGTTAAAAGTGCAGAACCACTACCATCAAATGGATTAGGTCCTTTAAGTGCTCTATTTGCTCCAAAACCTACTAGATTATTCAACCCAGCATATACATCATTATGTAGAGATGCTGTTACTTCCGTATTATATTGATATCCAACGGGGAATGTAGTTGGGAAGTAGATACCAGATGGGTCAATTATCCATCCACCAAATTTACCAGCAGATGCTGATACAATACCAGATACATTTAATTCATTTCCATCCCAACGTAAGTGTCTTGTACCATCACCATTTTCAATTGATAATAATCCAGTTGTTCCAGCAGTTCCAGTAGGTCCACCATCTTCAGTTACACCAATATAAACTCCCTTTTGTCCATAACCTTGAATTGATTGTCCGATTGATATATATGGTTCACTATCTCCACCATAAATTGTAATTTGTGGATTAACATCATATGAAGTTGCTGGTGAACCTACATTAATTGTATTTTTAATAAATGATTCTTCGAAGATACCAATCTTAGCTGCTACAAAGAAATCTTCTTCTCCTAACTCTTCCCAATAATCAGTTTGAGTATTAGGTTGTTTGGCGCCAATTAAAGTATATCCAGAGGGTACAGTATCAATTGATTGAGTATATAATCCAGAAACAGTATTTGATAAATAAGTATGAGGACCCGATGGTAATTTAGTTGCGTAATACATCTCAGGTGTACCATCTCCATTCTTATCAAATAAAACTGCATCTCTCCTTTTCTGATTTAAATCAAAAAGATAATTAGTTGAACCACTCCACTCTCCTCTAAATACAACACCAGGACCAGTTGCTCCTTCAAATACTGTTGTTAATGATTGTGATAAGAAATAAGTTGCTCTACCATTTTCTATATCAACTTTATAAACAATTGTAGCTGCTTTATTATCTTGTGGATTTGCCCAAGTTTGAATTGGTGCCACCGTAGCAGGACTTCCTGTTGGTCGATTTGTTTGAGTTATAAATCCGGGTTTACTATATAATGATGCTGAGAATTCTCCCAATGTACCAATAACATTACCAATTAAATCTAATGTTTCCTCAGAGTAAGTACTAACATGCGTTAATTCAGTAGTTCCTTTAAATGCTCTAATTTGTGTACCAGTACCAGTTAACGTTGTACTTCCATCAGTTTCAACTAATACAGCAGTTGCTGGATTTGTTAATGAAACTTGATAGTTATCAGCTCCCGCTTTTATACCAGTAATAGTTACTTCAGATGTAGCAATTACCCCAGAGGTAGTATTACCATCTCTAATTTGAACTTGCCATGTTGCATTTTCGCCAGGAGATGTAGCATCACCGGAACCAATTTCAAATACATTATCAGTACTAATTGTACTATAAGCAAATCCATCTTTAAAATATTGGTAATAAGTTTGAGATGCGGTAACATTAAATGCAGTTGCCGTTAAAAATATTGAATCTAAGGGAGAAGTTACTACACCATCTCCATCAAAATTAACTACTAATGATGATGCAGCCAAACTAACCGAACGAGCATTTACTCCTTCTTTTTGTTTTGTAAAAGATTGTGTACGAGTTACATATTGTGAACCAGTTACAATACCATTTGTAATTGAAAATGGTCTTATTAAAATTGAATAATCAATACTAGCTGAATCATCCGTCATATTACTCATTGATACAAATAACATTGTATCATTTAACCCATTATCAGTTGTTTCCGTTTTTGATGCAGTTAATAAACCAACAGTAATATTATTTACCGAAATAGATGCGGTAAATGTTCCTGGTAATTCTTGTGAATTAAACTCTAAATATTCATCACCTTGCTTAACTTTTAAAGTTGTGTTTGTTGTTGTGTAATCATATACACCACCATTTTCATCAGCAGATAACGCGAGTATTGTTGGGGCTAATTCAATATTGATTGCAGCTGCCCCATCAACACTTTTTTGGAATTGTTGAAAGAAACTTTGTGTATAATAAGATGCGGTATAGAATGGATGAATTTCTAATTTATATTCAACACTAGCGGTTAAATCAGTCATATTGCTAAATCCACTTATACTCATAGATGCATCTCCCATTATTTCATCAAAGGTAGAATATTGAATTCCTTTTGTAATAATAGATGCAGTTGTAAATGTACCCGGTTTTTTACTACTTGTAAATATAAGTGGTAAGAATCCCTGCGTTATAGTAATATCCGTAGCTGCTGTTTCATAACTAAATACTCTACCTCTTTGGTCAGCATTTAAAGTTATTGGATTTGGATTAATTTTTACTACAATTGCATCATCACCCGGGTCTCCATCGGGTACAGATACGAATGTTTTATCAATACTAATAGATGCTGATGTATAATCTTCTAAATAAGTAAATTTAGTACTTAATTGTTTTGTTTGAACTGCTTCATAAAATGGAATACCATTTTGACCGGGAATACCACTATTAATTATATTATTATCAAAATCCGTTACCTCAACACTAATTCTTCTATCAAATGTACCGGTAACATAAAACATATAGTAATATGGTTCAATTGTTTCCGGGTCAACAGACATCGATGGGAATATATTCAATGTACCACTTATAGGTGCTTCGTTTGTTCCTCTCAAATAGAATGAACCAGTTACTCTACCAATATTTGGAGTAAACTCTCTTTCGGTTCTTGATTTAATACCAAATTGTTCGGTATCGATTGGTATAAATCCAGATGCTAAACCATCTTGTAAATCGGTTAGGATAATTGAAGTTAAAATATCATTTTGAGTTGGACCATCCATAAGGAAAACCGTCAACTCCCCATCAATAGAATCTCTATTAAATGTTGCGTTATAATTCAACTCACCACTACCAGTTGTACCAGCTTTTAATCCTCTAATAAATCCACTACTACTTGCTTCAGATAATAGATAATATGATGATGTTGGTTGTCCTAATGGTGTTAATGATGATGATAATACTCTTAACTTTGCATCGGAGAATCCAATTTGTGGTAATCCATTTTTTAATATAATTTCATTTGTACCATCAATACGAATAGCTTGTAGTTCTAAATCGTTATCAGAACTATTCTTTATAAATGTTCCTCTATAAGGTCTAATTTCAAAGTTTACACCACCCTTACCATCAGCAACTCTTGTAATTACAACTTCATCAGTTACTCCTTCTACTTCTCCAGTAAATCTGATATATTGTACAGTGATATCATTTCTAGAACCAGTAAAATTAGAAACGTTTAATGTTGGAGTAAGTGTGTTTATATTATTTAATAAACCCGGATATCTTCCACCAATATATTCAGATGGTAATATATAATCACCAAACTCATCATAGGCACCAGACGTATATGTGATTGAACCAGTTATTACACTTGTTTCAACATTAAATATAATTGTAGTTGGTGGTAATGGATTAGCAGGTGCAGATGCGGAATCAAACGCAAAATATAATTGATTTGGTGTAATTGTAAGACTCTTATTATAAAGATTCAAATTACCACCATCAAATGTTTTTGTTTTTTCTACTGCTACTGGAATGTAATTATTGTTAATATCGTAGAATTCAAAACGATAATCAAATGTTTCTTTTTGTAATGTTTTTGGTACAGTTTGTACAAATGTTATTTCATCAGGTGAAAATGAAGTTTCTTGCGATGCTTTAAAACTAATATCACTTATATACCAATCACTTCCCTTAACTTCAAAATATAATCTAGCATTATCAAAATCATTAGCTATAATATTTTCACTTAAGTTTACTTTTTGTAATACTGAAGTTGATGAATCAATTGTAGTAATTGTTTGAGATGTAGGTGTTCCATTTAATGAACCACTTAAAAATACTTTAATAAAATCACCAGTTGTATTTTGTGATTTTCTTGCATTTAAATTTAATGTATATTCAACACCTTGTTGGATACTTAAACTTTGAGTTGTATAAAAATACGTTCCCGCATTTGAATTTATTTTGGCCGAATTAAATAAGAAATCTCTATTAAATTCAACCGAAACTGCATTTGATGAGGTTAACCAATAATTATCTAACCTAATATCAGTTAAATTACCATAGTATTCTTCAGTAGCAGTTACAGTTTCAATATCTCTTAATAATTCATTAGATTCTAATTGTAAATCTTGAACAAATTCATAATCAGTAAGATTTGATTGAGAACGTCTAAATACTTTAACTCTTGCCGCATCACCAACGAATGTTTTCATATCGGTGATATTGATTTTTGCAAATGAACCAGTAAGTGCAGTTGCTAAATCAGAAACCCCCTCCAAATAATTGAATGTTACTGAGTAGTTTTGATTTGTAAATGATTTTACAATACCATTTTGAGAATATGGTGTAGTTACTATAATTTCAGTATCGCTTACAATATCATCAATTATACTACTATAATTTAAGCTATCTACCGTAATAGTTTGACCAACAACAGACCCTGTCCAATTATCACCACTAGCTACATTTAATCTGTATGATGTTGGTAATGTGAATCCCGTTAATTTTGCGTTTTCATTTGGTACTAAAGGAACACCATTAACAGTACCTGTCTTAGTTATTGCTAATGAATTATTATTAAAAATTGGTTTATTTATTTCAGTAATCTCAACTTGAGGTCTACGATAAAATCTAACTCTATCTTCATTGGCAAGGTTTTTATTAACTTGAAAAGTTCTTTCCCATTTAACATTATATGCACCCTTCCATTCAGCAGGAATATCTCTTGTTACACCATTGTCAACATATTGATTAAGTTCACCTAATACAGTAACTTTACCTAATCCAATTGGAGTATCTTCATAAATGTAAACTGCTATTAGTTTGGAAATTCCTTCATAATATTCAGGTATACCATTTCCAGGTTCGTAATAGATAGGGTCACCATTAACATCTAATATTTCAATTTTGATTTCAGTAGATGGTTGCAAGTATTGCGAACCTTCAATTAGGAATCCATTTTTACCACCTGTAAACGTATCATTAAATTCAGTAATTCTGAAATAATCCGAATTTGGGTTATTATCTATTACAAATGTACCAAATGATGATAAATTTTGTTCTGGTGAATATTTTTTAATTCTAGCCATTTAACTAAGATTTCTTTGTTGTTTCTCTTTATAAGTATTTGTATTTTTTAAATATACATACTTATTCTAAAGAAAACTAAAGAGTTCTAAAGAATGGTTAGTTTAATACGATAAATTATGAATAAGAAATATGCTATGTTACAAATTGATGCTGAGGTTCATCAATTGTTAAAAGATTTTTGTAAAGATAAGGGTTATAAAATGAATGGGTTGGTTGAGAGTCTAATTAAAGATAAAGTATCCCCATTTAAAACTCAACAACCAACCAATATTTTAAGAACTAGAACTTAACGCTAGAGAACCCATTCACTTTTTTAATTTCCATTAAGGAATCTACTACATCTCGCATTGAATCAATATGTGATATAATCATCACAAAGTCAAATTGAGTTTTAAGATAAGCGAACAACATATACAATGATGTTAAGTTCTCATTATCTAATGTTCCAAATCCTTCATCCACTACTAAGAAGTTTGGACGAGGCAGGTTACATACGTTGATTAGAGCGATTCTAATTGCCAATCCTGATATAAACTTCTCCATACCACTACACATCTCTAAACTCCATTTCTGGTCATCATAGACAATATTAGCGTTGATGTTTTTACCATCCATATCCAATTGAACTCCGAACTCTACAATTTGACCTAAGATATTATTAACCTCACCTTCAATCATAGGAAGTGCCTTTGATATCAATTCATATGATATACCATCCTTACTTAATGCATTTAAATAGTATTCATATAATCCAAATTGTTCTTCTAACTCCTCAACCTCTTTTATTCTCGCCTCAATAGTTTCCTTTTGATTTGTAAGGGATGATACATCACCATTTAAGTTAAGAAGTAATTTATTCTTTTGCTCTACTAATGTTTTAGAAGATGCTAAATCAGTTCTTACAATTTGAATTTCAGTTCTGATTTCTTTGTTCTTTTGGATTTGTTTTTCATTCTCCAAATAATCAGCTATAAGTTGTGTAACTTCCTTAACTTCATTCTCTAGCTTAACTTCTTGAGTTTCAATTGTTGATAACTTGTTAATAAGTGTTGATAACTCTCGTTCTACCTTAGTTTCATCTGATTTGGTATCACTTAACAACTTCCAACTTACTTCATAATTCAATAATGAATTTACAGATGATTCTAATTCTAACTTAGTTTCATTATACTGAGATTGCCTTTCCTTAAATTCTTTAATAGATTCAACGGCTTCCTTTTTAGCTTCTAAAATAGTTGCTGAGTTTTCCATACAAACATTACAATCTTCATTGTACTTATGGGAATCTAAATGTTCCTTTTTATCATATAAAGATTCTAACTTAATATCAATCTTTTCAATTTCGTTTGTAAGGGTTTGTAATTGCTCCCTTTGAGTTTTTAATCTACCAATACCACTTTCTATATCTGCTTCATCAAATCCCTCCAATGCCCCTAATAACCTATCTCTATCGGATTGTAATATAACGATATCAGCTTTAGTTTTAGATTGTTGTTTCAACAAGTCGATTAAATTATTTCCTAATGTCGATTTTTTATTTTCTAATTCAGTTAATGAATATGTATCCGATTTTAAAGGAACTATTTTTTCGTTGAGAGAAATTAATTTTTGATTGTAGGTATCCACACTTCCAGTTGCTTCATTAAGTTGAGCTTCTATCAAACTATACTCTTTGTTCTTACTAATAAGGTTAGTTTCTATATCAGCTAATCGTTGAGTGAAATCATCCTGCTTAAACTTTCTGATTAGAGAAGCGTTATCCCTATTTTCATCCGATGCTATGGTGTATAACTTATCAAATACATCAACTCCCATAAACTGAGCAAGAATCTCTTTACGTTCGGTTTGTGATTTATCAATAAATAGTGCGTTATTACCCTGAAGTGATAATGTAGTTAATACAAAATCCTCATAACTTCCCATATATTGTTGGATGATGGAATTGGTTTCCCTCCTTTGCTCTCCATTCAAAGAGGTAACCAACCCATCTTCAACTTTCCAAAAGTCAACATCAACTTTGATGTTTTTTCCTTTATTAATTATTTTTGCTTTCCTTTCAATAAAGTAATTAATCCCATCGATTTGGAAATTAAGTTTACAGTCAAATTCCGTTTTTCTATTATTAAGAATGTTCTTTGCTAAATACGTTCTACTTGTCTTGTCAAAAATACAAAATGAAATAGCATCAAATAGAGATGATTTACCACTAGCATTTGGTGCAAATACACCAACCATTCCCTTAGCGTTATCAAAACGAATTAAGTTGTTTGGTCCATATGAAAACATATTTGAAAACTCAAATGTCTTTGGTATCCATTGTATATTAGGAATACTTTCCTCATCAACTAATCGAGTATTTAATTCTCTATTAATTTGTTGAATCTTATCAATCGTATCAGCATCAGCGAAGTATTGTCTTTTTAGATAATCTCTAATCAATTCATTTTGGAATTCAACATCCCTAACATTACCAATAGAAAGTTTATCATCATAATTACCAGTCTTTTGTTTGGATAATGTATCCATTCTAGTTACTGTAAATTCTTCAACTTTGTATTTCTTTTTGATATCAGTTAATACTCTTTTAATTTTAGATGGGTCAGTATTGGAAATACGAACTCTCAAACGAGGTTTTGCCGGCATATCCGTAACCGCTGGTACAACCCCATTAATTACATCTAATGTATAAAACCCATAATCATTTTCAATATCAAATTCCTCAAATGTTCTTGATTCAACATCCCATAAAAGGTAACCATGCTTATCCAATGATTCTCCGTGGTTTTGTTGGATAAGTGAACCAGCATATGCAATGGTAGGAATACCCAACGTTTGTCTTTTATGGATATCACCTAACATAACCATATCAAATCCTTCAAACATATCAGTTGTAAATGAATTTGATGATACAGTATAACCAATATCAGTTTCTGCATTATTTACAGGCCCGTGAAATAAACAAATTTTATTCTCACCTTCTACCACTTCAGCCTTTGGCCAATTCTCTTTTTTGTCAAGTATCGAATACACAACAAAAGTAATATTGTTAAAGGGATAGATGCCAGTATCTCTAAGATAGTGAATTCTTTCATTATTTAAGTTTTCTACGATTGGTGTAAGTACATCCAATCTATAATTATTATTTAAGTTACAGTCGTGATTTCCGGTAATTAAAAATGTTTCTTTTAAATTAGCACATTCGGTTAGAAACCAACTAATCTCTCTAACCAATTCCGGACTCATTTCAGTTTTAGCATGGGCAATATCACCAGCCAAATAGATAATAGAATTTTCAATATTATCTTTTCTAACATTTTCTAAAAACTTATTGAATACATCTCTGTACTCATTATGTCTTTTTAAGTTACGGATATGTAAATCCGCTAAGTGATAGATTTTTTCTACTTTCATAAATTATTAAGTTTGGATAGGATTAAGGAATCCCATTCCGTTATATTTGCGTTTTTAACTAAATCATTAACCTCATCAAATCCCATATCACCAGCATCTTTACCAATTGGAATAATGTTTTTAACACTTATCCCATTTTTAGTAAAGTATTCAGAATGTTTAACTGAATCACTAACAGCATCCGAATCTAATATGATTGTGATTTCCTTAACGCCTCTTTCAAATATTTTCTTCTTTAATGTTTTTGGTAAAAACTTACCTAAGATTGGAATTACATTTCTCTTAACTGAGAATGAATCAAATACACCTTCCACCAATGTAATAGGTTCGTTCCAATTGATTTGATTATCAAATACAATTACATCTCTACTAACAGGTGGATTTTTATATTTCATTGTAGCATCTTCATAAAACGAACGAGCTACAAAATAATTTAATTCATCATTCTCATTATAAGATGGTACAATTACTCTACCACCATATAATCCATCTTCACAATACCCCATACCATATTTAAGAATCTCATCTTTAGAAATTCCTCTACGATGTAGATATCCCAACGCTTGGTTGTATGCGATGTTGATTGATTTTGGTTTGATGTGTAATGGTTTGAATTCTTTTGGAAGTTGTAGTTTAATTACTTCCTCATTCTCATCCGAACTAGTTGGTGTGTAATCACCATAAATGGATATTATTTTACCCAACTCATTTCTATCCACATTTAATTTGCGGAGTAATGATTGGATACTACGTCCTTTTGAATCACAAACCCAACAATGCCAATATTGGGTATCCAAATTGACTTGTAGTTTCTTTTTGTGGTGATGACAAAATGGACAATGATGGGTTTGTTCGTTGCCCTTCAAAGAAGTACCAACGCCTAAAACACCATCTAATACATTTATAACAATTAATTTATTTCTAGCGGAGAGCATATATTTAAATTATGGTTTATACAAATATACGAATAATATTTGATATATCCAAATTAAATACCAGAATTCTTTACTTCTCTTAAAAATTCAGCTAATAGTTCTAATTGCTTGATTACATTTGTATCACCATTACGTGCTTGCATTCCCCTAACAATATCTTGGATTGAAGTTGCTGCTACAATTAGAGCATCATCCTTTGAATTTAAGAATGCTTCCGAAATATTGAATTTTTGTGCTACTTGTGTTAAGTTCATAATATGTTCTATTTAATTTATAGTTTATACTCAAATATACGAAAAATTTCCCAGTATACCAAATATTTTTGATAAAATTTTCCACTATAAATTGATTTAAGTACAAATATAGTGAAAATTTTCCATTATACCAAGTCTTTTCGGTAAAATTTTCCACTAATATTGCCATTTAGGCAATTGTCATCTGAAAGGACATCGTATTTGAACATCCAATATACCTCATAATAAGATAGTGATTTTTTAGAATTGCAGAATTGGATGATTTCTCGTTTGAACTCATCTTGCTTTCCTTCTTTAACTTGTTCGTTTATCCACTCATTAGATGAGTAGTATTTTTCCCAATCGGATGTTTTACGAACCTTCTTTTTAAGAGGAGCTCTACCACCCATTCCGGCTGCCTTACGCTCCCCCTTAATTTTTGCAAGTTCTCTTACTCCGATTTTTACATTACGAACACTTTCAAGTGATTTCTTTCCAATGTAGTATTTGCCGCTTGGGGTGTGTGTTATCATATAGATAAACCCAACAGCTTCTTCAGAGATTACATCTTCGGTAATCTCTTTATTTTCACATAACCAATTTGACATAAACTATTTTTTAAATTTATCAGAATAAGGTTTACCTGGAGCAAATCCAGAGGCACCTTGTCCTAATTTTCTTCCGCCAGCAGCTTCAATTGCTTTTTCATCTTTTGATAAATCTCTTCCGCCATCAGCTTCAAGTGGAGTTTTGTCACCACCTTTAATATTTGCTTTAGATGCAGCGGGTGGAGTTTTTGCTAATAATTCTTCTAATGTTGCCATAATTTTTGTTTATTATAAATATTATTTAAGTATCGAAACGTACAATAAAATTAATAGGATAATCCGGTAATGATTTTATTGGTTTTGGTAATTTAGCTACTGCTACCATATTAAGTCCATCATCATATAATCCAATTGTTGTAATATATGGTGCTAAGTATGAACCAGTAGGGTCAACTGAACCACTATTGATATAATCATCAAAACTTCCAATAGATACCCCATCTAATTGAGAAACGTATGGATGTTGTGAATCACGAATTAATTTAAACCCAGGTTTATAATATGATGCAGTGGTAAACTGATTTGATGATAGTTTTTTATCTCTTCTATTTGTTACAATATCAATTTTTTCTGCACCTTGCTCATAAACAGCAGTTGGGTTTTGTGATACGTTAAATTCATTCTCATTAACTGATAGGAATATTTCATTCTCATAAATTGTCATTGTAGAACGATATGATATTTCAAAATTACTAAGAGTTGTTTCATCAACAACATCTTTAGTAACTACAACTAATCCCCTATCGTAAAATACATTTCCTTTTATATTACCAGAATTATCTACCAAATTAGAATTACCATCATCAGTTACACTAACCGCTCCATATTGTAATTCCATTGTTCCTATTTTTATACCCTCACCATAATACTCCTGTGGTATTGATATTACACCAATAGCATTACCCATAATTCTTTCATTAGTGGATGCATATGATTCACGATTACCAACTTCAGTTAATACCGATGCGGTTGCTGGATTTAAATAGAATTGTGCATATATTGAATCATACAAAGTTCGTTTGGATATACCATTGGAATTTGTATCGTCTGTTTCAGAATCATACAAATCACTTTGTAGTGTTCCATACAATGGGGTAATATCAGTCTCATCCAAAGTCCACTCTTTGTAAACTTTGAAAGGTCTAACGATTACATCCGATTTTGGAATTTCTTTTATCATTCGAAATATACTTTCATATAAATATCTAATAAACAAAAAACCCCCTTATTCAGGGGGTTTCTATAATTTAGGGTTTATTAATTTCTAATTTTAGAATGATAATTTAACTTTTATAAGTACCTCTTTATCAAATGATTTGTTTATAGGTTGAGATGTTTTAGCTACTGCGATTAATTCGTTTGAATCGTTTAATAATCCTACTGTTGTTATGAATGTTTGTGGGTCAGTTTCGAAAGTTGTTTCTACAAATGTTCCATCAGTATTTGTGTACGTTGGGTTATTTGAATAGTTGAACTCTCTATTTGTTGCTCTAACAAAGAAATGTTGTGTAGAAACGTTTTCAGTTCTACGAGCTTCAAAATCTGCACCATTAGCAATTGCTTGTACTAATCTTTTGTGATTTTGTTGTTCTGCTGCTACTGATATAGAACCACTAACATTAACAGACGTTGTTCCCCAAGGTTTAACAGTACCAATTGTTGTACCAATTGCGGTTGGGTTTAATATAATAATACCTCTATCAGGATAGAACAATCCAAATCCTTCGTTTGTAGAAGATGTTGTTGTATTGATTGTAGCTTCGTTTTCAGTACCTAAGTTAAGTGAACCACTTACTACTTTAAATACTCTACCAGCTTTACCTAATGTATCACCAAATTTCTTACCACTATCATCAATGAAAGTGAAAACTCCATTTGAACCAGAAACGGTCATTGACCAGTTTCCTGCATCCATCTTTTCTCTATATCTTGCTCTATTTAATGTGATAGCGTAGATTGAATTTGAATCATTAGCTATACCACTTCCATTTTCAAATGAGAATTGTGTATCAGTTGGGTCTAATAGAATAGAACGATATTGTGCGTAAGTTGCTTTAGAAGCAAGTAATGCATTATCATCATTCTGAAGTGATACTGAACCACTACCATTCACATGTCCATAAGCTACACCGAATTGAACTTCAGCAGCAGTATCCGTTCTTGGGTCAGTACTATACACATCATAATAGTAATTACCACTTTGGGCTACTTGCGTTGATGAAGTATAAGCTGCGGTTAGGGAACCAGCATCTCCACTCCATATTCCAGTTGTTACGATTTCTACTTTTGCATTTACTTTATCGAATTCACCGAATCTTTTGTAAACTCCAGTAGATACTCCAGCACCTGCTTGTAGTTGTTGTCCAGCCGGTAGGGCTGAATTTAAAAGAGCTACGATATCATTACTATCGATTTGCCCTCCAGCTGCTAGTGCTGCGATTTGGGATGCGATTTGTGGGTTGTTTATAATTGCCATATCTTATTTTCCTTTTATGCTCTATATGTTACAGTTACAGGAATAGTTTGTGAACCTCCAGTTTCGTTACCATAAACAGTTATTGTTGTTGAAATATTTGTAGTTAACGATGGATTTGGTGTAAATGCAAATGATAAACCATTTACTACTTGTGCAGTAGTTGTGATTTCCTCACCTAAAAATACCGGTACAGTTCCTGCCCCAGCTGCCCCTTGCGATACTGATAATGTTCCAGCTCTTTGGTCAGCTAATACAACAGTGTATCCAGCGTTTGTATTTCCAGCAGGAGAAGTTGTTGGAGAAAGAGAAACGATTCCCTCATTCTGAAAAACTCCTATTGATGGAATACCCAATGATACAATTGGAATTTGTGTTGTACCCTTTGGTAGTGTAACTAATTTATAACGTAATACCTGCGTTTCATCAGGCGATGCTTCCAAAATTGGAATTGCTTTTATTGCCGAATCATAATATGCACTTCCTTTTGGATGAGCTGGTTCGTACAATGTATAATCAATCTCATCATCACCTAATGCAAATTTGGTTATGTTAAGAGATTGACCCGATGCCAATTTTTGTCTACCTTTTTTGGTAAGAATAGCATCTACTGTAATTGATGTGTTATTTAAATATCCCATAATTTTTTATTATCCCTTTTGATATACTATAAATATAACTTTTTTTAAATTTAATTAATTTTGATTAGTCAACCTCCAATATTGGTTCACCTGAACCTCTACCAGTATTAGCCACTCTAAGAATGTTAGGATTAGTAGTAAATATTTCAACCGGGTCTAATCCATCAGGCGTTGTAGTTGATGTTTGTTGTGAACCTTCGAAAAATGAATATTTTAATCCTTGTGTTAAATTATTTTTATAACGATAATGTGATGGGAAGTAACCATTTAATGGAGTTACCTCTATTACATTATTACCAATCGATGGTGGAGTTGCCCCAACCGGTACAATTGATACATTATACCTATAATTAGTTACTTCTTGAATTTCGTACTTAATTTGTTCATTATTTGTTGTTGCCGGCCAACCTTCAGTTTGAACACTTACTTTTTCTATATAAGATTCCTTAACTTTATATATTTGCTTTCTTGATGAAGTCATATTACCAAATATATCTAATGTTGTCAACGAACCAGTTCCATTTAATGCATATAATCCAAATCCTGCCAAATCCAATGATTTATCATCCATTCCAATTTGTGTAGATGAGAATGAATCAACAGTAGATTCTAATTTGGAACCATTTGGAATTTCAATTTCTACTTCATAAGTTGGATATGAACCTTCTAATACCGTAACATCTTCTAATTCAATTAATGAATCATATGTAGGATAATCAACTAATAATCTTGTAATTTCATCTGAATTAATGGTTGCTTCATAGTTATCCATTTGAAATGAAAACTCAACATTATCAGTTGTATTAATAGATGTATCATGTACATTATAAGTAGATTCAACTTCTATATTATCACGTGTATCAATTGATGATTCATAATCACCCCTTTCAGCTGCTGGTTGTTTCCATTTAGTTTTACTTCTTTCTAAATAATGTGGTTCAATTAATAAACCTTTAGAAACACTAGCTCTAGCCGGAACTAAATCTTGTAATACATCAAATAATGATTTGTCGATTTGTCTAACTAACTGAATGTATTCATAAATATCTCTATCTAATCTTTCAAAATAGTATTCTCTTAAAATTCTAAGTTCGTTGTAATCATCCTTATATTCATCAGCAGGTGCACCAATATAATTGTCAATGTTGAATGAACCAAATGATTTTAAGATATCCATATTCAATTCCTTAACAGGCGAAAAGAATAATCCTAATCTATTTGAATCAACTGGTGCTCTATCAAATGCTTTTTTGGTTGCTCTAACTTTGTGAGATAAATCACCAACTAAAGTTTGTTGTTCAAATCTAATTTTATCAGATTGATTAAATCCTAATGACGGTACGTTTGCCGTTACAGTCCTATCATATGGAGTATATTGGTATGGATAAATGCTTGATGATGGGAATGATACAGTTGTACCATATGTTACACCATAAGCTTGAGAAACCGCAACATTCAATAAGTTGTTATCGGCTGTTCTATCTTTTGGGTATTCAAAATCAAATCTAACCCATAAATCTTCAGTAGATGCTGTATATGAATTTCCATTGGTTGCATCAGGTAGAAGTGTATGTGTTTCAATTACACCATCTTCCAATGGTTGTTTCCATAAACGGAACTCATCCATTGAACCACTTAATGCATATCCAATTTTAATCAAACTACCAGTATTCCAAGAAGTATTACCAGTTAATACTAATGGTGCCGATGTTACTTGCGTTCTAATTCTATCACCCAATGCATCCTTTGCAATAATTTGAAAAGATGAATTAGCTCCAACTAATGTTCTATTAATTACAATCTCAGTATATTCATCATTGAATATATTAAATTCAGATGTGGATGCGGATGCTACTAATCCAGTCGATGCTGATACATAAAAATCTAATGTACCAAATGTACCCTTTGTATTAGTAACTCCCAGTTTCCAATTTTGAATAGAACCACTTTCAGCTTTTACAATACCATAATTACCCGGCTGAGTTAGATTAACTCTTAACTCAACTGAATTTGGATATGTACCACTTACTTCTTTCCAATCCGTTTGAACATATTCATTTGTATTGGTAAAGTTAATAGCTGCCGTTCTATCATCAAATGTAAATTTGGTGCTACCACCCAATGTTGGGTCTTGTGGTCCACCAAACTCCATAATAGTTAATAGAGATTGTGGTACTCCATAACAAGCCATTACAGCTTTTAAAGAACGAGCCGTACCTTTATGTTTTAATAAATAAGGTAAGTTGTTTAATATTCTTCTCCAAACTTCTTCGTTTGCAGATTTTAAACTTGTACCATATTTTTCAGTTCCATCTTTGTTTTGTCCAAATGCATACTCCCATAGGAATTGAGAATCGTATGCACGTTTCCCCTCCCATCCCATTGATTCCAACATTTGGAATACCAATTCATCTGAGAATCCATTTGAAGTGGCTTGGTTAAGATTTTTTAATTGTTTTAATGAATTTATGTATGCCCAAATGATATCAAAGTGCTGTCCAATCATATCTAAGAATAACATATATTCTTCATTGTCATAATCCTCTTTGATAAATCTAGGAAGATTATTATTTAGATAGTTTGGATTATACTTATCATAATCATCAGCCACACTTATAATAGTATCATACCAATCAATTGCCGTATTACTTGTAGTTGCTACAATTGTATTAGAAACTTTTGGATATGCTAAAGAATTTGTTGATGTATATAAGAATGTTTCAAATCCATCAAATGAACCAATTAAATTATTAATATTATCTAATTGTTTATTTGCTTCAATTTGAGATAGAATATTGTAAGAAGGAGTTTCGTACTCTAAAAATAAATCATTTTCGGTTAATAAATAATAATCATTCTCCGTTGTTAAATAAGTTAATACAACATTTTGAGAAGAAACTGAGTTATAGGTTGTTTGGTATGTTTCTAATAATTGAATCTTATACCAAAAGTTTTTAACTCTTTCAGCAGATGAACCAAAATGTACATAGTTATCAAAGGTATATGTTGAACCAGATACATATTCAATATTTAATTGAGATGTATCAATATCATTATTTGTTATATACTTTTGTATTAATGATGTTGATGTAGTTGAACCACTTGCAATCAAATCAGCAAAGATTTGCATTCCAGTTCCATTATCAGTTTCTAATGTAAAATTAGGTCCTTTTAATGGTTGACATAAACTATCTAATTTACCAACCAATGTAACCATTTCAATCATTGGTTCCGTTTGTGCCTTTGTTATCCAAACTTTTTGGTTTGGTTGCACAGACGTTGGTAATGGTTCGTATAATTTAAGGATTAATGAATCCTCAGTTGGAGATAATACTGCTTTATCAATATTACTCTCATCTAATCCAGTCCAAGTTGTAATTACTTTGTTATCACCATTACCTAAATGTAATAAGTGAGTTAAGAATTTAGATTCATCAAATATTTTTCTATCGAACTGAGCAACAAATCCTTCAACAATTCTATTGATTGCTAAATCTCTTGGTATCTCTAAGTCACCCTTATCAAATAGGATAGGAATAAATTCAATAGGCCCCGTTACAACTTCTTTACCTGCAGTATTATATGGTATTAATTTAAGAGGAATTGTTACTTTATCAGTAGTAGATTGGTTTATATTAACCATATCTCCATTTCTTCTAAAATCAGATTGAGCTATGCCATCTTCCAAATTAACTGAAATTTCTTTTTTAGTTAATTTAGTACTAATTGGAGTAGCCGTTTCAAAAACACTAGCTGGGTATTTCTCAACTAATTGTTTTACATTAAATGTTTGCGTACCCTTTGGTGAAACTTGAATATAATCAGTTGAATTACCAACATATATTCTAACATATGTAGTATCAACAGAATTCCAACTAATATCAAAGTTTACATCATACCCAATAAAATCAGCACCTCTAACTACTTTAGGATAACTAATTTCTCTAATATCAGGCACATTTACAAATACATCATCAACTACATTAATGAAAATATCTAAACCAAATTCAGATACATTTATTGATTCTTGAGTAGGTTGATTTGTAACAATACTTTGAGCTACAGTTATTGGAGCTGGTTTGATTTGTTCCCTTATAGGATTATTTGTAAGTAATCCAATTTCATTTTTAGGTGTTGTTGGAAATGTAATTGGTGTTATTGGAATTGTTATAGGTGGTTGTGATACAATTGTCGCACCTCCACCGCCGCCTCCTCCTCCATAATTTGGAAAATTAAAGCCACCGCCTCCACCACCATCATTGATGAATGAAAATCCACCCTCTGTGTTGGAACCTAAATCCGTTTGTAGTGCTCTTATCATATCTTATAAATATCCAATTTATAATTCTTATTTGTCTTATTTACCACTTATCTAAAGTTTTGTTCCCTATTTCTACTAGGTCCTCCACCTCCACCATAAGGTGAACCACCTCCACCTGATGATGGTTTTGGTGTTACTGTAACTGGTTTTGGTGTTCCTATTGATGGAGTTCCTCCACCAGCATAAGGATTAGATACTACCTTTGGTGGTGTTGATACTACTACCTCAGTAAGAACTTCACGAGATGGTCCTCCACCTCCACTATATGGATTTGTTGTTATTTTTATAGGTGCTTCAACCGGTCTTACTTCATTTTCATAATCACTTAATGAAAATGGAAAAATCTTAGCACCATATTTACCAATATTTTTAAATACAGAATGTGGTATTGTTATTCCAGCTACATCACCATCCTGTAAATCATCAAACTCCAATATATCTTGTCCAATAATAACAGTAACAGCTTTAACATCTGCGTTTTTTAAAAATCCAATAGGTACACCTAACTTAGAATTTATGTTATATATTATTGATTGCTTTTTTAATAATGTTATTTGTGGGTTTAATGCAGGTCTAGGTGCTTTAACCAACTCAGTTGTAATTGTTATTGATGCGTTATTATTTAATGTTATATTATAACTTAAACTTTCATTTGGCGCTGCTGATATTGGTGGTCTTGTATTTGATTGTATTTGTGTTATTCTGTATAGTGAAGTATTTGCGGATTCTACTTTAAATGTAGTTCCACTAATATCAGAATATGGAGTTGAACCATTATCAGGAAAAAACTCAACACTTCCATTTTTTACAACCCTAACCGAATTACCAGCACCACTTACGTTTACAGTAAAATTATATAAAGCGGTATCATTTTCAACTGATTGTTGGGTTAAATTAAAATTTAAATTTGAAACAACAGATGAAACAGCGGCTGTTGTATTTGTTGATTGTTCCACATCATTTATATAATGCTTTACTTTCATTTGAGTTGATGTAATTCCCAATGTACCCAATGATGATAAATCAGGTAAATTAAATATATTAAGGAATGGTCTATTAATAATAGTTGCACCATTTGGATTTTCTAATGAAATTACATATTTATCACTACTGGTGTATCCTTGTTTTTCTATTGTTATTACCTTATCACCATTTTTTAATTCTTCTTTACTAAAAGTTAAATTTTCTGATGTTGTTTTTGATGAATTTATACCATTAATATAAATACTTGCACCAGCTATGTTTGATGTTATTTGAAATGTTCTATTAGATGGTGTTGCTATAATTGTTGGCGTAGGTACAGCTATTGGTGTTGGTGTAATAAAAGTACTACCACCACCGCCGCCACCGCCGCCACCACCAAAAGATAAGTTTGAACCGAAATTACCAAATTGGTTTTCGCCAAACCCATTACCAAAGGAGTTTAAATTAAAATCATCATATTGTAATGCTTGTATCATATCTTATAAATATCAAATTTAAGAATCTCTACTAATTCCACCACCACCTCCATATCCACCACCGCTAGTTTCGGTTGGTGTTGGTGTTATTTGGCTTGGGGTTGGTATTGTTACTGGGTCAGGAGACACTACCGTTGATTTAACTGGGTTAGGTGTTGAAAATACAGGTATAGGAATTCCAACAGGTATAGCATCTTGAATACTAACATCTCGTGTTGGATTACTAACTTCAGTTTTTTGTTTGGTTACCATTACCACAGCAGGTTTAGCTCCAATCATAACATCCGATTCTCTTCTTTGTAATACAACACCAACATCATCTTTACTTTCATCAAAGCCAGCATCGATTTCAGTTTTTGTTTGTATCGTTCTCATTGGTAAATAAACTTGTACAATTTCTATTAAGATTATTTGTGCTATTTTAAACACATCTTCTCTGGATAATTGTAGTGGTAAACTTATCGATTTTTTATTTCCATAATTTGCCGATTTAATTGATGACTCTCTACCAGCAAATTCATATTTAACTGCTTCAACAAATTTAGTATGTATTTTAGTAGCTAATGTATCCAATCCAGCTATACCAAATTCAGCAACTAATTTATTATACCATTGTTGACTATAAGTTCTTTTAATAAAATCATCAACTATTGATGGATTTATTGATTCCAAAAAAGTTGGAACATATGGAATAACATCATCTTTAAAATCTCCACCATTAATTAATATATTAAATCTCTGAAGTAAATCAGTTTTTTTAGATACATCATTTATTAATGGTAATAGTTTAACTTCAGTTCTGGATGGTGATATTTGCTTAATCCACATTTTTTCATTTGGTGATTCAAACCCAACTCGTTTATTTAATAAAGTTATTTGAGTTTTAAATATACCATTATCATAACCACTTTCTTTTAACAATCTTTCTATATCAATAAAGTATTCTTTTGGGAATTGCAATGCTTGAAATAATGTGTTATCTGCAATTAAAAAGTAATCACTAATATTTTGTGAGTTTAATGGGACATACCTAACTAATTCACCAAATTCACCCTGTGGTAATTGTGTATCGTTAACATCATAGATGATAAATTCAATCATATCCGAATCAGAAAAACCAAAGAATGATTGAAGAGTTCCCTGTTCAAAAATTGCTCGGTCTTTAGCACTAATTCTAAATGCTTGATTATCAATTATTTGTTTAAATGTTTGTATTGCCATTTTTATATTTTATATTATGTAGCCCTTCTACGTCTTGCTTGCCAATAATGTGTGTTTAATGTAAGTGTACCTTTTGAATTAGCATCTTTTAAAACTACTTTACCATCAAATGTACCTTCATTATCATATTTACCACCTCTTCTAGAAACTACTATGGCTACTTTACCAGGTGTACTACCACCATCAGTTGATTTTGGTATTGTTATTTTACCACCAACAACATTACTAAAATCAAATGCATTATTTCCTTGTTCTGATACTGTTAATACCGCATCAATATCACCCACATTATACAAATCAAATCCATTTCCAATAAGAAATCCCCTAGCATCTTTTTTTCTATCATCATACCAAATCTGGAAACCTTCATTAAACTTATCTGCAATTTGTACTTGTATAACTTTATATCCGATTTTTTCCGATATTGCGTATTGGTTTGGTAATCCATTTATAAAATCTAATAAACTAGCTTTCTTAGCAGCATCAGTTGCTAACTCTTGTTGCTCTTTAAGTTTTCTTTCAAGTTTAAATGCTTCCTGCAATGCCTCAACCCTAGCTTCTAAGGATACCCTTTGTATTGCTTCATTTAATGAATTAACAATTGCGTTTTGTAAATCAATTGTAGTTGTTGCTATTTGTGAGTTAGCAACTGTAGATTGATTTTCAGCAATACTAGCTTTAAGCTTTTCACCATCAACTTCAACTCTCAAACTTTGTGTTACAATTTCAAGACCACTAACCTTAGAACGTAAATCTGATACTGTCCTAGTTAAATCCTTTACCTGAAGTGTTAAATCAAATACACTTTGAGTTGCTTCATTATATATAGGTCTAGCTACACCATCAAATGGTTGAACACGTCTTTGTGGTATTAATTCAAATATAGTTGTATCAACTGCTTTAGTTAACTCATCTATATTATAGTTAGGTTTAACCAATTTACCAGAAATAATACCATCTGCCAAATCTGATTCTTGAAACAAACGGACACCAGCTGCGTTCTTCTCATTTAATGCTTGAGAACCACTAACTATTATTCTACCAACTTGTTGTTCGTTTTTTAAACCGGAATCTTTCATAATTATGCTATAACACTAAATGTATAATCTTCATCAAAAAATTGAGGTGTTCCATCAACCACAACTTTAATTTCTATTTTATATACTCTGTCAACTTCCCAATTAGATAAATTTAATTTAAAGAAGTTTCCATCCGTATCACAACTTACTTTAGTAAATTCACCAAATGGTACAATTACATCACCACTGTGGTAATCTGATATTTGGTAATACGTTTGTTCATTTAAGAACTTTGATGTTGAGTATTGAGCGGTTGAACTAAATGTTTTAATTGGATATAATTCTCTACCAACTACTCTTATTTTAGGAGTTGTATTTACTTTATATTCCTTTTTAAAATTTCTTAATCCAACTTTTATTTCTTCTGCTACCAATTCAGTCATTGAACCAGTTACAAAAGTTGTATCATCCCAACCAATTCTAATTTTTGGTTGATGTATTGTTTTTGTTTCTTTACTAAAGAATTTTAAAATACCATAATCAGATGTATTATATTCATTTGCAAATGGTAGTTTTAAAATAAGACCATCATTTGGAATTGAACCACTAATCCAATCTTGCATAATATCGTTGATATCCATATTGACATCAGTTGTACGATATTCAAAATCTTGCGTAGCAAATACATTTGAATAAAATGTACCACCTAAACCAGCATAAGAACCAGTAGATACTTCAGAAAATTCTGCGGTTTGTAACCAACGTAATACTGAATCTCCCTCTCTATTGTTCCAAGTTACCCCAGCGGTTGTGATATCATCAAATCGAGTACCCTTGCCCATTTCCCAACTTTGTGAGATTGGATATGCCTCCAATGTAAATTCCAATGGTAGTTCCTCAGAATCAGTTTCTCTCAAAACTAACTCAGCAGAACTCATTGTTACATCACCACTAGCTATACTAGCTGAGAGTGGCTCTATATCGAATTTAAGGAGTGCTCTTGATATATCTTTTATGTTACCATAAAATACCTTACTCACTTCCAATACTTCATCTAAACCAGTGTTTTGGTCTGGTTGTTGTAAGTACACCGATGCATCTTTTGATGCTGTTAAAAAGTATATCATTATTTAGCTCTTCCTTTTATATCCACGTCCGGAAACTTAACTTCAAAAACCGATGGGTCCAATGATGGATAAATTACTTTATCTTTAGTTGCCGCCATTATATTATATGAATTAGCAGAATATTGTCCACCACATTTATTTACAATTTCCATTTTTGGTACTGAACTTACCCCATCCACATTAGCTACTATTAATTCCAATTCACTTAAGTTGATAGTATTATTAAATGTCCAATTATCAATATTAAAATAATCTTTTAATTCTTGAATACAATTAGATAGTACTTCACTATTGTTGTAATTTCTAAGTGTAATAATTTCAAAATTAATTCCAATGTTTATAATATATCCATTTGATATATTTACACCATCGGTAAGAATTTTATATTCTGTTAAATATGTTTTTAAGTTTTCCTTAACTGCTCTATTCAGTTCCGAAAGTTTACCATCTGCATCATATCCTAATAAATAAAGATTGATTGCGAATGGGTTATTTTTTTCATTATCATTTGAAGTTTTACCAACTAAGAAATCTCTAATTTCAGTTTGTACACTTCTCCTATCAGGTTCTTCATTATCCGGCTTATTAACAAAACTCATTACCAAATCAGTAAACTCATTTAGAGCCGATGGTGATGATAATATTGCTGATGGGGAGTTGTTATCCAATGTACCATCTGCCGTAGCGTATGCCTTTGCAATACCCCCAAATTTGGATGGCATTGCCAATACTCTAATTTGATAATCTTTAGCAGTTACTGCTCTATTTTGTGAACCAAAGTTTGCTAATGCATTTTGTCTAATCTCTTCAATTGCTTCACCATCTCTACCACCAGTTGCAGGTACTTCATTATCAACGGCAATTGATGCTTTTGTTGTATTATAAATTGCACGTTCCGTATCAGTAAATAATTGTGTATCTTCTTCAAATTGAATACCAGTAATTCTAGTAAGTGTACCTTTACCAACATTTGATGAAACACCACCACCAACTAAATACTTAAGAGTTATAGTTGTATTTGATGGTGAAGTACCATAAGTTTTAGTATGTAAGAAATTGGTTGGGTCAAATGATGCTTCCAATCTATTGATTGAATTTGGTAAACCTAATCCAACATTTTTTAAATTTGGAATTAAAGTTTCATCATTTGCAGTTGGGTCACCAGCACCAAATTGAACAGTAGTTGTACTATCTGAATTTACTTTCTTTACAAAACGTTTTGGTGTTTTTATTGTTTTAAGAATGTAAGGTACTGTTGTTTTAAATTGATATAAGTCCGGGTCATTATTTTCAGTATTTGGGTAATCCACAAATACCATTTCTTGTCCTAAATATGGAACCTCATAATATTTGTTTCCGTTTAAATCTCTTACATCATAAATATCAATTACATTAGTATCAGCAATATCAATTTTTTGAAATGCTTCATATGAACCAAAATCAAAATCTTGCGTTTTTATTTCAGCTGAAATTGCGTTTACATATTTCTTAACTAAATAAAATGATGGTTCACCAGAAATGGCATCCCTTTCATATAAAGTTAGTTCTCTATCAGTTGAATCGGTAAAATCTATAACATTTTGAGTAATGAATTTAATACCACTTGCTGATTCAACCTGCATACCCTCTTTAATCCTAAGTAAAAACTTAGTATCAATTGTATTATTAACACCAGTACCAATAGCTGGTACTAATTGGTAAACCGATAATGTTGTAATTGCAGGTGATGTTACTTTTGGAGTGTATCCTAAATATTGTGATAATGCAATAACATTTTCAATATCTTCCGCATGAACCATTAATGATTCCTTTAACGTATCATCAATGTAATATGAAAGTGAATCACCTATATACGATGCCATTTCAATGAACATCATACCAGGAGATGATTCATTAAAATCAGAATATGTTTTAGGGAAATAAGTTTTACTAAACTCTATTAAATTATTTCTAAAGTCCGTAAAATCTTTATTAAGGTATTTTATATCCTTACCCTTATTCTTAAAATTCTTATTTGTTTTAGTTATTGCCATATTATATTATCCTTGTACATTAAATGTTACTTCATTTAAATCTACACTACCATTAACTTGAAACTTTAGTGAAATATTTATTTGATTCCTATCTTTTAATGCATCTGTTTGTTCAACTACTATATCAGCTATTGTAACATAAGGTAGCCATTGTTCAAATGCCTCATTTATAGCATCCTCAATTTTGCCCTCAATATCATCATTATTAAAATCAAATAGTATTTCATGTAATCCACTACCAAATTCAGGTTGTAAAATTCTTTCACCTCTTTGTGTTAATAATAAATTTTTTATGTTTGACTTTATTTGGTCGGTTGTATTATATGTTTGAGTGAATCCATTTCCTCCAATTTGAAGAGGCAAAGATATACCTATCGCATAATCATTGTACGTTTGGGTATCTTTTACTATCTTTGAACCTAATTCAATTGCCATATCTTATAATTACATTCCAGGTCTCCAACCACCTTTTGATTTATCAAATGCTTTAACTAATGCTGAGTTATCTCTATTAAGAATTCTATCCAATCCAGCTAATCCAGTTGTTATACCCAATCCAGCTTTAGATGGACCTGAGCTCATATCACCATATCCCATTTTTTCTGCTATATTTTGTGCACCCATTGTATGAACATCTGATGTATTAAAATTTAATGTTTTATATTCATCTCCCATTGGAGCCCCAGCGTATGGTGATTCCGTATGTTGTGTTCCATTAAATGGCTGTGTTTGGTTTAACACTTCATTCAATAAAGGATTTTTACTTAACATTCTAGTTGGTTGTGGAGTATGTTGAATACCCTCACTAACCTCATTATCCATAAATGTTGGTTGAGCAGGTTTTTTAGTTAGAGCTCCTCTTAATTGAGAATTCTCTCTTAATAACTTTTTCATTTCAGCCTTTACACCTTCTTTAACTAAGGTTGGTAATACGGCTTTTATTTCATCTTTAACAATAATTTGTATTGCTTTTACTAATTTATCAGTATCCATACTTGTTTAGTTTTTATTCCCTTCACTATAAATATCTTATTATAATTTTTTGGTTATTGAAGTGATAGGTACGTTATGTTCTATTTTTTTACACAAGGAGGTGGTATAACAAACCCATCATATTTTTTTGGTGCTTTTGAAAATACACCACATCCATTTCTATTAAATCCACCACCACCAGTGTTTCCTTCTATTGTTGTTATTGAACCATTTGGTAAAACCGCTGATACAATTCCAATATGATGTGCATGTCCTGTCTTATCTGAATATATTACAGCTGCTCCTAATACTGGTTTAGATGACCAATATCCTTTTGATTTTGCCCAAGATTTCCAACTTGCACAAGCTGCTGCTCCGGGTGGAGTTGGTAAACCGGCTTCTTTCCACCAAGTAGTTACAGCACCCGCACACCAATAATAACCAGAACCAGATGATTTAACTTTCGCTTGATTATTTAATCCAGCAAATCCAATCATAGCATCAATTCTACCTGCTTTTGGTAATTGCCTACCTCCAGTAAAACCACCATAGTTTTTACCAGGTGGAGTACCAGTTTCTAATATACCAATATCCTTTTTGGCCGCATTAACTACCTTAGCCCCAGCAGGACATTTAGCATCAGTTATTTCAGCCAATGCATCAACTTCCTCTTCAGTTAAATCAACATCAGCTGCGTTTTGTTCACCTGCTTCTAATTCTTCTTCTTTTAATGTAGCATATTCTGCAGCTGGTTCCCTTTCTTCTAATGAAAGTGTTTCATCATTAGCTTCTATTTCAGCTTCAGCTTTTTCAGCTTGAAATGATTCAATTTGCTCAGGTGATAATGTTGTATCAGCTGCATTTTCAACCTTTGCTAATGCTACGGCAGCTGCTGCAGCTATAGCGGGTACTGATACCGATGGTGAAGATGGTGGTACCATATATCCAGTCCAAGGTAAAATACCCGGAGCTGGTAATGGTGATGGTACGGCTGGGTATAATGATGTAGTTTGTACAACTCCAGATACCGTTGTTAAATGAATCGTTGCTGCCAAAATGAATTGGTCAACAATTAATCCAGTATTATCATTTGGTGGTATTGGTGGTTGTGGAGTCCAAACTCCAGGGTTTACAACCAAATTAGATATAACCGCAACGTTTTGAACCGAACCGGGTGCAGGTATCATTGGTATTGGATAATTGTTCATAATCCCACCGGCCCAATAAGCTTGTACACCTTTTCCAAATTCACTAACTAAACTAAAAGCAGGTGAGTTAGATGCTTGTCCTTGATATAATGAAATTTTAAATAAATTTTCCATTACAGATGTATTTCCATTTTGAAGAGAAACCATATGAAGTAAATCCTTACCTGCTTTTATGGCTTTATCATACTCAGTTGCCCATAGGTTCGCTACAAAGTCAATATCCTCTATATTCTCAGGTGAATTTGCTTTATTTAATATGTTTGATTTAAAAGTTGCCCAAGACATTTATGATGTTTTATTTAGAGTACTTAAAAATTCTTTAAGTCTTGATTTAATAGAGTTAAAATCTGCAATATTTGTTGGGCCTGTTGCTGATGGGCCTGATGGTGTTAAATATATTTGTGCTACAATAGCATCAATTAATTCTTCCATTAATCCCAATAGAGTTTCTCCTCTAACTAATGATTCCAAATCAACATTACCAATATTAACTTTACCATTATTAGTATTTAAGTTTATATCCTTATCGTTTGTTAAAACGTTAATATTATCACCAACACTTACTTCAATCCCAAGCTTATTATCAATTGATAATGTACCATCTGAAATAAAACCATAATTTTTCTTAGAATAGAAAATCATTTCAGATGTCTTTGCTGAAAATATTAATCTATCAGAATTTATTAGGATTTGATTTCCTTTTAAATCAGATGGGTAACTTTTAAATGCCGATGGTTTGGTTTCAAAATCAGATGTACCAGAATCAGAAACAGTACCAGGTTGAAATGGTAATTGATATTCGTTACTACCAAATACAATTACACTACCATCTCTATTTACATCCTCTTCAGTTGATTTAGTATTATCCTCTTTTAAACTTATTGAGTTTTCAATATTTCTAATAGTAATTGTTGGTGAGAATGAATTATCAGGATTGTTATATCCAGAAAATCTAATTGATTGTCCGAAACGGCTTTCAATTGTAGTATCACCCTCATATAACTTTAATTTATGCAAATTACCATTTGCTTTAAAGTATTTACCATATCCATCTAATTCTTCAGATTCAGCATTACTTCTAACTATCCCAGTTGATTGAACTTTTCCATAACTAGCACTTTTATTTACAGAACTTTTATCAGTTGGTTTTGCTGATTTTATTGTAGTCTCTTCCGAATTTATATTTGGTGTAGCCGATTTACCAATACGTTCATAATACGTTGCACCACCAGCTCCACTTACAATGTTTACAACTTCATTTATAGTTGGTAATGAATTATAATTTAGATTTTTTGGAAAAGCAACAGACTCAGCAGTTCCTTTATTACTACCACCTTGTGATTTATATTGAATTGCGCCTATATAAATAGCTTTATCACCATTTGGAATTTCTAAATCAGTTAATACAGAATCATCTGAATTTAAAATTACATGATATACTATACCCGTTGTAGATGTGGGTGCTCCACCCTTACCACCACTTTGATTTGCTCTAACTGATGAATTTCTATCAAACATACTACTTTTGTATTTTTTGTTTTAACTCTTCTACATCATTCTGAATAGAATCAATACGTTCTACTTCCTCTTGCACTTCTTCAATCTCTGCTAACAATTGTTCTCTTTCGGCTGCTGATAAGAATCCATCCTCACCATCATTCTTTTGATTTGCCAACATTATACGTTGTGCTATTGTTGCTAATTTAATTAATTGGTCATCATTTCTAACGGATGAATCAATTAAATCTTTTAAGATTGGACCAACTACCGCCATATCACCAGCGTGTCTAATCGTTTTCCTCATTTCAGCAATAAGTTCTGAAATATGTTTCTTTTTGGTGATTTGGTTCGTGTAAATATCCTCAAATAACCCACTTAGGTTCTTTCCAGGAAATAATTCAAAATCTATTGACATACTTTATTGGTATATATTGTTTATATATATAAATATCAATAAAGTAAAAAGTGATTTTAATTTGAAAGTTTAGTAACTACAATTTTGATTTTAGGAGTATATCCGTTTGGTAGGTCTCTTTTAATTCCCTCAAACGATTCTATTTGATTTTCTCTAAAAGTTAGCTTTAAAACTTTGTTTGTTAAATCTAAAAGTAATTGTGATGATGTAACCATTTTATTGGTATCTCTCATCATATTTAGATTAGAAGAATGTTTGTATAATTTTTTTCTCATCAATGGTAAGATATCATCTACCTTTTCAGCACGAGTCATCATTTTTTCAGCTGACATTTTCCTTAATTTTGATGATAAGTAATCAGGCCCTTCTATATATCCAGCCCCATGATGTAAGTGTCCGTGATTTGTTCTAACTACATCTCCATCAGTATGCAATTCAAACTTAGGATTATGCTTTGATGTTGTTTCAATTGATATCATTTTATGTGGAGTAGATATAAAGGTATGTCCTTTAATTCCACCATCAAATGTTATAGCTGAATTTACTACATCTTTAATGGTTTTCTTAGATAATGCGGTACGAATCTTATTACCATCTTTAGAAGGTTTACCACCTTTTTTAACGATTTTCTTTTCGTTCTCATCATACCCAACCATAAGTGCAGTATTAACTAAACCAATACCATACTCATTTAGGCCTTCAGACCAATCGGTAACAGTATCTCTTAGATATGCAACCTCAACACCATTGATAACAGTGTGAACTATCTCTAATGAGGGTTTATAAGCCCTATCTCTATTTTTGGCTAATATTTTAGAACCATCGATAGACTTACTAACAATTATACACATATGAGTTTTCCCAATTGGATGGGAGCCGTTTTAATTACTGATATAAATATCTAATTTAAAAATAAATTATCTACCCTGTCCCCTATAAGATTTCTTATAATGCTTAGAGGTTTTTGAATTAGATGTTCTTGTTTTAGAATGAATACCCGGATTTGATACTTTTTTCTTTACTCTAATTGTAGTGCTTGTTGAACTTGCTTTTGCCATAATATATTGAGGTTAATTTTTTATAAATATATGTATAAATTTGAAACATCAACTTGACAAAAAAAAAGTGATAATTTCTTATCACTTTATAAATTTATTTGTAATGTAACATATTAGTATGCGAAAAAGTCCATTTCATCTGCTTTTGAAACTGTACCATAATCCAAATATTCATTTAACATTCTTATTTGATGTTCCTTCATTACATTAACAACCTTTGTAATATAATGCGTTTTACAATCTGTCATTTCTCTTATTAAGAGATATAAATGTTTTTTGTTAAAATTTTCAATATTTTGACTTCTACGGAACAATTCTAATATTGCATCTGCAATTTGAATATCTCTTTTCTTAGTGAATACATTAGTTAAATTAGTATCCCAATAATTAAGCATTAAATCTTTAAATTCATTATACTCATCACCTCTTTGAGTTTCGTAAAAATCATTTTCAGGATTCCAACTTTCAGGCATTTCTGATAATAATGATGTTTTCTTAAATCGTTTGTAATTTGAATTATTATTTAATATTAAATAATTTTTAGCAACAATAGAAAAATATGAGAATGCTTTTCCCCTACCTTCTTTAAACATATGAATTTTTTGAATTAGAATCGCAACAACTTCACATTGTACATCTTCTTTAGGTACATCAAAATATGTAAACTTAAATGTGTTTAAAATATTCTCTGCTAATTTTTCAAAGGGATATTGTATCCTATCTTTATATAATTGATTTTTTTCCCTATCGGAAATTGATTTATTATACGCAACGATAGCATCTTCGGTATCTTGCGTAAAATACATTTTATTTTTTCTTGGTCTTGGCATTTCTATAAAGTGTTTTTATATTTTTCAATAATATCCTTTAGCTCAGTAAATACCGTGCCAACTTCATCATCTGATTCAAATGAACCCCTTAAATCAATTGCTCTCATATCTTCCAACATGGTTTCAAATTTTTCTAATGTATATTCATTTAATTCATAATAATCCGTTTGCGCCTGTTCAATTTGACTTACTAATTCTATTCCCCTAAGAATCAGTACCACATTTACAACTAATGATAATAACAGTAAAGTAAATAAGATTGCTTCCATATATTTTATATTTTAGTAAAGATACAAAAAATAATTGATATATCCAAATTTATTTTAAGCCTCTCCGATTGGGCCGTTGAATAAATTAGAATAATCTATATCATTTCTTTCTATTGTTTTTAATTGATTTTGTAATTTTTGTATTTTAGCCAAAACAACTTTATCAAATTTATCTTTATCAATTACATCATTTTCAAATAATTCTTCTAATAAAGTATCTAATATAACTTCTAATGTTATTACTTTACTTATCAATAATTCTTCCATATTAAAATGTTAATGAACCAGTTAATTGTCCAATTGATTTAATAAATTGCTTAAACTCTCTATCCGATTCAGATTCATAATCCGTATCTCCAAATGATTTTTTAATTGTATAATCGGTATATCCCATAGCTGATGCCATTCGTACACACATAATTTTAAATTCAAAAATATTCATATCATCGGGTACATCAAATGATATGTTCTTTGCTTCTCTATTTAAAGGTTCTTCGGATTTGTATGATAATATTGCCATAACTATACTAATTGATAACCCTTAGATATTAAAGATTGTGCGTTTTTAAATTTAATAAACGCCATATCACCATTCGGCCCCTGTAACATTACTTTATCATTTCTACCAGGTTGTTTGGTTGAAATTACTTGGGTTGTATATCTACGAAGTTCTGAATTAATATCAATTCCATCAATAGCATCAATTAATCGTTGAGCTAATATACATTCAAATAAACCCATATCTTCCATAAGGTCTTGTTCGGTTTTCCAAGTTTCCTTATCTGCTGAAAATTCAACTATACCCAAATTATCCGTATTAACTTTAAATGATGTATGTCTAATTGTTTTTCTTGTTTTTTCTTTGTTACTATCTTTTTCAAAGTACAAAACTAATTTATCAGATTTTTCAGTAACTGTTGGATTTACCAATGTTAATGGTGCATCTTCAACTAACCTTAATGTAATAATTCTTTTGTCCATATCCACATCATGTGATGTAAATGAAATACCTTTTAATTTTGATATCTTATTATTATAATCACTTAGTTCATCATTTGTAACTGGTGATTGTTTAATCAATTTTACTTTCATAATATTCTTTAATTTTATTTTCTAAATACTCAATTGAATCAGAATTTCCTATAAATCCCATATACTTTATATAGTAACGAATATTAGTTGGATTTGTTTCTAACTCTTTTTTTAATACATCTAACTCAGGTAAATATTTTGTTATATATGTCATAGTAAATCCTCCGGACTTTGTCTATAAATTCTATATGAATCTTCATCAAAATGTTCTGTTGATACTTCAAATATAATTGAGTTATCTTCTAATGCGATTAACTGATGAGGTAAACCCCGTTCAATTAAAACTGATTGACCCCTCTCTAATGTAGTACCTTCTAATTTCCCATTTTCAACATCAATCCAATTAAATTGGAATCTTCCTTCTTGAACATACCAACTTTCTTTTTTAATCAAATGGTAATGCATAGAAAACCTATTTCTATCTTTTGTAAACACTAATAGTTTACCACAATATTCATTGTCATTATGAACCCATAGTTCATAACCCCATTTCTTTTCTACTCTTTTTGGAGTATTGATGTTTACTTTTATTTCCATTAACTATAACTGTCTACTTTTAATAATCCACTATACTCACATATATGCTCTTTACCAATGAATGGTAGTATTGCTAATTCTTTTGCTTTTGCCTCAACCATAATGTCCACATCGTACCCATATGTGTTGGGGATTCTATTAATGTAATCGGAATGGGCTTGGTCTTTGATTTTTGTGTTGTTTTCATGTAATGATTTTGATTCTGAATAATGTACAACCGGCGTAATTGATTTAGGCCAAGTTGATACGGCTAATTTTAATGCCATTTCCTCTGATAAATCACCAGTACAAAATTTGTGGTGGTGATAATCAAATACAATTGGAATACCAATTATATTATGTATGAACATTAAATCTTTAACTGAGTACATTGATGCTTTATCATCATTCTCAATTGTAAGTCTTTTTCTAACCGATGGTGATAATCGTTTGAAGTTTTCACAAAATCGCATCATAGCAGAAATCTTATCACCATACACACCATTACAATGTATGTTAATTTTATTATATGGAGATTTTTCCAATCCCATCATATCAAATACTTTACCATGTAGTTCTAAATCAGCAATTGTTTTAAGTACAACTGATTCATTAGGTGAAACTAATACGTTAAATGGACCAGGATGGGATGTAATACGAATACCCCAAAACTTAGCAAAATCACCTGCTTTTTTTAATTCACGCTTAATCTCTTTGTAATCTTTTAACTGAGTTAAATCTAGTTGGTCACCCCACGGAATAAGTGCTGATGATAATCGAAAGAAACTAATTCCATTCAATCGATTCCATTCTAAAATTCTAACAATATCTTTTGCATTGAGTAATGCAAGTTCTGACACATAATCCATACCCCTTGCTTCAAAAGTACGTTTAACCATAGTACGATTTGTGGTAACCTGTTTACCCATTGACATATTAATACAAGCGTATCCTAATTTCATAGTTTATTTGTTTTATACTCAAATATACGAAATTAATTTGGAATAAACAAATATTTTAATAAGTTTTTGTATCGAAATCGGTTGGATATGAAGTATCCTTGTCGTTTTTAACATAAGTTAACCAATAGTTAACTGCATTTTGGTCATTTATCCATGCCTTTCTATCACCCCAATTGAAATTTGGTTTAGCGTAATAGGGTTTTTCATTTCTAGCGTATTGTGCTCTACGGGATGATTTTGGTGTAAATTCATCAATTAAACCATCACCAGTGTTATCATATCCATCAATGGTACCATCACCATCGATATCAATACCACGTCTATTAACATCCTTTATTAAAAAAGATAATTCATCTTCTTCCACATTTGTTGTAGCGGTACTAGTTTCTTTTTTTTTTACGTCCTCATTATATTGAGAGGCCGCTTTTAATAATTCTTCGTTTGGTTCTGAGGGATTTCCAATTTCATTAAAGAATACTTCTGCATCTTTTTCTGATAGAGTTATTGGTTCATCGTATAATCCCAACTCCTCATCGTTTTCCATCATTTCAACCAATGCTTCTTTTTGAGTTTCCTTTTCATCTGGCTCCTCACCATATAATTCTCTTTTCTGAATTACTTTCTTTACATCATCCTCACCCTTATCAATTTTTAATGCGGTGTTGAATGCAATTACTAATGTTACAGCTAATGGGTCAAATACAAATATAATAAGAAGTGCAAACCAGTTAACAATAGTTGACATCGGTTTACCTGTTATTTCAGCCATAAACTTTAAAGGTCCTACCTCACCAGCCACCTCTGAACTTTGTTGTACATCCAATGCTTTTAATTCTAACTTTGTAATTGAATCAGTCAATACTTCGATTTTTTCTTCAACTTTGATTCGTTGTTCTTTTGCTTCGTTTAATTGAGTAGTTAATACTCGTCTATTAGCAGATGATGATGATGATAAAATATTACCATTTCTATCCTTAGATGTTTGTACGTTATTAGACAATCCACCTGATAACGAGCCAATAGTTTGAGTTAATTGAGTTTTCTCTTCATTATAAGATTTCAATTGTTCTTCAAATCTATTCTTTTTAAGATTTACAATTTCAGTTTGTTTATCAACAACCCCCAATTGGTCTGCGGTTGTTTGATATGCGGATGTTAGGAACCCATATATACCAGCTGATGTAATAACGATAAGTACACATACTCCAATCAATAGATAGGTTCTGAGTACTTTGTTTATTTTGTCCCAATAATTATAAAGGAATCCAGCTGATATTAATTTTCCAAATTCTAAAGAACTAGCCATTAGGATTACGGCAGTAGATGCCCCAGCGAATAGCTTGGATAATCCAGTTACCGAAAAGAAAGCCGCGGCTGATGCTATCAGTAATGCGGAAACTCCTAATAAAATAGTTCTAAATTTCATTTATGATAATTCAACGATGTTACGAGCTTGCTCTAACAATCTTTCAATTTCTTTAGTTAAACGAATTGCATCAGATTGGTTTGATGGTCTTTTTCCTTCTAACATTTCTTGGATAGTTTTTGTTCTATTGTTAATTCCATCCATGTACGATAATGCCTTTTCTTTGTATTCAGGTTTCATATTGTTCTTTTTAATTGTATATATATAAATATCTAAAAAATAAAAAAGGGAGATTATTAATTCTCCCTTCTTAAAACGTAACATATTAAACCATTAAAGTTTAAGCTTAACTTTTTTGGTTTTTTCTTCTTTGGATTTACTTACAATCAATGTTAAGATTCCATCTTTAATAGATGCTTCAGTCAATTTACCATCATATGGTGATGCAACTGAGAACTCTAAATTAATATCTCTAACAAATCCAGCAGCATCTTTTTTCTTAGATGCTTTGATTAAGATTTCATCGTTATCAATTGTAATATCGATATCAGATGGGTTGTGTCCTACAACATTAACCGTTATTTTTTTACCACCATCTTCCATCTCATCAATATAATATTGTGAGAATATTGGTGAAAAAGATAAACTTGGAGTTGTATTCCACATTGGTTTTTGGTTTTTTGCTATGGATTCCAATAATCCATCAAGTGTGTTAAAAGTAAACATAATTTTTTATTTTTTTGGTTAATATTAATTAAGATATTACCAATATCGTACCAATTCTATTATTATGAAATTTTGTCAGTTTATTTTAATAAATTCGGAAATAGTGTCAGTTAAAACATTGCTGATACATTATCCATCATACCAGTTGCGTTTCGGTATTCGGTATTTTCCAATCTACAACTCATATGGTCTGCCCAATGAATTAAATATGGTAACTCAGTTTTTAATTGGAAGTTTTCATCATATGACATGAAGTACTTTTTAGTTGCTTCATTGTATAATCCATCAGCCATCATAATACCTAATTGTTCTTTTTGAGTATATTTTATACCATATTGATTTAGTAACCAAAGTGCTCTATCAGTTACATCAAAGTATTGTAACTTTGGATTGATATGAAAATACTCTTTCTTATTCTTTTGATGCCACTCCGATGTTTGCGGTAGATAGTATGGTTCTGCTCCATCTCCCAATTTACCCAAATCATGGTGGAATGCTGCGAATAACAATTCCTCATCAGTAAAGTTGATATAACCTCCACTTGTTTCAAACATCTTCTTTAATTTATAAGCGTTAGTTGCTACATTCATTACGTGGTCTATATAACCACCAACATATGCTGAGTGGAAGTTTAGTTTAGCCGATGCGGGTGCAATTGTTAACTCTATACCTAATTCATTTTCAGAATACATATGTAGTAATTTTTCCAATCGTTCACCACTAAATACTTTTTTTAGTGCAGCAATAAATCTTTCGTAGTTTTGTTGAAGTTGTTCTTCTGTGTAGTTCCTAATCATTTTCTATGTATTTATGTGTTAGTGATTTATATAATATTTCTAATTCTTCTTCAGATGAACAAAATCCAAGTCCATCCATATCCAACATTTCTATGAAATATTGTCCGGGTTTTAGTCCCATATTTTTTAGTTCTTCCAAATCGCTTGATACGTTTGATACAAACATTGGTGCATATCTATCAATTCTATTTTTTGGAATTGGTAATGTAAAGAAGTATGGCTCATCTTCATCCTCTTCATCCTCATCATTATCTTTCTTATATTGAGGTTCATCAAACATTTCTACATCTTCAACACTATGCTTAACCCAACCTTGTCTTTTAAAAGTTTCTTCGGTTATTGGTGTTAATTTTAATTTTGGCTTTCTCATTGTAATATAATTCGGATTGTTTTTTCTAAATTTCTAAACTTACATTTAACTATCATAGTATCTCCTATCATATTATCAATAGGTGCAATAACAGTATTAATCTCACCAGCGGTACCACTATAAGATGATGAATTTATTGTTGGTACAATTGCTCCAGCAAAACCAGTAACATATGTTGTATCAACATTTACCCATTGACCATTTGTATTTATAATTCTACGAATCATAACATATGCTGTATCATTTAGAGTCCAACTATGTGATGATTCCCAATTAACTAATTCAGGCGGATATGGTTCTTTTCCATTTTTTAATAACTTGCCAGTCAATCGATGTATAGTCTGAATTGAATTGGCTGTTGAGTTTAATTGTAGTTTATATAAACCTTCATTTGTGGTATCTAATCTACCATCAACACTTAGTGTGTAATTATGAGGTACTTGAATTTCTTCTTTTTCACAAGAAATTAATCCAATTACGGATATTAAAATTAATAGGGTTTTTTTCATTTTTAAGGTTTTAAAATTATTATAACAATCGTTTAAGAATACTTTCCCAAGTTGGGTACTCATTATATTTTAACTCTTCATAAGACCAACCAAATCGTAACAACTCTCCACCAAACTCACCAGCACCATTCTTAATACGGTCATCAATAAGATAATCACCCATCAACAAGTCTTTTCGGTGTGTAACAAACATCTTTTTGTGGAATAGATTTCCGAAGTGTTTCTCTATCCAAAAACGTTTATCAGTTGCTGCGTCGGGGTTTCCCCAAGGAGCGGCGGTAGCGATAAACAATTCATATTTTCCACTTTCAGCCAATTTCTTTACTGCTTCAATAGCTCCTTCCATTGGTGGTGGGGTTCTGAATATTCCTGCAATATGGTCAGGGTTATGTTTGTATCGTTCTTTTAAGTGTGGGTGGGCTTCGAACCAATCGTTAAATTCTTTCTCTAAATCCACTAAAACTCCATCCATATCGATGTAAACTATTTTTCTTTTCTCACTCATATCTCTCAGTCTTATATAGTAAATGTACGAATAATATTTGATATTTCCAAATATTTTGCCAATTATTTTAGTCTATAATGAAATTTATACCCACAATCCTCATCATAATCATCATCCTCAACCACTTTAATCGATTGCCCGATGATTTCTTGGAGTGTTTGAACACTAACCCGGTTCCAATACCCAAATCTAAGGTAGACATCGTTACCGCCACCCATTACCTGGTTAATCTCAAATTCACCCAATTGGGTTTCAATCTCTTTTAGTTTAATAATACTCAATCCGTTCATCATATTTTATCGTTTTAAAGGTTTATGTCTTAATCTTACTATACAAACATACGAATAATATTTGATATATACAAGCCTTTTTTCGTTTATTTTTCAACTTTTTCATAACGTGTTGATAATCAATAGCATAAAAAAATCCCCACAATTGAACTTAATCAAAGGTAGGGATTAAACCTCTAAGGTAGCGCCGTCAAGGAATACTTTTATTTTTTTGAACCAGTTGTTTCTGCAAATTCCATATATGCATCTAATAAGGAATCAACTACTGGGTGTCTATGGTTTTGAAGTAGAGTTAATGAATCCATATCCTTAATCTTCTTTGCAGCTGATAATAGAAACTTAAACCCACTCTCTCCTCTATATTTTAAATCTACTTGTTGTGAATCTCCACATACAACCATTTTACTTCTTAATCCCAAACGTGATGTAATCATCTCCATTTGGTCATTGGTACAATTCTGAGCCTCATCTACAATAATAAATGAATCTAAAAATGTTCTACCCCTCATAAATGCAAGTGGTACAATTTCAACTTGTCCACTTTCTATAATCTTATCTATTTTTTCTTTATTGTATAATTGATAAAAGTTTGCGTAAATTGGTTGCATCCAAGGTTCCATCTTTTGATGTAAATCACCCGGTAAGAATCCAATTTCTTCTTTACTTACCGTTGGTCTGGTTATAACAATTTGTTTTACACTCTTTTTGAATAACATATCTAATGCCACTTGACATGCCAATAAGGTTTTACCACTTCCCGCCTTACCACTTAATATGGTAATAGCGTTATTTAAAATTACTTCCTTACCTACTTTTTGTTCTGCATTTAATTGGAGTTGAAATTTAATAGGGCCCTTCGGTCTTTCTATAATATTCTCTCTAATTTCCTCAGTTAATTTTCTGTGTTTTGCCGATTGATTCTCTGCCATAAATAATTGTTAGGTTAAATTCATTTGCTTACGCTTCGGTTTGGCTGGTGTGATATTGGTTAAACGAATTCCTTTTTGAACGGAAACTATTTTAGCACAAATTTCATACTTTTCCATTCTTTCGCATAATGCTAATAATTGTTGTAACGCTTTCACATAATCTTCCCTTTGAATTACGGATACGATTTCCGAATTCTGAAATTCAATTAGTACGATTGATTGTGATTTTGATGATAAGGCTAGTCGAAGATTTTCTAGCACATTTAATAATAGTTCATCACCATAATTGTATAAGTACTGGTTTAGTACTTTGTTTTTTATGGATAGGTATTTTCTCCATTCTACACTTGGTAAAGCTTTTTGTTTTCTCAAAGTTCCAATATGTTAGTGTTACTTATTATAAGTATTCTATAACATTTTATTTAATGTTATTATGATGATATTGGTGAGTTATTATTTGATGTTTGCCCCGTACCCTCTGTAAGTACACTTTGGGGTTTATCCCATTGTTGTGTATTAATATTCCATTTCCAATCAATATTTTTATCATCGGTTGCGATTTCATTTTGAAAATCACCAGGTCTACCAAATGGTGGAAATGTAGTTGGGTTATTTAAATTGTTTGGTAATTCACCAGGCAATGGTACTGCACTGTCATATATTTCACCACCAGTATTATATTTCCATCTACCCAATTTCTTACCACGAATTAATCTATCTTCATATTTTGCTTCAGGTTTTTGTACTACCCAATCAACATATCTAACAATATCATCAATATTATAAGTTGGATTCGAACGTGCTTTTCTATAATCACTAACGCTTGGGTCTATACCAAGATTAAAATTAGAGTTTGCAAATAAATTCTTTAATACAAGAACACCATTATCGGCAGTTTGATTTAGTTCACTAAAGTGTAATGCCTCTACTTTTTTCTTTATACCATCTAATGTTACTACAACAATAGCAGGTACCTTTGCAGCGGCTGGAACATAGTATGGATTATTTTGTGAATATGTATAAACCAATTCATCATAAAATGGTTTAGATGTATATAATATTGGATTTGCATCATTTACAGTTTCCTTTATAGATAGGAAAAACTTAAAAGAAGTACCATCTACAATCTTTATGTTGCTAATATCTATTTTTGGAAAATCTACAAAGTTTTGTTTATATTCACCACTTATACGAATAAACCCACTATTGTTGAATTTAGATACAGTACTTTGTTTAGGTGTACCCTCCTCATCTTTAACAAGTCTTATACCAACAAGTTGTTCTTTACTAATATCATTAGATTCGATAGTAGCACCATCCAATGTAATACGGCTTACTTTCGTTACCTCATCGGTTGAAGTTGCCTTTATGGTTTTGTTTGGTAGCTGACTTAGTGATTCTATCTTCATACATATAAATATGATTAATCATAATATTCTACAATAACACCAGCTTCTTTAAACATTTGAATTGAACGTTCCGCCGACTGCTTCCATATCTCAGGCCAAGGTTTTGTAGATGTTCTGAATACTACCTTTATTATTCCAGCTGAAATTATACCTCTAGCACAATCAGCACAACTAATATCACACGTCATATACATTGTTGTACCTAAAGTAGATACACCAATTCTAGCAGCATTATAAATAGCGTTTCTTTCCGCATGTTCGAACCAAAAGTATTTCTCAGGTCTTTCTTGCCTCTCATCAATATCATCGTTTATACCCCTTGGAAATGAGTTATAGCCGGTAGAAACAATTGAATTGTCTTTACCGACTAACACTACACCAATCTGAGTTTTGATATCTTTTGATTTAAGTTTTACTTGCTCCGCAATGTTTATGAAATACTCATCCCAATTCATATAAATTCAATTTCGTTAGTTTCTGAATTCCAATCAAATGTGATTGGATTATTAACTTGCTCATATGCTTCATTTAAAACTGAAGCATTAAAGAAGTGAGTACCATTGTGAAATTTGTAACCATATCCACCATGTATATGTCCGAATACATGAATCTTTGGTGGTTGTTCATCTAACTTTTCTCTAAGTAAAGCACATCCTAAATGTGGTTGACTATATGGTGGTCCACTTACATCTAAGTGGTCTTGTGGAGGTCCGTGAGTAATAAGAATATCGGTATCTTTGGGGATTGCTTCCCATTTAGCTTCCAACTCACTACCACCTTTAGGTAAGTTAAATGCCCAATCGTAAAATTCAGGTTGCCAAGGGCTACCATAGATTTTAACCATTTGTTCAATATCACTAACTTTAATCCAATCATCCTGTAAGTAATCAATCCATTTATATGAATTAAGGATTTCCATTACCTTTTCTGGATGGTCTTCAAACATTCTATCGTGATTACCCGCAATGAATACCTTATGATGATAATTATCAATACCATTAAACCATTCACAAAATGAATAGATATCATTTGCATGGTAACCACTATTCATTATATCACCTGCATGAATAAGTAAATCACCACCAGGTAATTGTTCTGTAAGTTTATAATGCTTTGTATGTGTATCTGATATTAATGTAATTTTCATAACTTATTTTATTTTGCCCATTTACCTCGTTGAACGATTTGAGCGATTATTCCATATACTGATAAATCTTCATAAGTGTCTTGAATTGATTCACCTACTTCATCAGGTTGACCTAATACAACTAATTGCTTTAAACGTTGTACCTTATCATTTATTCTGAACCATAATCCAGTTAATGATAGTTTAACATCATCTTTGGATTCTAATGGAGTTCCTACTGAAATATTACCCGGTCCATAATTCCTTTGTTTTTTACAAAAGGTAATATACATCTCATCTAATATTGTTTTAAACTCTTCACAAGTTTGAGGGTAAGTTCTTTCACAAAACTCAACTGCTGTTTCTATTTTTTGCTCGTTATTCATATAGTGTGTATTATTGTTTAAGAACAAATATACGAATAAAAATCCACATTTCCAAACAAAATAAACTTTATTTTCTAAAATGAAAAATAGTTGAAATTTTCTTTACGTTTTGTCAAAGTTGTATATATGTATATAAGAAATAACAATACTCTAAGGTGAAGCTAATGAGTCTAAACGCTTCGAAACTTCAGGTACCCACTCCTGTTGGATAAGATAAAATTTCCTTTCTACACTTTCAAAAACGCACAGAGACACGGTGACACTGTTACCTGAGTTATTATAATATAGTTTAAAAAGAATAAATTAAAAAAAGACAGAGACAGAGACTTTAGACTACTTCGAAGTTAAATGAATCTATTTTTTTAACTACCCTATATACCCTAGCGGTTGGGTCATTATTATCCAATTCATCTCTTTTTGATTGAGCTTCTTCGATTGTATCAAACTCATCCAAAGTATCATCTGAATTTAATTTGTAAACCCAGATTTGCCTCTTAGCCCAATTTGGGTCACCTGCGTTAACATCGGTTGGTATTAGTTGTTTTTGTACTGCGTATTTTACTTCCATTATATTGATGAATTAATTTTGAATATAAATATCTTATATTATCATTTTTATATATTTCAGACAGGTTGACATAGAAAAATACCACTATAATTTATAATGGTAATTGTGTCTAATAAGTTTTTATGAATTTACTTTAGTTAAATTCCAATCGATTTTAATCTTAAAATCTCATCTTTAACTTTTTGATTAAATGGTGTCCAGTTAAAATTAGTTAACATCCACTCTCTATATGATATAGGAATTTCTCTAACTTCCTTTCCAGCAAATTTACCAAATGGCATAAATACTTTGTCACCACCTGCCGCTTTCTCTTGTGGGGTAGCTTCACCCTCTATATGTAATCCGATTTCACTTAATGGAATGCCTGTTAGTTGTTTCTTACCTTCACCATACATAACCCAATTATTTTCCTCTTCTTTAAAGTAGATATCTTCAACCTTTCCAAATTTAGGAACTGCCCCAACAAAATCAACAACCAATCCTTCAGATTTATTTGGGTGAATACGAGTCACCCTACCAACAAACTGATACCACCAACTTAATGATGCGGTAGGTCTGCCGGTTATAATACAATCTAACTCAGGGTAATCGAATCCTACTGAAAGAATGTTTACTTGAGTAATACATCGTAATCTACCTGCCTTAAAATCATTGATGATTTCATTTCTTTCAGCGCTTGGCATATCAGAATATACTGCCCTACAACTTGGTATACGGGTTGTTAATTCCTTTGCCTCATCTATTGATGGAACAGCTATAAGGATTGATTTACGTCCGTAAAGTTGTTCAACTTTTTTAACAATTTTATCACCAATATTTTGTGACTTGTATGCTCTTTTAATAGAAACATCCGAATATTCAGCACCAGTTGTATTATAAACTAAATCACCGGTATTAAAATCATATGATTGATATTCTAATCTACTCCAAAATCCCAACTCAACCATTTCTTGAATTTGGGCAACATAGATAATCTTTTTAAAGAAGTTACCTTTCTTAGAACGATTAGTTAACATTACCAATTTTGAAAATGGTTTAAAATCCTCACCTAAGTTTGTTTGAAGTTTAAGTGGTGTAGCAGTTAATCCTAATGTATGAACGATACCAGCACCATTTAGGAAGCGCCTAAGCATTCCATTTGGTTCTCTGGGGAATCTATCACACTCATCGATTATAACCTTTGTAATACCCATTTCTTTGAACTTACCAGCAACCTTTACAATGGAACCAATAGTAGCATAGGTTACATTACCAATTTCCTTTTCACCCATAGCGGCTGAATAGATTGATGCTTCTCCTCCCAATGCAATAAACTTATTATAGTTTTGCTCCAATAATTCTTTTGATGGTTGTATTACTAATAATCTCTCACCAACTTCCTTTGCGATAGATGCGATAACAATCGATTTACCAAATGCCGTTGGGGCAACGATAATCGAAGGTACGGGTTTCTTTTCAGAAAAGTATTCCACACCCCTTCTCACAGGTTCTATCTGATTCGGTCTTAACTGCATTTAAAATAAATAATATTAATTTTACACTATTACATAGTGTAAATACAAATATACGAAAAAAAATCCACATTTCCAAATTTTTAACAAAATTTATTTTTTTGTCAAAAACGTTTGGTTATATTAATAAATTGTTGTATCTTTGTATATTAAATTAATCACTCTATTAAAATAAGTTAATTATTAAATACGATTATATTTAAAGGGAACGGGTCTTACCCTATTAATTTTTATTATGAATAAATTATTAACAATCATAATTCCTTGTAAAAATGAGGAATTATATATAGGAAGGACTCTTCGTTCAATATCTAAACAAATTGGTATTGGGAATATCAAAATTATAATAGCAGATGCTAATTCAACTGATAATACAATATCAGTAATAGAAGCATCTAAAATATTATATGGATTAAATATAAAAATTATTGAAGGTGGTTCGGTTTCGGTTGCTAGAAATAAAGGAGCTAGACAAGCAGAAACTCCTTTTATTTTATTCTTAGATGCTGATACTGAATTATTAAGTAATGATATTATATATAAAGCTTTAACATCCATTAAAGATGATGGATATTATTTAGCTACTGGAAAAGTAAAAAGTACATCCTCAACCTTACTATCAAAATTAGCATTTAAATTATTTGTATTTGTTCAAAAGTATTTATTATTCGAAACATTTTGTACGGGTCAATTCTTTATGATTAGTAGAGTTAGATTTCTAGCTATGAGAGGATTCGATGAGGAGGTAACCCACTCAGAGGACTATCTATTGAGCAAGAGGATAGCCAGGAATCGATTTAAAATTGTAAATGGATATATCGGTCAGGATGATAGAAGATTTAAAAAAATGGGTTATTTTGTATTCTTTTGGTTTTTGGTTAAGAACTACATCAACAAAAACAATAGGGAGTGGTTTATTAATGATGTAGGTTATTGGAAATAATGAAAGTAGAAGCAATGTTTATATCAGATGTCCACTTAGGTTCTAAGGGATGTAACGCTGATAAATTATTAGAAGTTCTTAAAAAATATAAACCAGCTAAATTATTTTTAGTTGGTGATATCATTGATGGTTGGTTATTAAAAAAACGAAACTATTGGACTCAAGACTTTACAAATATAATAAGAAAAATTCTTTCTTATTCTAAGAATGGAACTGAAGTAATTTATATTACGGGTAATCACGATGAATTCCTACGTTCATATTCATCAACTGAATTGGGTAATATAAAAATTATAGATGAGGTTGAGTGGAACGGATATCTAATAACACATGGTGATTTATATGATGGGGTTGTACAACTTAAATGGTTGGGTATATTAGGTAGTTGGGGATATGAAGTTGCAATTACCATAGATAGATTCTTAAAGAAACGATTGGGTTATAAGAAATCATTTTCCAAAATGTTAAAGGATGGTGTTAAACAGGCAGTTAAATTTATTACCGATTTTGAAAATCAACTTGCATATCAATCACATCATAGAAATTTAAAAGGAGTTATTTGCGGGCATATTCATAAACCAGATGACAAAAAAATATCCATCAAAGGGATGGATATTCATTATTTAAATTGTGGTGATTGGATTGAAAATAATTCCTATATCATATATGATAAAGGTGAGTTTGTGTTATGTAAATCTCTTTAAATATTATCAATTATATAATCCAATGTAGCATCTTTACCTTTTAAATCCTTCCAATATTTGGAATTAATAAAGGTAGAATATAGGTTTTTCATATTAGTATCCGCTTCCATTTCCCAAGGTAATTTAACATATGATGCAATATCAGATTTCATTAACTTACCATAATCCTTTACATTGATATACTCCTTACCCTTCCATAGGATAGCACTATATTCTTTATTTGGTAAGAGTTCTTTTTTAACAACCTGCTTAACATGCGTTAGTTCATGTATCATTGATTGTATAACTCTCTTATATGATTGATTTGGATTAAAATGTAAATAAAATTTACCACTATTTACTGAGTTTGAATTTAATGATATATCACCAATCATTCCCGCCTTCTCCTTTTTCTTTACTATAATCTTAGCATTAAATCCATACTTATCCATCATAAATGAAACTACCGATTTTACCAGCAGCGCTTCATGTGGTTTCATCTTCAAAGATGAACCAAATAAATCTTCATTCATTATAGATTTTAATCGTATCATATACATAAATATTTGCTTTTTTTAAAATCAGTATATATATTATAGAAACCTTGTGGTTAAACCTTCAGTGTCCTTTGAGGCATTTGAGTTGGAGAAATACCAACGATTGAAGTTTTAAATACAAATAAAAAAATAAGGAAATATGAAACAATCAGTATGGACGAACAAGTCCAACCCTCAAGCGTTTGTTACGAAAGACAAACAAAGATTAAAACAATTCGAAGGTGAAGTATATCTCAAAGATGGAGATGAATACCAAATCGAATTATTCAACCCAACCCAAAATCACATTCTTGCAAAAATCAAAATCGATTCCGATTATATATCGGGTGGAGGTATTGTATTAAGACCCGGTGAGAGAACGTTTTTACAACGCTTCTTGGATACGAATAATAAATTTGTATTCAGAACATACGAAGTTGATAAAGAAGCAATTGAAGTTGGTGCTACGGCTAATAATGGATATGTAGAAGTAGAGTTCTATAATGAAATTAAAACGCAACCATTCAATAATGGAATATTATATGGTAATGGTACCACATATACATTCAATTCAACCGGAACTCCATTAGGAATGTGGAATGGAACAACTACAACCGGTGGAACATTAACCACAACCACATCAACTAATACGGCAACTTACTCAAATATTAACGCAAGTTATACATCAGGTGTTAGTTCTAGGAGATTAACCGATGGATTCCTATCGCACGTTAGTGGTATTGTAGAAGATAAATCACTTTCAGAAACAGGAATTACGGAAAAGGGTGGAAAATCATCACAAGAGTTTGAAACATCTGATAGAAATTTTCTATCTGTATCATTTCATAACGTAGCATGGAGATTATTACCATTCTCAACGAAACATCTTAGTACAAATGAATTAAATATATTGTATTGCGGTGGGTGTGGAGCTAAACGAAAGAAAGATTCTCACAAATTTTGTCCACATTGTGGAACACAATATTAATTAGTTATAACTAATCACAAGGTATTCAAAAAAAATCCACTCTATTAAGGGTGGATTTTTCTTTTAATGTTAATTATTATCGTTTAACTCTTCTAATTCTTCCAATTGTTTCTGCAATCGGCTAACACTACCCCATACAATTGAAGCATTCGGGTCTAATTTCTTTATCTCTTCCACCAACTCATTACATTTGCCGGTTTTGAAGAATCGTTCTTCGATACCACGTGACAATTCATTTAAATGAGATGGAGCAGATATACTGATTCGTAAATCATAATCACACCATTTGGTTTTATAATCCCATATTAACAATCCTTTAGTTAATTTCCTACTCAAATCATGTAAAAATCTATTACGAACTCTCACAATTGAATTATCGGAACCAAATAAGTGTAAGAATCGTAGAAACCATCTAGGACACCATTTAGGTTTAGCCTCATAATCCATAGCAAGAACCAATGGATATATGGCTTTAAACAAATAACCAGTTCCCTCATATGGAACCGAACCTAAGTAGTGGTACTTCTCATAGAAATCCTTTGGAAAGAATATAGCACGGATATCATCCCATTTTAAATCTCTAGTATGAATCATTCCTTTCTTTCTACCTTTCCAAAATAGTATGGTATATTTTAAATTCCGCAACATCTCTTTGAATGTTGGCTTTGTCGGTTCAATATAGAATTTACTATTTTTATTTACCTTACTCATAACTTTACTTTAATTGATTATATCTTTTATTATTTTTTTTACGTTCCCATTCCATTTCAACATCTACCCATTTTCCCAAAGGACAGGCATCCATCTCCGGTGAATAAACTTTTGCGGTTAGAAAACATCCACATTCTACACAATGTATATATGGTTGGGTTAATTTAGAATCACAACTATCACATATCTCTATTCGTTTAGCAGCTAATTCAGATTGGATATCATTAGGATTAAACATTATACCCCAAGCTTTGAATATCTCCACTATCTTATTCATAACTTAATTCATTATTTGTTTACAATCAAACGTTATTTTTTCATTTAATTTAGGTAATGTCTTACCTATAAATCGTACTTTCTTCTCCTCACCTGTTTTATCTAACTTAACATATAGATAAGCAGTATCAGTCCAAGAATAAGAAAGAGTAACAGTTACAACACCAGAACACTTTTCGGCAGCAGGTGTAAATCCATATATAGAGATTAGTATTAATATAACTAATAATTTTTTCATATTATTTCTTTTCTACAATTTCTATTCGGATACTACCACCCTCATTTAACCATGCGTTTACCTTATATGGGTTTGAATCTACATTTGATGCAGATTGGATATAACCGGAGAAGTGAGGTTTATCACCATTCTCTATTCCAATTTCATATTGGAGGTCATACGTCTTAGAAGGTTTACCATTCCAATTATCCAAACCCAACGTAACATTCATTTTATTAGTTCCATTGATTCGGAGGTGACCGGCTCCTTTGAGTTCTCCTAAAAAGGATTGGTATTCAGCATCAGTAGTAAATGATGGAGATGAACCATTTGTTTTTAATAACTTTCGATTTGCACGTAATTCTCTTACTTTGACAATAGAGTACTTTTTAACAGGTTTATTCATATCTTAAGGGTTTAAATTTTATATACTCAAATATACGAAATTTAATCCATATAAACAAGCTATTAGTGAATTATTTTTAATCCCCTATTCCCCTTAGAACCCCACCGAATCCCCGTCTATTTAAAAATTTTTATAAGGTGTCGTAAAAAGAGTTTGTTTGATTTCTATTGATAGTTAGCCACTTGGGTGTCTACCGAGCTATTGGGTTGTCATCTAGCCGCTCTATTATCGAACCCGTCTATTGGGTTGGGTTTCGATTGTTTTGGCAACCTTTACTCCCTTAGTAGGTTGAGGTTCCTCCGCTCCGGTTTTGTAATCACTCCACTTTAACCCAAAGAATAGGTTAGCCATTGTTCTACGGAACCAATTGGGCTTAGTAGTGAGAGCAAAAGAGATAAAGTAATCCTTATCCCCAATCTTCCATTCCCCTATCGGTTTGGGTGAAGGGGCTATACTCATTGTGTTCATTTCGTTTTTCATTTTCTTTATATATTTCGTTCATTATATTAAATACAACCTGGCAATCTTCATACTCCTCATCCTGAGTTAATTCAGAGAGTAGAGATTCCAAAGATGAATAAGGTATAAGTTCTACAATGGTTGATGGTTTGATAGTTCCCTTACGAAACGATTCTAACACCCATCCCAACGATTGTACCCGTATCCACCTTAGCTGTTTAATATCCAGCTCATCCATAGGGTAGAATTTATATATCATATAGATAAGTATTCCCTATACTGAGAAATGGAGTAACTATCAAACCACCTCCTTATATACCCTACTCAAATCGTTCAATCTGCTTCTATCCTCAGAGGTATAAAACAAATCACCCAATACCCTATTGATAAACTCCATCTCTAATTTATATCCAATAGCAGTGAAATCATTTACCTTATGTATAGGATGGGTTACTTCAATATGGAGTATCCTATATACCTTACGGAGGTATTCCTTCTGCTTATCGTTTATTGAGTACTTCATCTTAATCCTCAAATTCCGGAACTCCGGCCGCTTCTAACAATTCAACATCATTTGGTTCAATCCATTGAGCTAACGATTGTAGTTCTACCAACTCACCCAAACTTATACGTTCCTTACGAATCTCTCCCCTTAGATACTCTAATCTCTCCGTTGGGTTCGAACTATATAGTTTCCAACTTAGGGATTCATCCGTACTCAAATCACAAGCAATCTCTATGTTGTTTAGATTAGTCCATACCTCATCCGATGTACTACTCGGTTCCCTAAACACATCCGCTAATCCCTTACTCCATATAAATTCCCTTATCACTCTAAGGTCATCCGATATCATCTCTAATCTATGCTTCAATTCGTTTTCCATATAATACTCTTAAATGATTTAATAATTCTTTATCTACCTTATCGTATCCCTCTATTAGAAGTACTTTCTTTAATTGGTCTATAATAACATCACCACCAATCTCTCTACTTCCTATACGATAATCCCTTAGTGGTTCTATCCAAGCTAATAGGGTTTCGATTCCCTTTCGTTTATCTTCGGTTAATTTCATAATACTGTTTTCATTTGGGGTCATTGATTCAATCTCATTGGCAATCGCCAACTTCTCAATCTCATCCAATAGGGATTTATATGTAGCCGACCCACTAGCGGCTAGGTACTTACCCCAATCTCTATCTATTGATAGGAGCATTTCATCCAATTCATCCTTTGTTTCCATTTCTTTTATTCGTTTGGCTTGGTCTAACGCTAATTTAGCATTATCAATACTCATCTGCCTTAATTCATCTGAATCCATACTATACTCCTTTAATCCAGCTATGGTCTTTAAATACACCATCTACCTTATCATCAAATATGATTCCAATAGAGTGTCTTACATTACCCCACCCATAATCATGTCCAGATACGAATCCTCCTTTAGAGATTATAGTACGATAGTTATCAATATCAAACATCACACCCTGCACTGTATGTAATCCATCTATATACACTAAATCCCATTCCCGTTCCTTTAGTATAGAAAAAGAACGTTCTGATGTATCTCTAATAGATTTAATATTAGGTATGTCCAACGTATTCCTTAAGAACTCTGAATAGACATCATCAAAAGGTGCGAATGAACAAGCCATATCCGTAACATCATAGTTATCCATATAAGGGTCAACCGAAACAACTTCCTTAAAGTGTTTAGCGAATATCATTGTACTCTCCCCTATATACGAACCAATCTCAATCATCCTCATTTCCGATGTAGGTCTAATCTCATTAATCCAACGTATCATATCTTCGAGCCCTTCCACCTCATCGGGTGTTCTCATTGTATAGAATTTGTTACTCATCCTTACCTTCGTTTTTATAATGTTGGTATGTGAACCAAACGTTAGTCATTCCCCAAACCACCATTAGTGGTAGTACTACCCAATCACCTATCATTAGACATCCAATTTACCATTAGGATGAATCACAATATATGTGTATCCATGTACTGAATTAGTTTGAAACAAATCAGCGATATACTTTGCCTCTTCGTAGGTATCCCATTCTACTGCAATACCCTCTGAATCATTAACCAAATGATATTTCTTAATATTATCGGGTTTATCTAATGTCTTTAGTACTTTGTACTTTATTACCATTTCGTTTGTCATTTTTATTCTCCTTACGTTTTTTATCTCTTTTCATTGCCAATAGGAACCATACGGTTAAACCTGCTGCACAAACACCAGCGATATCATTCACTATATCTGATATATCCATTACTTATGTCTTTTTTCGTATTTAATCTTATTCAATTCAATATCGTTAAGAATCATATCCCTCTTTTTAGTTAGTTGATTAATCCTTACACTCCTTCCCCATTTACCAAGCCAATTAACAGGTACCATAGATTCCCACTTTTGTAATTCTTTGTTTACTTCTCTAAGTTCCTTTTTAAGTGCCATTGTTGATTGGATTTTATATTATACAAATATACGAAATAAATCCGACATATCCAAATATTAGACGTATTTATTTTATCTCATTTCAGATAACCATTTAGATGGTACCCCCCAAGGGGGTATCTAAGGGTGTCAATCTCCCTACCGGAAAAAAACCAGGCTCGATACGAGAACAGGTAAGAGCCCCTCGTAACACGTTGACAATCACCTAATTACAAGAAACCTCAGTCCCCCCGTCCTCATTCACAAGCCCTTACCCACGCCCACCTCAAGCGCAGCTTTAACTCCGCCGGTTAAAGCCCCCACACTCAGGCACTTATCCTCCCTCACCTCCAGCATCTCTTTAGCAGGGGTTTCGGTTAGCCTACCTCACTTAAACCTTTACTTTAGGGTAAAGTAAAGTTATAGCTTTACTTTTATGTATTAATAGTCAAGTTAAAGCTTTACTTTAGGTACTGCGCTCACTGCGTTCGCTTGAGCTGTATAGCTTGTATCTCTCTCCCCTATATACTATATGTTGTTATACTCCTATACTCCTATGTATTCTTTTTCTTCTCTATACTACTATACACTATATACCCCTTTATACTATCCGGTATATTACCATTAGGTATATTCTTAGCTATATTATTTTTATCAGATGTGTCCGGCTTCGAGTTCTCCAGGTAAGAATTTCAAACCCATAGGAATATTCCACCTGCCCCCTACGTTTTATATACGGAGGGATGGAATTTGTTACCCGGTAAGAAAAATGAACTGAACGGATTATTCCACCCTACCCTATTGCATACAAGCGCTTGGATGGATTTTCTTACCCTGGCAATAGGGCATAAGAAAAGGGGTATATCTCTATACCCCTATTTCTCCCTTAAATTAATTAACCCCTTAATTAATAATATATTTCTTTAATATAGCTTTGGGACCACTAGCTCCACATAGGCCATTTCGTATGCATCTATATATGGTGTAGAATCTTCTCCAAATCTTCTTTGAAGCTCTTTAGCCAATCTATCTACCTCATCACCCATTCCTATGGATTCGGATTTAATCCTATACTCATCTACTCTTTCGTATATGCTCTCCAAGTCCCAGCTGTTCAGCGATTCGTATCCACTCATTTGCGTTCTTTATTATTTTATGTTGTTGTTCTATCATGTGATTGAGGAATACCTCAACCGCTTGTTCTCTACTCCACTTCTTAGGATATACCAACCTATTACCCATTGGTATATACTCTTTTTTAATAAGCCCACTTCCTTTCGGTTCTTCCAATAGAAACCACTCACCATCTACCTCTTTGAGATAGAGTAGGTTTTGTTGTTCTCTATTATTAGCTACCTGCTCTCCCATATTCACTTTTATTCGAGCGGAGAGTTGGAGCCGCCCCAACACCTTCTACCTGGTAGGTAGATGTCTTACTCTCAAGACCTCCTCCGCAATTAATAGAACGATATCCGGCTTTAGTATCCCACTGCCTTATTGCAGTAGTATTCACACATTCGGTTTTATTAGATGTTGGCTTCAACCATTCTTTTGAGCGGAGAGATGAAACCGCCTCACCTCCTCCATATTGGTAATATGGCGACTTTCTCTTAAGTCTTTCTCCGCAAATATCTTAGTAACGTTAGAGTTCTGTCTCAATCACATCACTATGTAAAGATACGAAATTTAATCGATATATCCTAATTAAATCTCTTTTATTTTATAGAGAGGCCAGCCAATTGGCTCAAACTCTCTGAAAAATCTACACCGGCAATAACATTGCTTTCCTTTGGAACCCCATTAGTTTCCCACTCCCTATTAATGAAGTAATCTAACTTACGATGAGCTGAATCAACTCCTCTTAGGTCACCACTAGCTACAGCCTCATTTAGCTGTGCAGTCCAATATTTGATTTTAGGCCAATAGCCACTTTCATACTTACTCATATCTTTTATCTTTTAAGGGTTTAAATTAAGAACACATAGCGTTCCATACTAACCACGATGGAGTTCTCTTCACTCCGGCCGCTGGTTTAACATTGTTATACTCTGAGGGAACCTCAGCCGTAACAGCTACGTTACCACAATCACTTATCGATAACAACACACTATTGAGGGTAGAGGAATGGTTATCTGAGAATCTCTTCCCAATCATAGACCTCAACTCATCAATCTTACTACCAACCTGAGTAGTTGTAATACTATTCAACTGCTCATTCATTCTGTCAATCACACTTAAATTTATCATATCTCTTAGGGGTTTAATTAAGTTCAATTTCAACTTCCGAACCATCACTAGCGAATACACTCCTATCGTTGTAATCAGGTAGGGTTACGTTATAGAAACCTTCGTTGAAATCCGTAAGGGTTACATCCAACCATTCGGTTTCGATTTTATTAGTTTCACAATATACTTCAAACTGTACCGGGTTCATACCAGCGGTTTCTTTGATTAGTTGTTGTAATGTAATTTTCATTTTTAAGGGGTTTAAAGGTTTAATCACTCTCTCAATCTTATACTCTAATATACGAATAATAATTGAGACCTACAAGCCTTTTTTCAACTATTTTAATAAAAAAGGGATAGGACCGGCCTACTGCTGGTCCTATCACCTAATGTTATTAAGCGAACATTTCTTTCTTAATCTCACGAGCCTTCTTTAAAGAAGTAGTGAATTGAGATTGACCTGCTACTCTAACTCTATAAGCTACACGGCCTGTGGCGTATGTAATCTTTTGAACGTTAGATACTGGTGTTTCATACAAATTCTTAGCTACTGCTTTACGATTAGTAACCTTAGTTGATTTTGCTGATTTTGTTGATTTTGCCGGTGTGAACTTTACATCACTACCTAGGTTCTTGCTACCTTTGAAGGTAACGTTTGTAACTTTTGACTTATTAGCCATAATTGTTGTTTGGTTGACCTGTACGCCATAAGGTTTTTTGTTTTAATAATGTACCACTAAGATACTAAAAATTTTCCAATCTACCAAATTTATTTTAATAGAATAGGGATAGGGCCGCTCTCATCCCTTCCGTTGTCGATTTGTGAACCGATGATGGGATAGGGTTTAGGGTAGGTGAATCCTTATATTCCTTAAGGGCCGCTTTGATAGCTCCCTTACGGGTCTTAGCCCATACGGTATTCCAACCTCCACCTTCGAACGTAAACATATACTCTTTTAATTGTATAGTACTCATATTCAATTATTTAACGTAAATTAATGCTTTATCAATATTGGTTTGAGGAACTTTGTAACTCAATACCTTTTCAATGGCTTTCTCCAATGTAAGTACTCCCCACACATATTCACCAGCCATCATACTTTTCAACATACGAACACAATCACCTACTGAACCAAACATTGGTTTGTTGTTAGTATGAACATACTTAACACCAGCTTCGATATCCATTCCCTTCTCAGTCTTAACACCGGAGTTCTCATAGTAATCGTAAGTCTCATCCCATCCGTTATATTTTCCATATTCGAATTGGTTAGCGAAACGATTGATATCGTTGTAGGTTTCAACCTCAACCTCTGAACCATTTGGGTTCGATACATAAACATCTAAGGAGTTACCACCAGCGAATGATGATGATTTAACTGAACATACCACATTTGGGTATTTTGCTTTAACAAATTGTTTCACCATTGAGGAGGCGATTGGACCACGTCCGTAAACATAAGGGGTAACACCATCATTACGGAACCTAACAGAATCAGATGGTAAACTCATTTTGATTCCTTCTACTACTACGTTGATTTTCTTACTTTTCATCTTTTATTAATTTTAGGGTTTTAAGGGTTTAAATCGGTGGGAACATCTCTCCCACTCTTACTATACTAAAGTACGACATTTATTTGACATACACAAGCCTTTTGCCATTTATTTTCAAAAAAAGTCGTAACGTGTTGATTACCAATGAGATTAATTAGGTAACCAATTCGGCTATAATATACATAAGGCAAAACCATATCACTACGGCTATGATATACATATACTTGTTTAAAAATCGTTTTATCATACGTTTCTATTAAGCGGCTTGTAACTCATTCATTACGAATGATTTACATGAGTGCCATTTGGTATTCATCGATTTCCATATATTCCAGTCAACCATCTTAGGGAATGCTCCATGCATATCACCAACAGTCAAACTCTCCAATAGATTCTTATCGATACTATTCCATTTACCACCTTTGATGGTTAGGATATTAAACCAATAAGATTTTCCATCAATTACTCGTTCCATCTGAACCACAGTGGTGTTCTTACTTAGGTAGTAAGGTAGGTTCTCTATCTTACACTCAACATCACCAATGACTGGGAATCCAGCTCTAGCTTTGGCTGTGTAACGGAATCGTTGTTCTTTTCCTAACTCAGTTAAATTACTTACTCCAACGGTGTTTCCGTTGATTCTCATTGTACCATAGAATACATCACCACTCATAGTGCCTGTATTGATTGTGATTAAGGGGTTGTTCATATTATTTATTTAAGGGTTTAAAAATCATTTCAACTTTAGGGGTAGATTCCAACTCAATTGGGTTGGCTCTCATCCTACACTCATTACCAGTAGCCATCAGAACCATTATCAATATTATCTTTATCTCTCTCATTACTATACTAAAGTACAATAAATTTTTGACATATACAAGCCTTTCACCATTTATTTTTCAAAAAAGTTCCAACGGGTTGATAATCAACCGAATAGGTTTTGGTTAGGTATATACCAATTCCTCTATATCAGATACCGCTAATCCCACCTCATGCGATTCGGAACCTCCACCCTCTACCTCATCACAGGCCAGCTGATAGAATTCCAATATCTCATCCTTATAAATCGGATGTAACCTAATCAGTTTAGTAACGTACTCTCTTAACTCCATTAGTGTGTTCATAGTACTGGATATCCTTTAACAATGTTAACAATCGCTTGAATCTTTGGTGATGTGGCTCCTTCCAATTCCTTATATAGGTACCCATCAAAAAGTCCGTAGAGTTGGTTCATCAAATGAAATCCCTCCACCTCACCAATTAAATTTAAAACGGCTTCCCTAACCTCTCCGGTCATATGGGCGTGTCTGTCGAATCGTGTGTAACTCATATCTTAATTATTTTCGTTTTCGAAGTTCGGTGTTGATTGAAGCAAGGTACATTACCGTTACTATTAATAGGAATATTATCATCTCTTTTCGTTTATTTTTTCAACCATAGGTTATATACATAATCATAAGAAGTTTCCAGCTCATCAGCAAGACCATCGAACAATCTCTCTCTCACCAAACTATCCCAAACACCAATGTATTCGTACACATCACCACCAACAATCAGCTGGTTCAATAACCCAGCAAAGGTTGCTGTTTCACTAAGTTCCATTCCTAATCCATCTGAATTACAATCTGATGGGAAATTCTCTAAATAAAATTCTTTAATCTTCATATCTAAGGGGTTTAGTTTTTACGTTGTCCTAATTTTCGTGTACCATATTCAATGGTTACCTGAGTATATGCTACTTCGTTCTCAAACATATACTTGTCCATTGAAACACTACCTTCTCTGGTCCATCTTTCAATGGTTTCATTGTTTTGTAGTTTTAGAAAAACATCTTCAGCTACTGTAATAGATTCTCCTTTTTTAAGGTACGTTGTTTCGATATTGTGAGTGTACTCTTTAATATCCTGCTTTGCTACTAAAATAAATTCTCTATGTATCATATCTAAGGGGATTAATATTGAATCATTGAAACCGGTACGTTGTAAGAAGCATATCCACCAACCACTCTTAGGTTAGCTTTGGTTCGGTTAATCTTAACAACCTCCAACTCCCTACCCTGCAACTTAGGATGGTTTACTTTAACTTTCATACCAACTTCCAATCCTATTTTCTTTTCTAAGGATTCAATGGTACGTTTCTGTTTAATCAACTGAACAACCATTTGGTTGATACTTCTTAGCTCTTCTACTGATAACTTTGATAATTGTGAATAGTTCATCTTTTATATTTTAAGGGTTTAAATTAATCTCTCTCTCAATCTTATACTCAAATATACAAAAAAGAATTGGATTGCACAAGCTTTTTGCCATTTATTTTTCCATTTTGATAGACTTTTTTTCCACATTTTTTGGTGGAGTTCAAGCCCATTTTTGCATGCCGGGGTTCATTTTCGTCTATGGTCAAACGAAATCCAAATCGCTCCCAACGGGATATTAATTTTCAGCAGTATCAGAATAGGTTCTCTCCCACCCACCAGCCCTTAAAGATACGAAGAATTTCTCACATTTCCAAATAAAGTTATCAACAGCCAATTGTGGATAAATAAAGTTATCAACACTCATAAGCCATTGAGGATGAGCCCGTTATGAAATTCTTTGTTCATAACTTTATTTTGCTATGTGAAATATTTTTTGTATCTTTGTACCCTTTTAGCCCCGTTTTTAGCTATCGCCAGGGTTTGTCACCATTGGCTTGGGATTCCGTAATGGGATTGGGATGGGATTGCTCGGAGAAGTGTGGTAAAACCATAGGGAGAAAAGCTAGGAGCTAAACACATCCCCCCTTAAGCTTCTCAACCCGGTTGATAGGTTGCTTTTCCACATCCTCTTTTCAACAATGTGGTAAGTGGTGGGAATTTGTGGGAGAAAGTGGTAAGGATTCATTGACATTAGGTGTTAATACCTCTTTATATCAAAATCAAGGAGCCCCTTTGGGTGGGGCTTTCGGTGTAGTTAAATTTTCGGGGGTATCACAATAGCGATTTGAGAGTGGTGTAGCTTGAGTGTGTAAGGGTTTCGTTAGCCCTCTATCTCTTCTACTAGTATTTCCTTTATCTTATCTATCTTCTCTCTTACTTCTTCCATTTCTTCTTTTCCTTCTACTATCTCTTCTATTTCCATTAGGGTGAATAGTATCTTTAATAAGACCTTTTGGTTTTGATTTGTTTTCATCTGAGTGGGGTGTTAGTGAGTTAGTACTTCCCTTATATATAGGGAGTTCTTTTGATTTTTGTTTATTCTCTATACGTTATGTATCTATACTACTACTATTACTATTCTTAGCTGATTTATTTTTATCATTGGTTTCACAGCTCCAGTTTGGATTGGACATTAAAAAACCCACCTTTTCGGGGTGGGTTAGGATTCGTTTAAATATCCGTTTCATTCTTATAGTGATTTTCATAATAATCTTCACTCATTAGAATTCCACCTATCATTTGGTTTATAACCACAGCTTCATTCCAGCTATTATATTTGTAGACATTTGTATCCTTTACAATTACCCAATTTTTTTGTTGAGTAATATCCCGCCTATCCATCCAATTCCATTCGTTACTACTCATTATAATGTTCGATTCATATTTTCAATTAATTCCATAAACCCCCATTGAAATTTCCTTCCAGAGTACATATGAATATAGGAGTTCATTCTACCTAGTCCAAAATCCTTCCATCCTTCACCATTTGCTAGTAACTTAAGCGATAGCTGCTCCATTATCAATTCCGGCAGTACTAACCGATTCCCAGTTTCCCTTGATTTTTTGAAATAGAATTCCTTAATAGCATAGAATGTATCCATATACAATTTCATATGCTCAGGGTTCTTAAACGATAGTAACCCTACGTTATGAGCTCCATCCCATATTGGACTCCAATGTGGAAAAATCTCTTTGATTCCCCATTCATCAAATACTTGAATATTATTTGCATAGTACTTATCCCCAATTTCACCATCGTTAAAATCATATAGTACATCGTAACTATCAGGTATGATAAGTGGTTCTGCTAAAAACACATCCCCATCCATATGAATAAAATCACCGGTTTCTCTTTTCATTGCTTCAAACTTCGGTTCGCACCATAGGTAATTCTCAGTATTCTTTTCCAAAAACTTCACTTCATTTACAAAATTCCCCAATTCGTTAGCTCCCCTTTCATCCGTATAAAGTGTAATTGGATGAAATCTTCTAGCCATTTTGATTGAACATTGAAACAATTCCAATTGCCCTTTGATATAAGGTTCACCAAATCCGTTTGGTGTTGTTGTTAAGGTTTGTACTATTCTCATTCTATTGGTTCTTTACATTGTGGACATACAGTTGGTGTTTTTGTATAGAATACGTTACCGCATTTCTTACAAACTTTCATTTCATCATCACGCCATTCCAAATCTGGGTATCCTATATCTGAATTATTCATTGTTAATAATATACTTTTTCACAAATTCAACCCCATTGTTGATTTGTAGTTCAAATTTATCCAATCTTACCTTCATTATATCCTTAGCTTTTGGTATCTCACCTTGCCTCATTTTCAAAGTTGCATCCTTTACCTTAGATAATCCATCCACATCAATCAGTTTTATATTCGATTGAGTTCCAATCAGCGGGTCCACATTTTGTGGTACTGATAAATCGATTATAACTTTGGTACCTTCCACATCATTAAAATTTATGATATGATAGTCCGCATTGGTTGCTACTATAATGATATCAGCCAATTTAATATACCTTTGGAGGCTTGAATATCTATCACTTTTTACATCCAATTGTTTTGCTATCTTATCTGATAACGATTCAGTTCGATTCAATAACGTAATTTCGTTGGTATCCAATTCCGTAATGATATTTCTCATTGTGGCTCTACCCATCTTACCAGCACCAATTACCAAAATCGTTTTGTTCTGAATATCGGTTACATTTTCCTTAATATATTCAACAGCTGCGTTTGATACTGATACTGAACCCTCTGATATTTTAGTTTCTGAACGTATTGTTTTAGCTATCGATTGTGCAAAGTTGGTTATCTTTTCAAAATACCCACCCAACTTAGCTGAAATACCTGCCATTCTAAGTGCATCCTTAATCTGACCAGCCACTTCATAATCACCCAATAACTGAGAGTCCATTCCAGATGCAACTTCTACTAAATGTTCAAAACATTCCCTATCATTAATGTAATATGCTTCTCTTTTGAATAGTTCCATATCACCATCACCTACCAAAAGTTTCAAAAGTTCATCCTCTGGTTGGTCAAATGAATAGATTTCAGTTCTATTACAAGTTGAAATGATAAAAAAATGAAATAATCCGCTATTAGAATACCTTTCTAAAATAGCAGATTCAGTTAGTGCAAATTTACTTCTTACAGATAACTCAGTTTTTTTATAACTAATACCAACACAATTTAGTGGTTTAAATATCATTCTTCATTAAGGTATTTGATAAGATTAATAATTGTAATTGTGAAAAAAACCGGCCATACAATAACCATCAAAGCTCTTTCAAAATTATTAAATTGTAATTCATCATCACCTCCTCTTGATAGGAGCCAATCATAAAACATAGTAAATCCAAATCCTAAAACTAAATATATTAAAATTTCTTGTCCATATTGTAACATCATAACTAATACTTTTTTGTTAAATTTTCCACATCCCACATTTGTTGTGAGATTTCAATTTTTCTTTCTAATTGTATAATAGCTTCTTTTTGAGCTTGAATATACTCCTGCATTAAATAAATTTGGTGTTTTAATCTACCATTTTCTTCATCCAATTCCCGTTTATCTTTGAAGTATTTTTTAATTTTTTCTATCATTTATAGTAAGTGAGGTTTGCCTTCAGTTAATCCGGCGTTAGTTACTTGAACCCATTTTGGGCTGAATTCAGATATTGAATTTGCACCACCATAAGATAGTGCCGATTTTACTCCATCCAATAATCCATTTATTACATATTTTACTCCACCTTTATAAGGTATAATAGTTGATTCACCTTCTACGTTTCTAGCTGCCTGTCCATGTGATACCTTAGTTTCTAATGATGCTGAACCTCTATAACGTTTATACAATCCGTTTCCTTTTTCAATAATTTGACCGGGTGATTCATCAGTTCCAGCAATTAGTGAACCAATCATAACACAATCTGCTCCAACCGCTAACGCTTTAGCAATATCACCACTTCCTCTAATTCCACCATCAGCCATAATTGGTACATTTGATATCGTAGCGATATCCTCAATACAACTTACATTTGGTACACCAAACCCAGTTTTGATTCGAGTAGTACAAAGTGAACCTCCACCAATTCCAACTCTCAATCCATCTGCCCCAGCTGATTCTAATGCTACAGCTGCCTCAGCAGTTGCGATATTACCCGCAATGATATCCACCTTTTCAAATAGTGGATTTTGTTTACACCATACAATCATATCGATTACATTTTGGTGATGTCCATGCGCTACATCGATAACCAAAATATTGGCACCAGCTTCTACCAATTTAGTAGCTCTTACCTTATCTTCTCCCTGAACACCAATTGCAGCCATAATTGGAATTTGTTTAATTTCAGCATGCCAATCATCATACATAATTCCCCAATCTTCATATGGACCACCAAACCCATCACCATAGATTTTATAGCTTAACATTTTAATTTGTTTAGCTTGCTCTTCAATTGACATAAATCGGTGAATACATCCAACACCTCCCATTAGAAACATTTTGAATGCCATATCTAATTCACACACCGTATCCATTGGGGATGCTACTAATGGATTCATTAATCCATATCGTCTACTTACCAATGTATTTAGATTAATGTTTTGGCGGGAGTTTACGTTTGAATACGCTGGTACCAATTGGATATCATCGTATGTAAGTGATTGTTTCATGTAACTTTTTGGTTTTTATTTTGTTTGATAAACTAAGGTATCCAATTCAGTAATAGGAGCGTTCATAAGTTTTCTATAAACTCTACATCCAAATTTCTTACGGGTTGATGCAGATTCACTATCCGCATATCGTTGTGCTATAAATTGAGAATCACAAACTGCTACTAAGTAACAACGTCCGTTTAAATCACCACCCTCATATGCTAATATTACAAATGTTTCCATAACTTATTTTATTTATACAAATATACGAAAAATTATCGATATCTACAAGCTTTTCGATAAAATTTCTTCAACAATTTGAATATCTTCGGGATAATCAACTGCATGGGATTGGTTATCTAACATAACCATTTTAATTTTATGCCCCATCTCTAAAAATCTAATGATTTCAATATCCTCATCATATTCTAATGGAGTTTTTTTACCAAAACTACTAAATTCTTTAAGGTGCTCTCTATTAAATGCGTATATACATACCTGCTTTTTGGGATGGTTACCATTACCTGTTTTGGTTCCGGGTATTGGATTCCTAGACATATAGATTAACTCATCATTTAAATTGGTAATTACTTTTGGTATTTTCTTATCCTCTACATTTTCATGTTTGTTTAAATAAGACATACAATTTACAATATGGTTTGGATATTTCAACTTAGCTTGAATTACCTTATCAATATCAGTTGGGTCCAATAATGGTTCATCACCTTGGATATTTATAATAATATCAGCATCAATTTCCATTGTTGCTTCAGCAACTCTATCAGTTCCAGTTAAACAAGAATCTGAAGTTAATATTACATTATATCCATAGCTGTTAACTAAATCTACAATTTCTTCATTTTCAGTTGCTATATACACATTTTCAATTCCAACTGAATTCTTAGCTATTTCAGCAACCCAAATAATCATTTCTTTATTTTGGATTTTTGCTAATGGTTTTCCTGGGAATCTTGAAGATTTGTATCTTGCTGGAATAACAACTGCTATTTTTGGTTTTAATGTTTTTTCAATCTTTGAATAATCGTAAGTTTCTGAATTTTCAATATCCAATAAAATATTCTCTATTCTATTTGGATTTAAAAATGAAGATTGTAATGTTTGTGGATATAATGGATGAATGTGCTTCATTCCACTTATCATATAATTGTGAGTAAATCCCCAATTGTGAGTTATATGTAATGGAATCATCCAATCCGTTAAAACTTTATGAAGTGGTGATGAATTATATAATTTGAATTTGTATTGCAAATATGTAACTAATTGTTCGGTCTTTACGTTTCCAACACCCCTACCCATTCCTAATAATGTACCATCCAACCACACTACACCTTCCTCTAAAGCAGATATACAATTAGCGAATGCTAATCCAATGTTATCATGTGTATGAATACCAATATCACATCCAAATTCTTTAAAAATTTTAACAATTTCTTTTACTTTACTTGGTTCAACATTACCATATGAATCAGCAAAATATAATGCTATTGGATTAACATTTACTAATTTACTAAAATCTCGCATTTCATCATCCGATAACATAGAAATACTCATCAAATTTATCATCAAATCATATCCTTTATTTTTTATATGATTTGCAATTCCAATTGAGTGGGTTATTTCAGAATGTTTTATTGCCAATCTACAAATTGAAAATGGTGAATCGGATTTTTGATGAATAATATTATCAATCAATGCAAAATCAATAGAATCTCCTTTAATAAAATCTTTAGCATCAATCATAAATGCTAATTTAGAATTTAGTGGTAATCTATATTCTAATATTTCCCAAATAAATCTATCATTACATTTTCTAAATTGCCCACCTTTTAGTGGTGATTTATAACCAATCTCAATAACATCCACACCAGACGTATCCAATGAAAATACTAAATCTTTAACCATTTTTGGTTCAAAATTCCAATTGGTATAGTATCCACCATCTCTTAAAGTACAATCTAAAATTTTAACCTTTTTCATAAATTTATTTTATATACTTTATGTGTTCTAATGTATCTGTCCAATTTTTAAAAGTAAATCCTTTATCATCCACATAAACAAATGCGTTTGGTTTACCCCAAACTACATCCGAAATGTATTGTTTAAAATTATAAGATTCCAACCAATCCCAAATTAACTCAGTTCCTGTTTTATCATTAATCAATGGTCTGTTTGGGTTTGATTTGCAACTGAATATTACTATTTTATAATTATCACTTAGATACTTCAACGCAGTTTCAGTTCCTTCCATTGGTTCACCATATATAGTACCATCAAAAAATCCTTTAGAATCATTATGAATTACTCCATCAAAATCTAATGCAACTACCTTTTTAGATTTTTCCAAAAACTCAGCAAAATCTCCCATTTATATTAAAGTTATGTTTGAAATATTTTTAAGTATATTAAACTCATAATTAATATTATGAGCCGGTCCAACTATACCCGCTTTCTTAGCTTCTGCAACTTCATCATATGTGGGGTCATAATAGTGACCTGTTTTATTTCCATCAAACCCAATCAAATGAACATTTTTATTAAAAAATAAAGATAAATTTAATGCTAATGAGGTTCCAGATGTTAACCTAGCAGTTGATTCATTCATATATGGATGCGAAACATTTAATAATCGAGTGTTGGGTTGTATATGTAAAATTTCTCTTTTACTGTTACCACGTATTTCCGATGTAGTAAATAACTGAGTTTTGTTTACATATTTTTCAAAATTAGGTAGCATGTATTTTGTATGTGGTAATGTAAAATCACTACAATGGAAAGATATTGCTGATACTTTTGTTCCAACATCACCCTCATACCCTTCTATTTGAAAATCATTAAACCTAATTACACATTCATACGAATCTATAAATTCCCCTTGATTATCCATTTTACCATTACCAACTAATAGTACAGTATCTGGAAAACTTTTAAATAAAGATTGTACCGAATCGTATTTTTGCATATCCGATATTATTTAAACCATCCGATTTTCTTTCCTTCTTTTTTACGTCTATCGTATTCCTCAACTGAACCCGGATATCTAAATGCCCATACCCCAATCAATATGAATGTAAATGCTGCATATCCAACAATTCTAAGTGGAACTGTAAAGTACATTGATATAAGTGAAATACTCATTACAATTACCATCATAATTCTACCTTTGTTTGGATACACCCTTTTGGTTTCCCAATTGGTTAGGTATTTTCCAAAGATTTTGTGTTCATGCAACCACTTATCCAATTCAGGAGATGATTTTGAGAATGCCCAAGCGGCCAAAAGTGCGAAGAAAGTTGTAGGTACACCCGGAGTAATCACTCCAATGTATGCACAACCTACGAATAAAAGCCCCAAGGCTCTCCATAACCATTTTTTCATATAAATTATCGTTTAAGTATAAGTACTAATGCTAAAATAAATAGAACTATTCCAATTGGTATCCAAAGAGGAGCAGTTACCCACCACCAAGACCAATCAATATAGTTTGTTAATTTTAAAGTCATAAAGATTAGGAATAATATCATACCCAATCCGATTCCGTTGCTGTTATTATTTGAATTTGCCATTTTAATTAAAATATTGTTTTAAATTATTAGTTTCGATAGTTTTCTTTAATACTTCAACATATCTTTTATCCGAAGCGTAACTATTAGAAAGGTATTGGTAGTATTCTGCTTCAGTATTTATTGTTGCCAAATACCTACATTGGTAAAATGCGTAATCATAAACTGATTCTCGCCAACTTTGATAAAATGCGTGATTGTTCTGAGTTCCACCAGCAGTAGTTACTCTCTGCTTAGCTTCTTTCATTCCAAATAGGTTATGGTTTTCTTTGAAAATATTACTTTTCCACTTACCAGTTTCAATCATAGACTGAGCCATTACAATATGTGGAAACTTAACGTTTAATTCCTTTAAAAGTTCAACCAATTTATCTTCACTAAATTTATTTTGCTCAGCGGTCATATTCAATACAATCAATTCCTTTTCATAATTTTCCAATGATTGAATTTTAGCATACCTACCAATTGTAAATGAAATAGCTACTAAACTAATACAAGTTAGTATAACCATTTTAACTGTTTTCAAATCTTTTTTGAATACTAAGTTTGTTCTATCGTACTTATAAATCATAATTTATTTTTTTAATTTACCATTAATGTACTGAGTTCTTAATGATTTAGCCTCAATGTATTGAGTTCGTAATTCGTTAAGAACTTCAGCTTGAATTTCATCATAATAACCTTTAGTTTCAATATCGGTTATCATTTCCCTTACCGTTTGAACTGTACTTGTCCAATCTTCCATTTGTTCATCACGCAACCATTCATCCAAATCAAATAAGAATTTAGATTGCTTTCTATCTAAAAAAATGGTTTTTTTACTCATTAATTTTTAATAATTCACATAACTTATTATAGGTTGCCTGCCCAGATGAACTCAACCTATCATAATCCCATCCCAACTCTTCAATTAAATCTTTAATATCAGCTAACATAACATAACTTATTTGCTATTAGTAAAATCGTTTCCTCATCTTCTTTAGTAAGTCTCCAACTATTACCTAATAGTTTAGATACAGCTTCATCAAATGCATCACCATCGATTGAATTATTTGTTTCCGATAACCCTTTTGGAGTGAACCCCTCACTATAAAGTTCATCTACCAACTCCATTGCTTCAGCCAATTTTAATTTCTCAGCTTCTAATTTGTTTTTTTCATTTTCCCAAAACTTTTGTTTTTCTTCTTGGGATAGAGTTTTCCATTCTTCTAATTTCATAATTTATATTTTAAAGGTTACCAACTTGCGTTATATTCAAAATCATCCGCTATCTCATCAGTCAAAATATCTTCTAAATACACAATAGTATTTAAGATACTCTTAAAGTACCATTCATCATATTCAGTTCCACCAAAGAAAAATCCACTAGATGATGGTAGTAATGTACTAGCTAAATCATTATCAGCTTCAACTTGTTTACATACATCCAATAACTCTTCTAATTTTTCTCTGCTTACATAAGAAGATTGACACTCATCAATTCCATTCTGAACATTCTGAACGAACCAATTGTGGATTTGATTTGCCTTTCGCCAATATGCAACCTCTTCAACAATAAACTTAACACGCTCCGGCTTGATTCTTTCATCAACTTTACCACCGGTTTTAACTTCCACATCCATACGGTGTTCTGGTTTGTAATAATCACCACTACGAACATAACTCTTTTTGTACAAATAACTGTCTAGTCCCATAACTTTTTATTTTAATGCGTTTAATAATTTTTTATAATCTATACCAATAACACCCAACAGACCCATAGTTCCGGCCATAACTGCAACTGCCATCTCATTTAAAGGTCCTGCAAAGTGGATGTAGTTCTGAATTGTTCCGTTCATTATACCATAGAAGATATAAAATGAACATACTGCGATTAAAATTGCTTGATAATTTTTCATATTTTAGGGTTTTAATTAATTACTCTCTTAATTACTTGTCTAATATACAACAAATATTCGATATAAACAAGCTTTTTTGTCATTATTTTGTAATTAAACTCACTTTAATATCTTCAAGTAAGTCCAATTGGTTACGAAATACATCCTTTTCGAATGCCTCTCTATCAATATCCATAGATTCCTGTACCCTATTTATTAGAATAGTACTAAAATTGGATGAAATTGAACGTTCGAAGGAGAATTTATGGTTAGTAATAGCTATGTAAAAATCATTAATAACTATATAGTATTCCATACGTCTGTTACTAACATAGTACTTACCAAAGCCAGGTGACATCATAAAATCGGTATCTTCTTGCTCACACATTAGGTTTACAATATCCGAAAGTAATTGTTCGGTTTCACCTAATTTATAAGGTGGTTTAATAATATTTTTTATTTTGGTTATAATATTCATAGGGATTTTGGTTTAAATGTAACAATTTACATTGGTTAATGCTAATAATTTAATGACTCTAAGGTTATCCATATCAGCCCTACTAACTGCCTCAACCAATTTGTTATCACAAACTGCTTCAACAAATCCTCCACCACTCATAACACCATCTCTATGCATCATAATGGAAACCATTATATCCACATTGTGGTTTGAAACCTCAACTTGCCAGTCTTTAGCGAACTGAATAGCTGCATTTTTGTACTTTTCTCTTAATTCTAAATAATCCATTTTTTTACGTTTTAGGGGTTTAATTATTAATTCTCAATCTTTATATTCAAATATACGAAATCTTCCTGATATAACCAAGCTTTTGGTTAATTATTTTCATACACACTAAATGGTGAATTCATTGGGATAATGAACTTATTGTTGGAAGTGTCAATTTTGTTTCTAACTTTTTTGAATTTCAATCCAACTATAACGTTTTGCTCATCCAAATATCTCATATCATATGCATCACCATCAATTACATCATATCCACTCCATTTAGTTGGTAATTGTTTACCTTCAAATACCATAGCTACCCTACCTTTACCTTCCCTTAGTAGATTTACACAATCAATCATATTATACCCTGAAAATGAGTAGGTTAAATCGTAATTAGAGTACTTTTCTAGCAATCTAAATCGTTTTGATACCTTTGTGTAATCATAGAAAGAAACATCAGGAAACCACTCCAAAATGTTCTTATTATCCAATTTAAAGGTAGTTGGGTCTAAATCTGAGGTTCCATTCAATCTAACTGAGAATCGTAATCCACTACGTTCAGCTTTCTCTTTTTCTTTACCAATTTCATAGATTAACCAACCCATAAAAAATTCCCTGTCCTCAAAGAATAGTTTTGTTTTTTTGATGCGGGCCTGATTAATTTGGTTCTTATGGATATCGATTTTATTCCTACCAGACTCATTCAAACAAGCAGCGGTACATTCATCCGTTCTCATTGGACAAACCTCATATCCACTTGACTTAGCGGGTGCTAAGTATATAATGTAGGTTGATTCATTATACTTTAATCCTTTAGCCATCTTAGAAGATGAATTAACACTACCAAGATAACTTAATCCGGTTAGTTTCTTTGCTTGAGATAAATTTTGAAATTTCATTTACTATTAATTTTAGGGGTTTAATTGATTATCTATATAATGTTACAATACTACCGAAGTAACTATCAAATACCTCAAGTAGGTTTTCATAATCACCACTCCTCATTTCAGAACAAATTTCTTCAGAATTCATTCCTAATTGTTTTGCCAGATTTGATGCGGTTCCCAATAAGTAAAAAGCGTTACCCTGTGGACCGGTTAAATCAATTGTAATTCCTGTTTGTTTTGGTTTTTCTAAAATCATAACTTTATTTTTTTTAATTATTAAATACCTTGCTCTCTGCGTAAATCATACTCTTCCTTTTCAGCTTCCGAATACTCAACAACCTTTAAGTAAGGTTGAAAATCAGTTTCGTAATAACCTCGAAATCCAGCGAAGAATAACATCTCATCGATGAACAATTTTCGAACGTAAGTCATATCGGATGAACCAAATCCCTGGTCTTCCGGCCAATCGGAATATTCATTGGCAACTATCTCCAATGAATTAAAAACAGCATCAGCATAAGTGAATCCGTTTTTAGAAGGGAATCCTTTTCTGATAACATCGTAACCTTCTACTAATGAAGAGGTTTCGTGAACAAAAGCTAAATTAAATGGTAAACTCATATTTTTAGGGTTTTAAGGTTTTAAGTATCTCTCAATCTTTATACTCAAATATAGGAAATTAATTTGGATTGCACAAGCCTTTTGCCAATTATTTTCAAAAAAAGTTATTAACATTTTGGCATAAAAAATAACTCATTGAAAATCAATGAGTTATAAATTACTTATAATTTGTCTTACTTAGATTTTGATTTAGTTTGGTCCTCAATTACCAAAGAATCATACTCTTGTTGGAGTTTCTGAATCTCAGCTTTGTTAGCCTTTTTATCCTTGCTTAACTTTAATTTTAGTATTTTTTCAGTAATTTCTTGATTGCGTTCCATAGGTTTAAATATAATTTTCTGGATTAAGTTTCATATCTTCAATAACATCAATATGAGATTGTTTATGCATTTCTAAAATATCATGCATCTCATCATATAACTTTTGTCTAGCTTCCTCACCAGCCTCTTCATCATCTCCCCAAAAAACATCAGTATCATATTCATCGATATCTACAAATTCAGTATCATCATATTCCTCTGATGTGTAATATACTCCAGCAAAGTTATAACCTTCATCTTCAAATGTGTTGTGAACAATTACATCTGATTTAATTTTTCTTAGATTATCTGCAAATCTTTCAATCCAACCATTAATCGGGTCCCATGCTGATGTAACTCTAACAACGGGTTCGTCTGGTGAATCATCTTCAATAGAACCATATAACCATTTAGCACCAGTATTATCACAATACCAATTCCTATCATATTCCAATGGTGTATCATCTCCAAATACTCTTTTAGTAAGTGCTTCGGTTTGAACATCCCACTCACCATCTTCGGTTTGAAATACTCTTTTAATTTCTGCAAGAACATCTTCGTTTGAGTTCTGAATAACAATGTAATTTTCTATATTATTTGCCATAACTTATTATTTATTTAAAAATCCTATTACTTTTTCTTTAATCCCACTTTGTTTGATACCTTCATTACTTCTAGCAGTTAGTACAAAGTTATCAAGTCCATGTCCTTGATTGTATTCCGGACTCATATTAAGGTCATCTATTGCAACCCATGTTTCAATTTCAGAATTTAATTCCAAATACTTTTCAATCTCCAATATTCTTTTTTTACTATACCAACCCTTCCAACTGAAAAGTGCATCGGATTCTGAATCCCAATCACCTAAATTTGGTGTGAATGCTAACGGTCTTTTACTAATACCTTGCTCAATATAGTAATCACCCAACTCTTCTAATGTAGCATGTAATTTCCAATCCGAACTAACAATTATTTCAGCACCAGTTTCCTCAAGTACTTCATTCAATACCTTAATAGCTTTTTCATCGAAATTATCCAACCTTACATTCACCGGGGCTTCTTTTTGAATTAAAGATGAGTTTGGATTATCCGAACGATACTTACTCCATTTCTTACTTCTACCTCCCCAATTGTTAGAGAGGCAAATTACACCATCATTATCTAAAAATATAACTTTCATTATTTCATTTTTTTAATACTATCCAACAATTCGGGATATTCCAATAGTAATTTTGGATTATTTTTCAAAGTTTGAATTGTAATATCATTCTTTAACTTAGTAGTACTCCAACCATGTGCTCTTGATGTGAATATAACTTTAGGTGTTAAGTTATCACCGGTAAATCGTTTACCAATATAATCCTCACCCAATATTCTAACATCAGGTTTAAAAAACTCAATTAATTGTATAAGCTCTTCTTCAGTTTGATAAGTATAAACCGCATCAACTGATTCTAATTCCATTAAAGTATTATATCTTTCAGCACGAGGTACAACGGGTGTATATTTATTAGCCCTATCAATAGATGGGTCATTTTGTAGAAACACCATAAAGTAATCACAATGCTTTTTTGCAGTTTGAAAGGTGTAAACGTAACCTGGATGAATGATATCGAAGTTACCTGCGGTAAATCCTACTATCTTTTGTTCTCCGTTTATAATCATTTTATTCTTTGTTTATAATCTCCCACTTAAAAGGAGGTCTATTTCTTTGATACTCACGCATTGACCAATCAATATCATCAGTTTTTAATGTTATTAATTCTGGTTGTGGGTTGTTATAATCCAACCAAGTGATTTTAATAATGTAATTCATACTTTAAAATTTACCCCATTGGGATTTATGTCTATTTTCTTCAGCTATCTTAAAACCCAACCAAATATCCTTAAAGAATGATTTGATATTATTAATTATTTTGTTCATATTACAAATATACTAATTATTTTTTAATTATCCAAATTTATTTCCAAAATATCTGTATTCCTATTAATATTGCTGCTAAAATCAATGATATACCTGTTTTTGCATTAATACCCTCATTCATAAATATAAATGTGAGAATAGCAAACGTAATCATCCCACCAGCTTGCCCTATAAATCTTCCCGGCCATAATTGCCCATCAAAGTGTTCAGCAACCAAAGAAGTTCCTTTAATAAAAATGTAAGATATTAAGGTCCCACCCATTAGAGATATTAAGAATGGATTACGTTTGAACCAAGGCCAAACGAATTGCCCATTGGTTTGTATCCAAATTATACATTGGGCTATTGTAAATAATATAACTCCCCAAATTAGGTTTTTCATACAATCATTTTATTTATGAGATGAAAACCCTTTTATGGTACGGCCATCTTTTTCCAATTTAGTTTCGATATCTTCTAATCGTTTATCAAAATCATCCAAAGATGTATTGATATTATTTAGTGCGGAATTTATATCTGTAAATCCTTTATTAACATCATCTACTATTGTATAATCATTTTCTTCTAATTCTTCCAATTTTCCACCATTGACTGGTATTTTGGGTTTAGATGTTCTAACAATTAAAATGGTTAACATTACTATTGGTGCAAATATTAATAATACTATAAATATTGCTACGATTGTATTGAATATTTCTATCATGCTTTTAAGTTATAAATTCAGTATCTTTCTTTAAGTCAACATAGACTCCTTTATAAATACCTTCATTAAATTTATTAATAACCTTTTCAACCAACATTGTTGGAGTACCTGTTATTTGGTACAATCCATCCATTAGTTTAATGACATCTCTAGTTGAATCTATTGGATTAATTGGTGTAATTGTTTCTACTTCCAGTACACCATCTATATATTTTTGAAATTTTAAATAATTTTTAATTATTAACATATTATCACTGTTAATTTCAACAACTACACCCTTTGATAAATCTCTGAATGTGTTCCATAAATACCAATTAACACATTTTAAATCAACTAATATTCTATTCTTAAATGCCAATCTATATCCATCATCTAAAATTTCTTTCAATTTAGGTAAATCGGGACTATCAGATACCAAACAAACATCAGCATCCCAAGTTTTAGGATTTGATGGGTTGTTTAAATACTCAGCAAATCCACCAGCTAAATAAACTTCATATTCAGATAAATCATGCAGCTCTGATAGTTCTTTGTACCACATAGTTAATGTGTACAACTCAGGTCTACCCCACACAAGGGTAGTTGTTAAATTATCAAATCTACAAAAAAAATCCATTATCTATTTTTAATACCTTTGTTTTTACCGGCAATTATAGATTCTAATTTATCAGTTAGTTTTTCAATAGTATCTGAATTTCCTTGATTACCTTTCAGTTTCTCAGTTTTAATTGTATTGGTAAGTAAATTAATCACTTCCTCTTTTTTCTTATCGTTCATACAGTTTGTTTAAATATTCAAATACTTTTTCTGAAAATAATGTATTGTACACATCACTTCCTATTTCAGATGCTTCAACTATGATACCTGATTTTGCATAATTCAATGCATATGCGATATCGTATTGTGAATATATTGGTTTTGCTCTATCAAGCTCTTCATTAATCATATTGATAAAATCATCTGATTTTAACCACTCATCATACTCAGCATCTCTTAAATCAGCATTGTAAATATATCCTTCCAATTCTTCCTCTGGAATACTATTAATCATAAATTCTTTTGTTCTACCCATTTTTATTAATTGTTATGTTATACTCTAATATACAAATTTTATACTTTTTCGTTTGTTGGTTTTAACCACATACCATCTTTAAATATTAGGTTTAAAAAACCAGGGATGATTTCATCTACATCCATAAGTAATCTAAGACTTTTTGGTGTATCATATTTCATCATCTTCATTAACTCTTCTCTAATTCTTTCACCACTAACAGTTTGTTCTAATTTCTTTAGGATGTTAGGTTGTTTCATTGCTTCCCAAATATCATCACTCATAACAAAATCCTTTGTGATTGTAAATCTTAATGCTCTTAGAATTCTCAAAGGGTCATCCATCATAGTTTGTTTAGCTGGTAATGGAGTTCTTAATAAACCTATTTTTAAATCATCAATTCCACCAAATATATCTATAAGGTTTCCATCAATATCCTCAGCCATAGCGTTTAATGTAAAATCTCTTCTAAGTAAATCATCTTCCAATGTTCCCAATTCTAAGATTGGTCTACGAGTTCCCTCAACATATCCAACTTCCTTTCTTGCCATTACGAAATCAGCAACCATCCCAGAGTATTTATGTTCTTTTGGGAACTTAGCTCTGATAGTAAAACACTCAGGTGTACTTAGGAATATTTCAAAATCATTTACAGTCATCCAATCTGTCATTATTTGAAATCCACTCTCTACAGTCCAATCTAAGTTGTCCAAAACAAATGTGAAGTCAATATCTTTTGTATCAACCCCTAACAACCTATCTCTAACACAACCCCCTACTTTGAATATCTTTGGCATAACCTATCTTTTTTATTACATAGTAAATATACAAAATATAATTGATATATCCTAATATTTTAAAAGAAAAAGAGCAACTATTTTAGCTGCTCTTTATCAATTAGTGAGAATCTCCCACATCATTTTTCTCTCCATAAATAAGGTAGTCAGGGTTTATAACCTTAGCTACTTTATTACGTTCACCTGTATGGTATTTGATTACAATTCCTTCATGTGGAACCTTAGTACCTTCAATCATATTTTTAAATACGAATTTATCTTGCACCTCTTGCGACCAATTTCCAAAATGTAATATTTCAACATAAGGTAATTGTAATATATCTTTAATCATCAATTTAGAATTGATAGGACTTAAATACTCACCATTCTCCTTTACATCGAATCCTACAAACTCCATTTCTGTCAAACCATAATCATAGTTCTTTTGAATTCCGGCCCCATAGATTTCTCCATAGATTGTGATTCCATCTCCAATTTCTGGTTCCATTGAATTACTTTTAACGTATTCCCATAACCTCTTTTTGATTTCATATTTATCCGCAATTTGGTACCAAACATTGGTATCATAGAAACCTTGAGAATCCGAACCCTTTTCTACATTATGTGAACCAACTACAAATTCATACCCAATCCACTTATCAGCAAACCCAATGAACTTCTTAACCTTATCCCAAAATGATAATTTAAGTTTCTTAACAATACCATATCTAGCATTAGTACCATGTATCTTACGAGTAATTTCAACGGTATCTTCTTCAGTAAACATTCCATCCACATTTTTTAGGTTTGGGAATTTATAGTAGATGTGGAAGTTTGGATTGTCTTGGTATCTAATCTTTCTACCTCCGGCTAATTGGATTTGTTTAACTGGTGGTTCGTATTTAGTAATTCCTAAGAATTCCATACAATCATCACCTTCGCCTAAATCAAAATCACCCATAGTAACTCTACCACGTAGGTATTTCATTGGGATAATTAAACATTCAGAATAAACACCTCTTAATTTTACAGTCCTAACTCTATTACCTTTACGAAGATAGTTAGTTACACCCATCTCTTCAGAAAGTTCTTCAGGTATAACCGCATCAGTTGTAGCAATGATTGTTTCATCACCAATAGTAAACTCTCCCTTCTTAGTGATTGCATTCCAACCACCAGCAACTACCAATTCGATGTTATCAGCACCCTCAATTGGATTTACTTCTTTGATTTTTGCTATGTAGCAAACTGAATTTTCGTTTTTCATTTCTTATAATTTTATTTCAAATCTATTTCTCATTCTTTCAACTGCTTCAGTTGGAACACCATGTTGGTTTACACCACCATGTCTATTCTCAACTACTAATGAGTAAACCTGATATCCATAGGTTTTTGCTAAGGTAAAATATATATCCATCTCCCATTTTTGAGTAAAAGTGTTAGATACTACTATTTTTCTATAAAATTGGTCATTAACTAATGAATCCTTCATATAAGTTTCTACTGTATTTCTACAAAACTCATGTGCATCTTTTAGTTTAGAACCATCGAAGTTATAGTTACCTTCCTTATCATAAAAATACTTATCAGCTTCACATACTAAGAAATCACTTTCTACTATTGAATTTGCTAATGTTGATTTACCACTACCTGGCAATCCTCTTAATAAAAATAATTCTTTCATAACTTACTTTTTATAGTTTTCTACAATTGTATGATGGTCTTTATCTAAAAATCCATCAATAGGTTGTTTATCTAATATTCTAACAATATCACTCATACTAATTGGTGATAAGTTGTTACCATCTACACCAACATCCATAACTTTACCTCTACCAACTCTTCGGTTAGGTGGTAAGTGAACGTGTCCATGTAAGTGAGGAACTCCCTTACCTAAACCATCCCAACTTGCTATTGGGTAGTGCATACACACAAAATGAGTTCCATCATGTTTACCACTACCATCGGGCCATTTGATACTCAAATCTAAATATTGATGAACTGAACTGAATATCTCAGCGATACCATCTCTATTGTTAGCTATGTGGTGGTCGTGGTTACCTAATACTAAGTGAATGTTTTGACAAACAATTCGGTTTCTAAATTCAGCGATTGAATCAAATCCACCAAAAGACCAGTCACCTAAGTGAATTAAGATATCATCTTGTCCAACTACTGCATTGATATTATTAACTAATACGGCATTCATTTGGTTCAATGTATCGAAATCTCTGAAATGGTTTGCACCAGCTCTATCCCATTGTGTTGTTCCTTTACAAATGTTAGCATGGTTATAGTGGGTATCACTTGTGAACCATACTTTTTGTCCTTTATTTAGTAATATCTTCATAACTATCTATCTTTTAATCGTTTGAATACTGCTTTTATGTTTGGTTCTTCTAATTTAAGTTTCAAAGATTGCCATTTTGATTCTAAGAAATCATTGTACTCTTTCTCAGTTTTGAAACCCATTCTTTTCCAGTCCATTGTAGTTTTCATATCTCTTAATCTTATACTCAAATGTAGTAAAAATTATTGACATATACAAGCTTTTTGCCGATTATTTTCAAAAAAGTTACTAACTTCTATACCTTAAATCATTTTGCCTGTAAACACTTAATACTGAACCCTGTCCATGTGTTATTGCGAACTGATAACCATAATAATCATAGATAGTTGATGGGAAATTCTCAGTTAAACTATCTATTGGTTCAATTTCAGTTCCATAATTTTGAGCCAATTCCCACATCAAATCCATAATATGTAATGGTTTATCTGAATATGTATTATAATGCCTTTCATCGTACTTACTTTGTTTCTCTAAAACATCCAGCATTAAGTAATCAAATGTAGAATCATCACAAACACCATATCTTTGTAATAGTTTATTTGCTCTTTCCAATTGGATTCTATCCTTTAAGGCAAGTTTAGTAAAATAATCTACCATTGCCTTTTCACCTTCTGGACTTTTCATATATACCAATACGTCTTTCATAAGTTATAATGAATTAGGATAGTAAAGTAATGTTGGATTTTTCTTTTGAATATCCGGTATCTCCTTACCACGTTCTTTTATTTGTTTATTAAATTCCATAACATCAAATCGTTTGGTAATCAAATGAACTCCATTTTTTGTTGGAATCTTTGTGATTATCTTACCACCATCATTTGGCTTAACCATCTCAATGATATTTGAAATCATATTTTGTATATGTTGTGATGTAGTATCAACATCAACAATCCATCTCTTCTCTTGTGTTTTTATTTGTCCAACAACTGAATCGAATAATCCCTTTTGATTATGGTTACCATTCTGAATACGTTGTGCCAAATCAACCATCATACTAAGTGATACATCAAAGTGATTTTGTTTCTGAACGTGAATGTAAGCTCTTGCCTTAAACATCTCACACATTTGAACAATCTCATCCCATCTACGGTCCAAATGGTCAATACTCTCAATACAATAAGTTTTGATTGTCCTTACTGATTGATGATTATCTCTTTCTCCTTCAGGTTGGTCCTTCTTTCGTTTGAAAACATATAACATATAAAAGTCACCCCGCTTTTCAAAGTTCAATAATGGCTTAATTAATTCTAAATTGTTTATCATAACTCTAAATTAAATGTAATAATATATAAGAAAGTTTATATCCAGCAAACGCACCTAATGCAGATGGAATTGGGAATACAATAAGTTGTCCGAAATCGGTAACATATTTAGGTCGATTTACAATCTTACCCATAAAAAAGTAATAAACTAAATATCCAATGAATACTGCTATATCAGTTCTAGTTGCGATAAATACAACTAACATTGCTCCTAAGAATCCAAAGATAAAGTTATCTCTAACACCTTCCCATATTTCTTGTGTGGTGCAATCTTTCCATTCCTTAATAATCTTTTTATACTTACTCATATCAATTAATTTTAAGTCAAATATACAAAAAAAAATCGATATCTCCAAAGAAATACCGATTTATTTTTAATTAATTTTAACCAGTTTTATCCGTTGTGATTATGTATATCAGATTCTTTAAAAATAAGGAATAAACCCATTGCTAATAGTATAGCTGATAGGATAATTCTATAAGGTGATTGAATCATAGCTCCATTCACACATTGTAACGAAAACAAACCAGCGGTATATATAGCTGTACTTTGTGGATACAATGCGTTGATGCGTTTAAATGTATTGGTTAACGAAAACCATAGTACACCCAATAACAATATAACTCCAACAAATATTAGTGCCGGTAGATTTAACCCAACCCCAACTGCAATAACCATAACAGTTATTAGGGATAGAAATAAAGCTAACAGGTTTCTTAGAAAAAAAGTGGTACCACTAATTGTACCATTGAACTGAAAATACTTTTTGATTGCGTTCATTTATTTGGATAGGAATTTATTAATGAGGTGTGGGTTTGAATCAGTAATCAAAAGATAACCAGGTTTCAAAGAAGGTTGAATTTCGTTGATGGTGGGCGACAGTTGACTCTAAAATGGTTGAATGTTGTGTATCTTTCGTTATCGTAATCGTTCATCCGCTATGTGCCTCATAGTTGGCTTGTAAGATTATATTAAGAAAACTTCATCTCCCCCATTCCCTCAATATCTTTTAGATATTCGTATTTGAATTATGAATATCTAATTCGTTTTGAAGTTTCTCAACGTGCTCTTCGTATTGTTTAATGACTGCATCACGTTCGATTACATTCATTTCCACCTCTTTTACAGATACAACACTACCATATCTTTCAGTTTGTTTACCCTCAGAAACATCCATCTTTTTTAATTCTTTGATGATTCCTTTGATTTCCGCCATTTGGAAGATTTTATCATACACCGGAGCGTTTGCTCTATGTAATCTTGCTTTCAATTGAACCAACTCATCGGTTAATTCAGCAATATCCTCTAATTTTTTCTTCACACTATATCTACGAGGATTCCCCTCTTCAATAGAGTTTTGTGTTTGTAGGATTCTATAACACTCTTTAATTTCTGCCACCAACTTATTTTTGGCTTTAAGGGCTTGCTTTACGTTCATTTTTTTATGATTTTATTTATTGGTTTCTATACATTTTTACAAAATCCTCCAAATCGGATTGAACTTTGTTAATCCTATCGAATGCGGCTTTAACCTCCACACCTGATACAATCTTATCTCTGAATTTATTTTCTAATTCATCAATTGTTCTTTTTAATAATTCGATTTGAGATATTGTAAACTTTACTTCATCTGTTGATATCTTATTAACTCTATTAATCTCACCATCTATACGTTGATTAACTAACCTATCTCTGGATGATATTTCCCTATCCAATTCATCAATTAAATCCTCCAATTGGTTGATTTCTTTTTGTAATTTTCTACCTTTATAAAAGCTAAAACCAAATAGACCTATTGAAAATCCAAAACTCAGTAAAATTAAATTTGTGTAATCCATGCTATCTTAAATTAAATTATTAATATTTTGCGGAAAGAGTAGGATTCGAACCCACGATACCTTTCAGTATGCCGGTTTTCAAGACCGGTGCAATCGACCAACTCTGCCATCTTTCCTCTTTTGTAGTCCCACCGGGAATCGAACCCGACTTTTCAGGATGAAAACCTGATGACCTAACCGATAGTCGATAGGACCATATAAATGTGAGCCAAACTTATGTACTTAGTGGGTGTACTCCGTTTATACTACTCTCACATTCAAATCAGTAGTGTGATGTTAATGGTTGAAAGATATTTACCTTCCTTTCGGCCTACCATCGTGGCCCATGCGTTTGTGGAGCGAATAGCAGGAATCGAACCTGCATCTCCAACTTGGAAGGATGGAGTAATAAGCCATTATACGATATTCGCTTATATACGATGAGAATACTCGTTTTAATGAACCAGCTTTATAAGGGTTATTGGTTGCCTTAATTTCCACTTCCTTTTGAGAAGTACCAATTCAATGTGGGTAAGTAATGTCCTACCACTCATAAAGTTACAAACTACTCTCTTTGTAGTCCACCTCTTCGAATCTGCCGACCCGATTAACACCTCGCGATGCTAGAAGTTTTTCGAAAGAATCACATTTCCCTTGAGAGGATTTGTGGCAGGGAACAGCTCCCTACTATGTACACACCTTTCGTCTGCAACTGGTAACCTCTTTCTCTAGTTTGTTTTTTGATTTTGCGTCAATAGGCAAATTGAGTTTTGGTTTGTAGATAAATTCAAGTAGTGGATTACCACTAGCTCCGCCCCATTTTGAAGAACGGAATACTATACTACTCGATACGTTATCTCTAACGTCATACTTTAAGATTACTTCAGTACCCACTCTTTGGTGAGAGGTAGGTAAGGATGATAACAACACCACTTGTACTTCATCATACCTTTCGGTTTTAAGTAACCTTTAATATTGAATCACGCAATGATAAGGAGAGATTAAGTCCTCACTTCTTGCATTAATTCTATGGGTTATTTTTATTGGTGTTCCCACCTCAAC